GGGCTGCGTCCCGGATCGAATCGAGCCTGGCCCATGCCATCACGGACGCCCTGACGCCGCGCGCTGAAAAGCTCGAGGCCGTGATGGGGCATCGATGAAGAAAGTAACTGGCTATCTGTTCGATCTGACGGTGCTCGGACTGCTGGGCGTTGTCATCGTGTATCCGTGCGCGGTCTACATCTGGAAGAATCTGCTGTGAAAACCATCATGAGATTCGATTCTCCGGCGCTCCTGCCCGACGACTGGCATGGCGCCACCGTCCGCGAGTGGTCAGAGCGGGACGGCAGGATCGAGTACGCCGTCCATTGGCTCAAAAACCGGAACGGCGAGGAAGAGTTCCACGACGGCGTCTATACACTGTCGATCGAACGTGCCCTCGAGGTCTTCCACGATCGCGCGAAGTACCTGGTGAACCGTATCGTGGTCACCGAGAACGATCATGTCCCTCACTGAAGAACAGATTCAGGCGATTCGGGCGCAGGTCGTGCTCGACAAACAGATCGACGACGCGATGTGCGAGATCGTCCAAAACCTGATCAACGAGCGGAACGGATGGATCTGGACCGTTCAGGCATTCAACATCGTCAAGGCCTTCCGGAAAGCCGGATGGACACCACCGAAGGAGGTTCCCAGTGGGAACTGATTATTTCAGCCAGAGCCACTACGTGATCGACCCGGATACGGTCGAGAAAGAAGCGTCTACACCCTGGAAGCTGTTCATGGGTGAGGTCGCAAACATCGCGAAGGACATCGGATCGTCTCCGGACGGCGTCCTTGCCAATTTTGTCCAGGTTCACGATAGCGGATACGACATGGGCGAGCTTTCGGAGAACCAACTCGACTTGCTCGAGTCACTCTACAAAGAGCTGACCGACGAGTTCAAGGCCAAGACCGGCATGGGCCTCTACGCCGGATACGTCGGCGAGGGCCTGCGTGGATCGGATCTGCACGACGAAGTGTTTTGGGGTCTCGACGACGTCATGACCAAGACCAAGGCCGCGATCGCATTTGAAAAGAAATACAAAACGACGCTGACCCTGAGCGTCCATCAGGACTGCGGATAAAAGAGGAGCCCACCATGGGATTAGATTGGTGTTTGCGGGAGCGGTTCCTCGACGGAGCCGACCGAGACGAAGTGAATAGCCTGACCAGACAATTGCAGGCGACTGACCGGGATAGCCCGGAGTTCAAACAGCTGCGCAAGAAGTTGCAAGGCATGGCCCAGAGTCCGATGGAGGCGCTCGGCGCCCTCAGGCTCGACGCCAATAATGACGACGCCGCCATGGACGCGTTTCGGAAGATCTACGAGAACCACCGGAAGATGATCGACGAGATGTCACCGGAGGTGCGGGGCCTGCACGGCAACTACGCGGGCTACTGGAACCGTCCATTCGAGGAAGTGGTCAAGGATGCCGACGGGTCGATCATGGTCGATACGGTCCCGAAGGAGAATCTGGATCTGATTCGGCACAACCTGTGCAATCCATTCGCGACGTCTTCCGGTTTCGAAAGTTTCCGCGGCAAGCGTATCCAGTACTGCGAGATCGTCCCGAAGGACTTGGTCGACGAGGCCTTCCTGGAGCACGATCCAGAGCAGATGTTGGACTACGCCAAGCGGCTCGACTGCCTGATCGACAAAGAACTGATCAATCGCATGATGCCGAAGTACCAGCGGTACCTCGAGATCAGCGAAGATCACTTCCTTGAATCTGCGGCCAAGCCTGGCCACGAAGATGAATTCGAACTGCTGAACCAGTTGCTCTGGGACAAGCAGAGCAAATTCGGCGAGAACCTGACGGTCCACGAAGCGGTGCATTGGCTCAGATTCTGGGCTGAGCGCGGTTTCTCCATGTGGCCCTGGTACTGAGGAAAACATGACCATTAGAAATCTACAACGAGTCGAGCGTGCGCTCGAAACCCTCAGGACGAACTATGACGTCAATGAGGGCTACGACACGTGCACGACCGACCTTCTCTCCGACCTGATGCACTACTGCAACCGAGAGAAGATCGACTTCAACCGCTGTCTCGCTAGCGCCCAGAGTCACTTCAGGGCCGAGATAGACCCGTACTCCGAGGAGGAATAATGGCTAACCGCCAAGGACCCCTGACCCGTGAACAGTCGGTCAGATTTTTCGAGACGCTCAAGGCCGTCCAATGGGCAATCAACGAAGCTGACTATATCAAGCAGTGTCCAGTTTGTGGTGGGCGCCGCCCGACCGCCGAGACCCGTGCTATGGAAAAAGCCGGCGATGGTCGCATCGGGCACGCCGAGGACTGCGCCATGAAAGAAGCGGTCCTGATCGCCAAGCAGCATTTGATGGAGGTCGATAAGGACGAGGCCCGAGGGATGCTCGGACGATTCTTTCGCGCCATCACGTTCGGCCTCTTTCCGGACTGATCATGTTTACCCACAACGAACTGTTCGTGACCGAGGATGGACATCTCGCATACGGGACTGACGGCAGCTTCCGGATCATTGCGATGCCGGACTCCGAGCTGGACCGCGCGTTGTTCGAGCGGATCTGCGATTGTTTCGAAGCCTGCGACGACATCCCGAATCCGGTCGACGGCATTACGGCCGCCATCCAGGCGCTTCAGGCTGCGAGGCCGTTCTTGTCTGCACACCTGCACGCCCTTCACCGTGATGGACATCATTACGGGACAACGGAAGGGCTTCTGGGGTGCGTCAGGGACGCACTCGCATTACTCGAGGGACGAAGGGTCCAACAATGAATATTTTCGTGATCTACGAAGTTCGGTTCGAATACGACGAAGACTCCGATCACTACAATTCCTGCGGCATCCAGTGCCTGCGCAACGGGTACCGATCCGAGCAGGCCGCTCGCGAGGCTTGCCGACAGCTCAATCGGTCTGCCTGCGCCGACTCGGACAACGATCCGTGGTCCTACGGGCCCGACGATCCGTTCGAATCCATGGAGCTCGACGAGTTGCGGCAAGCATCCGGGATCAATGACCTGGATGACCGCAATGAGCTGAAGGACCACTGGGGCGAGCTGTCCAGCGAGACACGTCAGCGCCTGTGGGAGCTCTCGGAAGCAAACGAGAACAAGTTCTTCGAGGTCGAAGAGATCGAAGTTCCGGATTGCCAAGTCCGCGAGCCGGCGGTGGCACGATGAAGATCTACTCGGTGTGCGAGATGGGATTCGAGACCGACGAGGACAACGAGAACCACCATCTTCCGACTGGTGATGTGCTCAGGATCGTCGAATCGTATCGGTCCGAAGCGGCAGCCACGGCGAAGCGCGAGGTTCTGAACATGCAGGACTGCAGCGACGCTACCTTCAACCCGTGGGATTACGGCGACTGTGATCCCTTCGATGGCGTCTCGATAGAGACGATTCAGGCCCACGAGGGATGCGAAGACGTTGATGACATCGCTACCCTGGAAGGGATCTGGGACACCCTCAACGACGACGTCAGGCAGCAGCTGTGGCTGTTATCCGGTTGCGACCATGAGGTGTTCTACAGCGTCAAGTCGAACGAACTGGTGGATTGCCAAATCCGCGAGCCCCAGGAAGCGTCATGACCCTACAGCCGCGCCTAAATCCAACGGTCGTGCAAGGCGAGATCAGGGTCAACCCCGGTTGCTACTGCCGAAACATCGGCACGAAAGTCCAAGAGTGGACGTTCGACCTGGTGGCCAAATGGCCTGAGATTGACGGGTACGGATCCGGTGCCGGATCCCACGAGGTCTACCTTGGCGCCGGCCGCGGCACTCTCTACCCGGATAAATCCAAGGCGGGCGAGCCGACGTGGATTGCGTTCCGACTCCCGAAAGGCTGGAGCATCTTGAGCGCCAAGGTCTCCAAATACACGTGCTCGATCTTGGTCGGACTCGATTCCCACAAGGCATGGAAACCGAGGAAATGGAAGCCGGGCAAAACCGAAGCCGAGATCATCGAGGACGAGATCAAGGCATGCCGCAAAGAGCGGAAAGAAAGACAGGCCAAATGGCCAAGAAGCTGAAGAAACAGAAGTACGTGGTGACCGTCGAGGAAGTCACGTACCGGGACGTGACCGTCATGGCCCCGAGTGCCAAGGCTGCCGCCGAGATGGTGGAAGCCGAACACTGCTCCGAATCAAATGAAGGTCATGTCACCTGCGTGACCAATCAGAAGACCGGCGAGGAAGTCTGGCCGGACCTCGATGACTTCGAGGAGGAGGGCGAGGATGAGGACGAAGAGTAAGACAAAGCGGAACCGGAATCGGCTCAAGGAATTCTCGGTAGACGTGCGGGTCACGCACGCGGAGACGCGTGTCGTTAAAGCGCACAACATCCGTGAGGCCGAATTGAGGGCCACCGATCAAGACGGCGAGTACTGGCAGGACTGCTATGCTTGCCGGGTCATCATCGACGAAGTCCGGACCCCAAAAGGCAAAGTTTTGTGGCAGAGGAGCCCCTGATGGACCTCCAAGAAATGTTCGACCGCGTCGTTACCCACTTGTTAACCCAGAATGCGCGATCGAGTCATTTTCTCAAAACCGGAGAACAGTGCCTGTACCGCGGCCCCGAAGGGCGCATGTGTGCGATCGGGTGCCTGATCCCGGACGAGATCTACAATCCGGAGATGGAAGTCGGATTCGAAGACCTGCTCGAGCGCCCGGCTATCAAGGAGCTATTCCCGACGAGGAAGCACGAATGCCTCGGGCTCAGGCTTCAGATGATCCACGATCGTGACGAGCCGTCAGAGTGGCGACACAGCCTCCAGCAGACCGCTACCAAATACGAGCTGGCGTTCAATCCGCCCGCGGAGTCTTGACATGCCGGGGAAGAAGCTGGGGAGACGCGACCGCTCAGGCCGGCTGGTAAGACCAGCGGTCGGTCAGGAAATCACCGCGTACTTCCGGGACGGTTTTGGCACCAAGACATTGGTCGAGTGGCACCGCGGCACCGCGTTCTTCCATGACGGGTATAGCCTGTTGTGGAACTCGTGGGTCGGATTCCTGCTCTGGCAGCCATGAAGGAACCGCGAAGAAGCCGCCGGTCCCTTGCGGGGCCGGCGTAGCTTCTTTTTAGGTATCACATGATCTTGGCCTGGGCCATTTGGCGGCCATTATCATTACAATACATTTGACTACTGGATAATATCTGTACGGTTACGAGACCGTACCAGCAAGGCCCCCTCTACTTCCAGATCTTCGCTCATGCACGTAGGCCCGTCCTTGCTCGGGTCCGACTGAAAGGCTCCCCAAGATGGCCGTCACCAATGTCCACGTACTCAACGTCGGCGACGTGAGTTACAACCTTTTCAACGTCTCGCACTGGTCGTACCCGGCCGGTACCAGCGGCGCCACCGTCCGGATCGCGATGGTCGGTCAGGACGCGGCCCAAGTCGAGATCGCGCGGACGACTTTCGAGACCGCCATGACGGCCCACCTGCTGGCCCTCGACGACTAACCAGAATGGACTCCTTCTGGCACTTCGCTTCCGAGCACTACTTCATCGCGCTCCTGATGGTCTGGGCTGTCTGCGAGGCCGCGGTCGGGGTGGCCAAGTACGCCTTCGGGCGTGACCGTAAGGGCCCCAAGTGAGCCCTCTCCGCGTGGAGAATCGGTACCTGGCCGTCGCCAGCCCCGAGATCCCGACGACCGTTCGGTACCTGCTCTACCGGCTCCAAGAGGTCTGGCCGACCATGCAGGCCTACGGGGAAGACCAGGATTCGTACACCTACAAGTGCCGGTGCGTGCCGGCCGCCCTCCGGATCTACTGCTCCGAGCAGGACGTAGTGGGCGAGATCCTGAACCCCACAGGCTTCCAGATCTTCGACATCGAAGTCGGTCCCCAACATATCCGCTTTTCCTACCAGAACCCCGATTGCTTACCCGCAATCCAGCACCTGACCGGCGATCCGATCTGGGGCCCTGACTACGTCGACCGCGTGTCGACCGAACAGCCCCAGAAGGCCAAGACGGCTGTGGTGCCGCAACTCCCCACGCAAGCAGAGGCTAAATGAGCGCCAAACCGCAACCATCCACCAATGATCAGATCGACTGGGAAGCCCTCTTCAGGGACGAGTCGCTGAGCTACAGCCAGATCGCCAAGAAGACGGGCCGCAAGCGCAGCACTGTGATTCGCAAGGCGTCAGAGCTGCACCTGCGCTACGTCCGTTCCGGCCGCCAAGGCCCGAACCAGAAGGCCGATCCGGAGCTGGGTCGGATGGTCACCCAGATGAAGCGCGAAGGCTACTCGAATCAGGAGATTGCGGCCAAGACCGGCATGTCCCTGACCAGCATCACCCACGCTCACGACCGGTACGGCGCCCGGAAGATCAAGCGGTCCTACTGATGATGCCCGTCATCGGTCGTGCTTTCCTGTTTTGGCTGTGCACGTCCTGGAACATCTACTGGACGGTCTTGTTCGTCAGCTCGGCACTCAAGTGCCAGTACGCTGGCTGCCAGCTCATGTACTGGGCCGGGGCTATTCTGTGCACCGGGCTACTGGGCGTGACCGGAATGGTCGCGATCGACGCGACCCGAGACGCACTCCGAACCACGAAGCCCAAGAGGCGCCGATGACGGTCAGTCGTTTCCTGGCCGCCCTGGTGCTACTCCCGCTCGCCGGCGTGACCGCGCTCCTCTTGATCCCGATCTCGATCGGGCAGGCCCTGAACGACGCGGCCAAATCTTACGAGGTCGATCGATCCAGCATCTCGGTCGAGATCATGCGTCGCACCCTCGAGTTCCTGTTCGGAGACCACAAGTGCAGAAAGTGACCGATCGGCTCGGTTTCGCCCTCATGGCATCGGTCGGGGCCGCAGTCCCGTTGATCCTGCTCTATCTGATGGTCCACACGCGCCTGACCGGCTATCAGGCCGACGGCTTCTGGGGCGGCGCGGTCACGATGGCAGGCCTGGGGTGCTTCGGGCTCTACTGGGTCGTGCACCACCTGAGTGAAGCCTGGAAGGCATGGCGCGCATGAGCACCGTCGACCTGATCAATTACTACATCGCGACCCTGATCCTGACGTTCTTGGCGATCAGCTTCGGACGCGCGTTCTTTGAGATGTGGTGGTTCAGAAAGAGCAAATGAGCAAACCGGAAGTCACGGTATTCAAGGATTCGGTCAAGTGGTCGGACGATTCGTCGGTCCACACCAGGACCGTCCATGTCTCCTCGGACGAGGGATTCGCGACCTTCCAGGTCGTGCCCTGGATTGGTTCGCTCGACATCCGGTACAACGGCCGCGAAATCAACATCGACGCGTTCGCGATCCCGGCACTCATCGACGCTCTCAAGGCCGCGGTCAGGGAAACCAAGCGATGAGACAACTCCTTGCGTGGCTCGGCGTGATCGGTTCGGTCGTGGGCGCAATCTGGCTGATCAGCTGGCTCGGCACCACCGAGGTGTGGCCGTATACCAGAACGGTCATCCTGTGGGCCGTCATCACGGTCCTGATCTACACGGTCACGTACCTGATTCTCGACTGCTGCAAGATCGACCTGTGGGAACAGATCCGGCGGTTCCTGGATTGGACCGCGGAGGCCGAGTGGGATATCCAAGCGCACGACACTCCGACCAGAGCACGGTTGAAGCTCCTGTACTTGGTGCCGGTCACGCTGGCGTTTCTACCGGTCTGGCTGGTCCTGATCTGCTGCCGCGAGGCGTACGTGTACTTATCCGCGACGGTTCAGGACACCTGGACCGTCCTCCTGAAAGGCAAACTATGAGCTGGGGCGAAAAACCACCCGGACAGGACGACTACCAGGTCGCTGTCGAACGCATCATCATCTCCACTAATTCGGTCTCCGGCCGCGCCGAGATCGAGGTCAAGAACGCGGATGGAACCACCACCAAGGTTGACCCGCGCCGTTTGGTCCACTGGGTCGACCAAGGGATGCCATGAAGTTCCCTTCGTTCCGGATCGCCAGAACGGATTCGCGTCTGGTCGCCTCCTTGAAGCTCCTGTACTTGCTGCCGATCGCCGGGCTCGTGATTGTGCCGTTGATCGCGGTCTACGAATTCGCTGTGTCGCTCGTCGAAGGCATGACGCGCGTGGTCAAGACCGCCATTGATGTGTGGGGTGGTCGCCAGTACCGGACCAAAAGCCGGCGCTGAGGTTGACGTGAACGTCGCGCTCGGATTCGCCAAACAACCAGAGCCGGTGCCTACCTACGGCGCCATCTTGCGTTCTGCCCAGCAGAACAAGCTCCATGCGACCGTTCTGGACGGCATCCGGTTCAGCCAAGACGAGTACCTGCAGGACATCCTGCTGATGAGCGTGGTCGACACCCATGAGCCGGTTCAGGCCATGATGCACGTCGCCCACATCGAATCCCCGACCCACCTGGCCATGTTGGCTCGAGCTCTCAAAGAGCAGAGCCGGTGAAGAAGCCTCCGTGCCAGCGCGGCTACGGAGACTTCGGTGGCGCCCGCAAACGTGCGCGATCCTGTGATCGCACCTGGACCGCGAAGAACCGACTGAAGCGGAAGAATCGGCATGCCCAGCGGGACCGGGACGACCGCTAGGCCAATTACACAATAGGCTTGACTATACCTGTTATATTGTCATAACAGGGGTCCGAAGGAGCTCCCTGATGTTCAGCATCGTGACCGATCTGTTTGCCTACATGGCCCGCGGCTACCGCAATTTCATGACCTACCACGAGGGCCAGGAATTGATCCGTCGGCAGACTCGGTCGGCCAAGCTCCAATACGAGCGCGCCAAGTTCTACATGATCCCCGAGGACGGTAACGGCGGCCACCCGGCCCAAGAGATCCAGGTGTTCGACGATAAGCGCGAAGGCTGCTACCCGATTGCAACGCACGGAACCGCAGCCGAGAAGGCCGAGGCCGATGTGCCCGACGCTGCCGTGACTTCGAAGCGAGTCCGCAAGGAGCGCGTCGCCCGCGCCCGCAAACAAGCAGGAGCCGCTGGCGCACACCAGAATCCGGATGTGTACGTGACTCCGTCTCGTGGCGTAGCCAAGAAGACCAAGTGACCAATCACGTCGGGGTCTTCCGACTCAACCGAATCGCTGCCGACGGCGAGCCCGTGATCGACACTGCCGAGTTCAGCGAGGACCGTCTGTATCGGTACCTGCTGACGCGCGATCTCCGGGACAACCCGAAGGCGCCCAAGAAGGCCGACTTCCCGTGCTTGTTCATCATGCTCAACCCGAGCACCGCGGACGCGGCCACGAATGATCCCACGATCCGCCGGTGCATCCGGTTCGCGACCGATTGGGGCTGCAATCGCCTGACCGTCGTGAACCTGTTTGCCAAGCGGGCGACGAATCCCAAGAATCTGTACGGCACCCTCTTCGATCCGATCGGTCCCGAAAACGATCACTTCATCAAGACCCAGTGCATCGAGCACGTGAACGGTATCCGGGTCGCCGCGTGGGGCGCTCAGGAGATTGCTCAGTACCGTGGCCGTGTCGTATCGCGACAGCACAACCTATTGTGCTTGGGGACGACCAAGAACGGCTCGCCCAAGCACCCACTGTACGTGAAGGCGAACGCATCGCTGGTGCCGTTCGAGTACCCGTAATCCCGTGCGTAACGAAGGCACCCAGATCTGTCTGGTGAATCCGCGCCGTCAGCTCCTGGTGAGCCGGCGCGCGTCGACCCTTCGGGAGTTTCCCGGGTACGTCCAGTTTCCGGGCGGCCGACTCGAAGCCGGTGAATCCAAGTACGACGGGGCACGGCGTGAGCTCGACGAAGAGCTCGGGATCCTAAACATCCACACATTCGGGCCCTGGATCGATCTGTTCAGCAACACGTTCAATCCGCCCGGCCGCGAGCCGTACGTGCTCCACAGTTTCGTGCTCCTGGTTCCGACGCTGGTGTGGCCGTACCCGAATCCGGAACCCGAGAAGTGCTCGGACTGGTATTGGGCCGACTGGCTGTGGCTCGTGTACCAGCCTGACCTGATGGACGGCATGAAGGAAACGCTCGACTGGCTCACGACCGAGTATTGGGAAGACCCGTGATCCCGATGGCGTATTGGGAAGCGCTCTTGGCGTCCGGCTGGAAACCGATCTGGCCTGACGAGACCGAGCACGCGGTGTTGGTCGAGTGGGCGCCGGGTTATGAGCTCACCTACCGGTACCACGAGGAAGAGCTCGGATACGTCGACCTCAGCACGATGTTCGACGTGCACGCCGGCCTCGAATACATCGCTCCCTTCACGGTGCGCGGCAAGCCGGCCCCGTTCCGCCTCACGCTCAAGTATGGGCCAAGGATCTGACATGAAAGTTCATCGCATCGGTAACAAGCTGTTCGTGAAAGTCGGGACCGTGAGCCGCGGCCACCTCCGGTACCGCAAAGGTGACCGAGTTCGCCACAAGACCCTCGGGGACGGAACCGTAGTCGGCGCCGTCACTGGCGACTTCATGGGATCCCGCGTCGCGGTGAACTTCGACGGCTCTGGCGAGAAGGAGCTGTTGCTCGACTTCTGCGTCGGCCGGATCCGCAAGCTTCCGAGGAAGCGGAAGTGAAGAAGCGGGACACGTTCGAGGCCCCGCTGGATTTTGCGCGGCTGCGCGAAGCGGCCTCGCCGTACCCCAAGAAGAAGTGGGATCACCAGAGCATCTTCCTGAGCCCGCTGCACCTGCACTGGCCGTACTCGGACAAGACCATCTACGAGGGTGGACTCTACGGGACCGTGGATCTCAAGAAGATCCCGCGTCGTCTGAAGAGTAGCCGGCTGTCGCGCGATCAGTTGATCGCCGCAATCTTCAGCGAGGTCGGGCAGGCGATGTATTACCCGACGATCTACCATCCAGAGCAGGGATTCGAGCACCAGGCGATCGAGGCGTTCTCGATGTGGCACCTGATCCACTCAGGCTGGTCCATGTGGCAGGATCCCGAGAAGATTCCGAAGCCCTGGAAGAAGACAGCGCTCGCGGACGCCAAACGCTCGAACGCCGAGAGCCGGAAACGCTTCAAGCACAACCCAGGTGTGCACTGGATGGGCAAGGATGACGTCCAGGGCCTCGCCGATCACTACGTGGATTACTGGCCCAAGTACGGCCGCCACGTTGTCCTGAATCCCCCTATCACCCAGATGAAGCGAGCCGAACTCGAAGCGATCTACGTGATCGTGTGCGACTCGTTCGAGAACCAATGCTGACATCGAAAGACATTATCACCAAGACGCTCGCGAGTTGGACCTGCGGGGACCGGAAGCTGCTGGACGAAGAGAAGTGCGGCGATCGCGCGAACCAGATCCTGCAGGCCCTCGACGAGGCCGGATACTCGGTCTACTCGGAGGCCATGGTGACCGACATGTGCGCCGATGCACGTGAAGCCGGTTACTACGATGGCGTCGAATCAACCCGAGAGGACGACTAATGGACAGCCCCAAACTGATCATCCACCAGGTCATGACCAACTACATCGCCGGCGATATGGCGCAGCATATCGTGGACGCCCTCGAGAACGCCGGATATCGGATCATGTCGCCTCAGGAGATCCGGGCCATCAAGGACAACCACATGGCGATCATCGCGGGCCAGGTATACCCGCGCCGGCCGGATCGCGAATGAGCGAAGCTCAATACTTCGCCTGTCCGCCGCTGGGCGATCGGCTCGGTCGCGAAATGTCGGAGATAAGCCCCGACTGCTTCGCGATCGACACTGCTGAGTCCTACCTGACGAGCCGCGACATCCTGGCGCTCCGGGATTACTACGAGGCCATGGAGGTCCGAGTGTTCACTGGTCTCAACGTGCACATCGTGCATCCCACCAAGAACATCCCGAAGTTCCGAACATGATCGTCTGCACCCTCTCGCAAGTACCGCCAGACCACGGCATCGTGTGGTCGGTCCAAAATACGTACGTGACCACGCCCGCGGACGGCGCGACGGTCCCGTTGCCGGCCGGCCTGATGCTCGAGATCGTCCGTCCAGACGGACACCAGATGTCAGTGAAGGTCGTGGGCCCGAACTGGCACACGTATCGGATGATCGAATTCCGAGATCCCGATAACGCGTGGGTCGCCTACTGAGCGCCGCGTCCATAAGCCCTGTGCCGTCAAGTGGAAATCCACTCGATCGAGACAATACGGTTGACTGGCAGTTAAATCTGGTACAGTCAGGGCTCACAAAGGAGTGTTCCGACTATGAATAGTCGTCTCATCACAAGTATCTTGACCGCTGTGTTCATCGGTTTGGGCGTGCTGCACAATCAGTGCTACATCGCCTGTCATCCGTTGATCGCCAGCGTGGCAATCCTGGCGTTCGCGCTGACGGCTGCCCCGCTGACCATGTGGGCGGCCAAGAAGGTTCGTGAGCTCATCGGCTCCGTCACCGACCTGTCGCCCAAGGGCGTCATCGGCTGGACCGTTGGTCTCGTGAACGATTTGGCGCCCATGGTGGGCGCGGCTGCCATCGCGACGTTGGTCGTTGGCGTGGCCGCGAACGTGACTGGCTACGCAGCCAGCCCGTTCGTCCGTGATCTAGCGATTGGTGTGCTCACGCTCTTGTCGGTTTCGGCCGCCAAGGACGCGATCAAAACCATCAAGCGCTAATCAGGAGACCCGGGGCCCTGCGCGGATTGCCGCCTGGGCCCCGGTCTTATTTCCGGAGGTTCTGTGGCCAGACTGGTCGAGTGCATGCGCAAGAAACGCTTCGCCGACTCCGCGGCAGCCGTGGATGCGTGCCGACAAATTCTTTCCAAACCTAGCCGCGACGTCTCGAAGCTTCGCGTTTATGAGTGTCGGTTCTGCAAGGGCTGGCACATGACAAGCAAGGCGTGATTCCATGAAGCCCACAACGTACCGCAACATTCGCTGGTTTCTGATCGGCATCATCGGGATCTCGGTGTGGAAGCTCACCTGGTACGCGCGCGACACCGGGATCTACGTTGGTGACTCGAGAGTCCGAGTCGAGGCCGCGATGGTCGGTGCTGGACACCGCGACATTTTCGGCCCCCTCGACGAGAACGGTGAATGCCGCTGGGTGTGGACCCCGGATCCGTGGTGGGCGAAGTTCATGAAGGATCACTACGGCGACTACCAGCAGCGCCTCAAAGGGATGATGGATGACTGAGCAGCAAGATGCCGACGCGCTCAGAACCATGCTGGTTCGTGCGCTGAAGTCCCAAGACTGGGGCGACATGGCGTTCGCGCTGTGCGCGGCGCACCGGTTGCTCAGCAATGGCGCCGGCGCGATGGACACGTTGTCCGCGGTCGTGCGCGAGACATACGAGACCGAAGTATACAACCACGACGTTTGTCCGGCGTGCGGTCAATACGAGATCAAGCTAGGACACTGCGGATCGTGCGACGGCACTGAGCCGAAGGTCGAGTACTGCAATGAGTGCTCCGGAAGCGGCGAGGTTCGGAGCAGGTGGATGCCGTACGACATGCGTGCATGCCGGGACTGCGACGGGACCGGTTTGGTCAATAAGACCAAGACTTCCGGTTTCTACACAGACAAACCGACCAGTATTGAGCCGACCAAGACCGATTGGAACCCCTACTGCGGCGGCTCGTATTCCGAGCCAACGAACCCAAACGAGTAATGCTTCGGGTTCTCCAGTATCCTGATCCCCTCCTGTTAAAACCGACCGCCGAAGTCACGGCGTTCGACGACGATCTCCGTACACTCATAGACGACATGATTCACACGATGGACGCCTATGGGGCCATCGGGCTCGCCGCCAACCAGGTCGGCGATCCGCGCCGCGTTTGTGTGACGCGACACAAAAGTTTTCGCTCAGGTCTCAGCTGCATCTGGGTGAACCCACGGATCACCAAGCGCGACGGCAAGCACTCAGGCCCAGAGGGATGCCTGAGTTTCCCCGGCGTGGAGCTCGAGGTCCCGCGGTCGGCCGCGATCGTAGTGGAGTACCAGGATCACCTCGGGAACCATAAAGGCGAGTCACTCGCGGCGTCCCAAACCTTCACCGCGATCATTTTGCAGCATGAGATCGATCACCTGGACGGAGCTGTATTTATCGACCGGCTTTTTGGTTAGTGACTCAAGCGAGCTCGACAGGGCATAGAATCAACTAGCGCCGATCAGAGCCGTAATAAGTTTGGGCCTCGTTTTACGGCAAAGGATGAGCTCGCTATGGTTCCTGAGAAGGTCGGCTTCGCTGAGTGGTTCGATTTCCTGAAGGGCGAACTGGTCGCCAGGCGGGTCGTTCGGGACCGAGTCGAGATCGAAGCCATGCTAAGCCCCATCGACGTCTTTGGTTACTACCGGTCTGGCCTCACCATCGAGGCCGCGGCGGATCGGCTCATGAAATCGCCGAGGTTTCAGCCCTGCGACGAGCGTGAACCGGAGTCGAAGCGGTACCTGAAGGACCCCGGCGGGTACCAGCCCGGCGACGCCAGCTCGTGGAAGAGACCGACCACCTCGAGGCGCCGCAAGACTCCGACGCCACCGGACGAATCGTAACAATCCGGTTGACTCAGTAAGGCCATTTGTACAGTGGTGCGGATGCGCACCTACCTGACTGTTTTGCTCGGCCTGGTCACCAGCGCGGGCGTTACCTTCCTGGCACTGTCCCGCGGCGTCACGTACGGGACCACCATGGTCGCCGCGATCCTGACCGGTCTCGGTGTGGCCCTCCTGGTCGACACCCTCGCTTACCTACGCGGGGAACGATGAACCGGATCTGGTTCGTCCTGATCCCGTTCGTGGTCGGAACCGCCGTTGGAACCATCGCGACCCGTCTGACTGGTGTGAGCCTGTTCGGGTTGGTGTTCGGCGCCCTCGCGTGCGTCGTGACCGTGCGGCTCATGGAAGGCGAGGACCGATGACCTCACTGTTCCGGCTCGGCCTCGCCGGGCTCTTGTGTTACTACGCGGTCCAATGTCTCCCCAACGCGGGCGGGTACGCGGTCGCCGCGGGCTTCTGCGCCGGTGTGCTCGTGATGGCGTGCGTGGCCGACTGGACTGAGCCGAAGGACCCGAAATGAAGTTAACCGAGTTCGCGGAAGTTATCGACGAGACCTTGCTCATTACGTTCAGCCCGTCTTGCCAAACCTGGCAGGCGCGGTTCGAAGACAGCTCACTCAAAAACGACGCGCAGGACCCGTTCCTCCGGGGTGAGTTCGGGACCGGAGCGAATCCGCAAGCCGCGCTTGCGGATTACGTCCAGAAGATCCGCGGCCGTATCCTGATCTTCGACAGCGCAGACGAGCGCGCGAAATTCAACGTTCCCAAGACCCTGGAGGTCTGATGCCGCAGGCGACCCTGACCTTCAACCTTCCAGACGACTCCATCGAGCATCTCCAGGCTGTTCACGCCGGCGCCGCGTTCGCGGCCCTCCATGAACTCGACCAAGAGATGCGACTCATCTACAAGCACGGGACACAGGACTCCATCGAAGACGTGATGGAGCGACTCCGCCGCATCATCTCCCAAGTCACCTGGATGACTGAACAATGAACCTCTACTACTGCACCGAAGCCCTCAAAGGCACCTGGAAGTTTCCGAACGAAGCCGGTTGGTACCTCGAGGACCCGGATGACGGAAAGCTCTATGGGCCGGGCGTGTTCGAAGAGAACGCGATCGAGATGTGGACTAAGGCGACCGGCAAGAAGCCGCCGACGGAGAAGGCGTGAAGCGCGACTATTCCGACGCGTGGGATCGAGACCACGGATGTCGCTGTCCTCGCTGTGGGCAGCACGTGCATGGTGCCCGTGTGGTCGAGATCGAGACGGGCCAGCCGGTCGACACCTCCGAGCCGCCTCCGCTCTCGCCGGAATCGATGCAGCAGATGTTCGATCGGGTCCGCGCCGAGATGGGACTCAAATAATGCCCCTTCTGTTCGCGGCCATCGGGATCGCGGTCTTGATGCGCCACTCGCCCACCTGGGGCTGCATCGTGGGCGGACTGTTCGTGCTGGGGTTCGTGATCGCCATCATTGGTGAGGCGAAGGACCGCCGTGGCCGACGCTGAATTCCGCTGGGCCTGGTGCCCGACGTGCGAGTGCTACATGGTCCGCTGCCCGAAGTGCGGGATGAACTCGTGCTCGGGCGGATCCGGGACGCTGCCGGATGGCAGCAAGTGCGATATGTGCAAGGCCACCCATGCTTACGATGTTGCCCACTACAACCCGGACCCGGGTTGGATTCCGCCCGGCATCACCGACACGGCCAAGCCAGTATTCAATGGCCACGCCGCGAACTTGTTGGCCCAGGTCGAGTTCCTGATCGAGGGCGGCGAGCTGGACCCAGATAAGACCGCGCGCCAAGTGATCAAGCTCGTGATCGAGACCGCGGTCCACCATATCGAAGACAGTTCTGTCACGTACGCCGAAGGCGCGATCGAACAGATCCAATCCCTCCTGCCGGAGAACATTCTGAAATGAACAAGCCAGCCGAACAGAACTACAACGTCATCAAAGCCGACGGGTCTCCGATCTATTGCTGGACCAAAGGGGTCGAGCTCGAGGACGCGGCGCGCCAGCAGTTGCTGAACATCGCCAAGATGCCGTTCATCCACAACCATGTGGCCGTCATGCCTGACGTCCACATGGGCATGGGCGCGACCGTCGGGTCCGTGATCCCGACGCTCGGCGCCATTATCCCGGCCGCAGTCGGTGTCGACATCGGGTGCGGCATGATTGCGAACCGGACTACCCTGACCGCCAAGGATCTCCCTGATAACCTGCGGTACATCAGAGAAGCGATCGAGAAGGCGGTCCCGCACGGCCGCACCGACAACGGCGGTCCCAACGATCGCGGCGCATTCGGGAATCCATCTGGTCGTGCCCAGTACTTGTGGGACAACCACCTTGCCTCCGGGTACAAGACGCTGTGCGAGCGCCACCCGAAGCTCGATCGCGGGAACTCGCTGAACCACCTGGGCACGCTCGGGACCGGCAACCACTTCATCGAGATCTGCCTCGATGAAGAGCAGCGCGTGTGGATCATGCTCCACTCGGGCTCGCGCGGAGTCGGGAACCGATTCGGTCAGTACTTCATCGAACTGGCCAAAGAGGACATGCGGCGCTTCTTCATCAATCTCCCGGACCAGGACCTCGCTTATTTTCCGGAGGAGACGGAGCACTTCGCCGACTACTGGGCCGCGGTCATGTGGGCCCAGGACTATGCACGGCTCAATCGCGAGCTGATGCTCGAGAACGTCCACTACGCCCTCGAGGGCATCCTGCCGTTCTTCGAGATCCGCGAAGAAGCCGTGAACTGTCACCACAACTACGTCGCCCGCGAGGCCCACTACGGCAAGAACGTGTTCGTCACCCGCAAGGGTGCGGTCCGAGCCAGAGAAGGAGATCTCGGAATCATCCCGGGCTCGATGGGTGCGCGCTCCTACATCGTGCGCGGCAAGGGTAACAAGGAATCGCTCTGCAGCTGCAGCCACGGCGCCGGTCGCCGCATGAGCAGAACGGAAGCGAAGCGTCGCTTCACCGCAGCTGACCACGCTGCCGCTACGGCCGGTGTGGAATGCCGGAAGGATGACGACGTGATCGACGAGACGCCGGCGGCCTACAAGGACATCGACGCCGTGATGGCCGCCCAGGCTGACCTGGTCGATGTCGTCCACACCCTCAAACAGGTCGTGTGCGTGAAGGGATAAGATGCCGAAGAAACGCAAACCGGTTATGGTCACAGTCGAGCGCTGGGTTGTCCTGTTCGGCGGTGAGCCGAGCACGGTGCTCTACGATGACGAAGAATCAGCACAGTGCGCCCTTGAGACCGATTTCACCACCGATGACGACGTGACCGTGGCGCGCGTCACCATGACGTACGAGAAGCCATGAAACCGAAGCGTCCCAAATACTGGTGGACCAAGATTCGTGAACCGCATCCGTGCGAGACCGTCATGTACCTCGGCGGACGAGGCGGCGCCTACGGTCCCTCGCGCGTCGAGTACCAGTGCACTCGCAAGCGCTGCAAGCGGCACCCGGTCCAGAAAGGTTAACCATGTGGCCATTCAGTAAGTCCGAGAAACAGGTGGAATCAGAGCTCCGCGAAGCCCTCGTGGCCGAACTCGATCAGAAGATCGAGGCCGTGACCGAAGACGCCGAGCCCTCCAAGACAGTCGAACAGAAAATCGAGAACTACCGGCAAGCAATGCACCGCGACTTGGTTGCCTGGGAAAGTCGACTCATAGATTTCGACGCCCCGCAGGAGTGTCAGTTCTGCGGCTGCACCGCGTTCAAGCGTACCCAAAGATCCACCTACCGCTCTATCGAGATCAATGACTACAGACGCCACTACGACCACTGGGTTGGCAACGTCTACGCACCGTCACTTTTCTACTTCGAAACTCACTGCACCGGTTGCGGCGCCGCTGGCCGCGATGAGAAGACCAAGCTGGGCGTCAAAGTAGATCTCGCCGACGTCACCGCGCGCATCTTCGACACCTGATGCGTACTCTGGTTAGTTTCCTGCTGGTGTTCTGCTGCGCGATCGCCGGTGCCGCCGAAGGCCAGCATAACGCGCCGCCGTGCGACATCCTGGATCGCCTCCACGCGATGGTCAAACAGTGCGAGAACCAGGATATGGACACGCGTGACGCCAAGGTCGCGCAGAAGATCCTGGCCGAACTCAAACGCGAATTCCCCGACATGGACGGCTGGGTTTGCCGCCGAGATCCTGTGACCGGCGAGTCCTCGTTCACGCTCATCATGCCAGACGACTACGTCTATGTGGTTCGGTACGGCGGCTTCGACCCGGTGACCCAATGGGTCGTCGTAGCGACCGGTCAGAAATACCTGATCGCATGAAGTACCGCCCCCTCTCCCCGGAAGACGCCCGTGAGCTCGAGCTGGCTCGGGCCAGACTCGAGGCCGAGTTCGCCGAGCTGGACCGGCTCAATCGCGAGCGCCGGCGACCCCGCTTCCTCAATTGGTTTTTACGTAAGTTCAGATCGTTACAATAGACTTGCCTACGCCGAGGTTGTGATACAGTTCTGGCTGTGCGGCGTATCAAAATCCCCAAGGGAGTCGCGCTGAGCGACATCCGGAAGCTCCGGTCCTGGTGGAAGTTCATCCTGCGAACCCAGCCGCCCAAACCCTATGTTCAACCTGATAAGACGAATCCGCCAACAGTTCCGTGAACGGGCCTTGTGGACCGAAGCGTTCAGGATCCTGGACTACCTGCACAAGCAGTACCCGGATGCCGACCGGGACGGCGACATGTACCAGTGCATGGACTGGCACGCCCGGAATACCCGGCTCAGTCTGATCAGACTCGCTCGCGCTCCGCTGCCCCACTGGATCCGGAAAGGCCCGAGCGATCCCGGAAGGCCCTGGAACGGATGAGCGACCACTGGGAAGAGTGCTTCTCGCTCTTGAGCTTCAAGGGCGGGATGCGGCTCCGGATCTGCGATCAGTGGTACGAGGGGCCGCCGAATCACCGACCCCACGTCGCTCACTTCAACATCGATGTCGAGCGCGACAAGATCCTGGTCGAGGGCACGGTCACTTGGGAGCCTAGGGACAAGCCGCTCGACGATTGAGCGTGTGGTTGGCCGCGTGGCTGGATCGTAACAATGGCCTTGACTGTGTGACTTGCCTGTTACAGTCTTGGGATGCCCCAATCCTACCCTACGGACGGCGAGCTCAGGCTCGCTGACCACTTCCTCGAAGCTGCGATCGAAGCACTCAGGATGGCCCGGCACTTCTCTGCCGGTTCATCGGACGTCTTACTTCACCACATGAGGCTCGCCGGAGCCAACCTGGAAATCACCAGAGAGCTCGTGGCGCGGAATCGTGAGCGCGCGAAAGCAGAGCAATGTACGACCGCGTAATCGGCACGTGCTCCATCTGCGGAGGAGCCGTTGCGGTCCCGTCGGTGTGGCATGGCGTCATCCCACCGACCCCAATCTGCCAAGGCTGTGGCGCCGTTCCGTCCACGCATGGCCCCGTGATCGACATGAAGCCGGCGCCGCCGATGCGAGTCACCACGACCAACACCGCTCAGTTCTACGACGAAGAGAAAGGTCCGCGGGTGTCGGACAAGTGAACTGGCCCGCGGAGCAGCACTACTGCCGACTCAACTTCCCCGCGCACCCAGGTTACTGGGGCCAGGCCGTGACCCACTGCGAGGAAGAGCCGAATGGAACCCTGTGGGTCCAGAATGGCGAGTTCGGGTCCCAAGTGAACTTCTGTCCCAACTGCGGCTTCGAAGCCCGCACGAAAGCAATTCCGGAAGATGCCTGAGTTCTCTGAAGCCCAATTCGTGACCGCCCCGTTGGTCATGCACTTGCCCGCGACCATGACCGAGTCCAACCAGGTCGTCCGGATGGACGGCCATTACTTCGGGCATGATGGCGAGACGTGGAGCTGGATCAGGGCGATCCCGCCGACCGTTGATTCGTCCCGGAGCAACCAGGGACCTGGCCGGCATCGTCCGGAGCTTCCCCGACAGACCAGGCCCATGAGGCTCGACGGCGTCGAAGTACAGCCAGGAGGAACGTACATCCTGCGGCACGGTGAACCGCTGGACGTCAGGTACTTCAACCCTGCACCGGGACAACAATTCCCGGTGCCGCGTAATCTCGTGGTAGAGGGCGATCTCGACCTCAGGCCGATAGCCGGGATAGCGGAGATAGGCGGAATAGACGGGACAACGGGCGCGTTCCACAACCTGAATCGCATAACCAACGTCGGAGCTCCGGAGCTGCCCGAAGACGCGGCCAACCGCTTTTTGGCTACTGACGCGGCCGGCGAGATCGGTTGGAGGACCACGGAAGAGTGGAACGCCACGAACGTTCAGGACGCCTTGGACGAACTTCGGGTTGGCGGCGGGCTCGAAACCCGCGATGGCGCTATCGGGCTCGCGCCTGAGTTCACCGCCCGCGTCGATGCTATGCAGACTGAGATCACGGAGCTGCGCCAAGAGGTCGCGCGACTCACGGCCCTGCTGACGTCGCCGGGTCCGATCATGCCTCTGCGCACCACCAACACTGCGGCCGAGCAGGCCGCTCTCGCGGAACACCTGGAGAGACAGGCCAGAGAAAATCCGCCCGAGATCCGGGTCCAAATGGATCAAGCCGAAATACGGGGCGCAGAGCGTCGACTCCGGATGGCTTACTCACCCATAGTCGCTCCTGCGGCCCCAATCATCACCGAATAGGAATCAGAATGATATTTGCCGTCCTTCATCTTCTTGCCGCTCTCGTGGTCTTCAGCCTCGCGATCGTCCACTCGTTCAACCACGTATGCGAGTTCGTCGCGAAGCTCACCGCGTTCCACGCGCTCGCGAGCTTGGGCAAAGATCCCAAGTTCCGTGTCGATGCGCAGGGCACCTGGATCATGGCGATCCTGTGGGTGCTGGCGTGGTACCTGATCAGGACTCTGTGATGTCGCGCAAAACCTACTACCCGACGCCCATGACTCTGGACGACTACCAGGACCGGGCTCTCGCGTACGACGCCGGTGGCCGAACCCAAGAAGCGAAGGTCGTGCACGTTGTTGGCCTCGGCGAAGAGGCCGGCGAAGTCTTGGGCAAGTTCAAGAAGTCATGGCGGGACGGCAACCCGATCGACGTCGTGGCGCTCTCGAAGGAACTCGGGGACGCGCTCTGGTACATCACCGCGATCGCGGACGACTACGGTCTCAAGCTCTCGGGGATCGCGCAAGACAACATCGCGAAGCTCCAAGACCGCACCGACCGCGGAACCATGCACGGCGAAGGCGACAACCGATGACAGACTACACCCACGACCGATGTCTCCCAGCTTGGAGCGGTTTCGTGTTCGCCGGAATCGGCGTGGTGCTCGGTTTCGTTTTAGCCCTGCAGCTCCGGCCGAGCGCGACCGAAAACCAACTCCGGACTGAAGCGATCAAGCGCGGCTACGCCGAATGGGTCGTGGTCGATCCGCTCACCGGCAAGACTGAGTTCCGGTGGAAAGACATCCACGCGTTGGGAGCGATTCCGGAAGTGCCGGCGATCCTGTGAAAAAGCGGAAGAAACGCTCACTGGCCGGGACCGTCGTGAACGTGCTCTCGAGCACGTTCACCCTGATCGGCTCGATCCTGAACCTGGCGATCATCGGGTTCCTGATCTACGTGATCTTCCACTTCGTGACCAAGTACTACCACGTCATCTATCGCTACTGGTGAACCATGTCTGAAGATTTCCAACACTCGGGCTTCTACGCCCAATACCCGAACATGACGCCCAGGCGGGCTGACGCACTCCCTGAGCATCCGTACGCGGGCGACGTGTACCAGGTCGGCGACACGATCTCGTTCTGGACCGGCCACGACTGGCGTCATTTCAAACCCGACCGTGAACTCGGGCACGACATCTTCTGGACCGACGACGGCTACGGGATGGGCGGCGACTACGTCAGCGTCGTAGGCTGCGGCGACAAGCTCTCGGCTGCGCTGTGGGGTTCAGACGAACTCCAGATCGTCGCGACCGACATGCGGAACCAGGAGCGGCGCGAGCAGGCGATCCGGAATGGCCAAGGGCATCTTCCGGTCACGTGCGGAACCTGCGGTGCCTCGTGCGGCACGATCGAGAAGCCCCTGATCCACAACTGCCCAGGTGCGCCCAAGATCGATTACGAGACCGTCGTGACGTCCTCCCATTGTCCGATGTATGTCGGCCCCGACGGGAAACCGCTGTTCGGCGAAAGTACCCAGGAACCCGAGACCACCGACTCCGAGCCGGAACTTCCGCCCATGAGTGCGGAAGATTACGAGGCCGTCCTGGACCTGGTTCAGGAACGCCTCCGTGAAGCCGAAACCGAGAACGGCGAACTGTCCAAAGAAAACGCAGCGCTCCGGGCCGCTCTGGTGGCCATGAATGAGAAGCTCGAAAAGCAGACCGAAGCAATCCGCGAGGGCTACTGGGACATGGTGCTCAGGAAGCAGCGCGAAGCAGAGCAGGCATGCCGCGACGCTGGGATCAACGTCTCGAGCGGTGGCGGCCCGAAGCCAGGCGAAACCTACTACGTCACGAACGGGAATGAATGAGTCGGTCGATCAGCAACTACATATTCGGCAACGGAACTGATTTCGCATCGTCGCCAGATCTTCCTAAACAGATGCGGATTCTTCGTGTCGACTATGGTCCCTACGTGGGTTCGGGTCTCGCGATCTGGTATGAATACGACTCGATGAACTGCGAGTACGCTCCCAGGCGCTTTCACATTGTGAGCGAGTATGGCCAGATTCCCGATGGCATGGTGTACCTCGGGACCGGAATCAAACCAATGGAGAACACCCAGGGCTGTTACCAGGTCGCGCACCTCTACATGGAGCCCCAGACCGAAACCGAACAGTACGGAATCGCCTTCACGGGCACCACCCGGATGCGCCAACGCGGCGTCGTGGCTGGCGCGTGAAGATCCTCTGCTTCCTCTTGAGCGTAGTGGTGATCTACGGGCTCTACTCGTGGCTCGTGTTCAATCCTGCCCTGAAGACGAAGCCCTGGATCATCTATGCCGGTCTCGGTTGCGCCCTAGTGGGCAACCTGCTCTGGGTGCTGCTCGCTCGGGCCACGATCGATAATGGTCGGCTGATCTACTATGGACTCTGGTGGGACACCCTCATCACGGCGTCGACGTTTCTGATTCCGGTTTTGTGCTACGGGATCCGGTTCTCTGGAACTGCGCTGATCGGGTTGGCCGTCACGATCGTTGGTCTCCTGCTCATGAAGTACGGGACGACCACATGAGGGTCATCATCGCCGGCGGCCGGTACTTCGAAGACATGGGGCTCTTGACCGAGTTCATGGACACGGTGCGGACCAACTTCGACATCACCGAGATCGTGCACGGCGGCGCGAAGGGCGCTGACATGCTCGGCGAGGCTTGGGCGCTGGCGAGCCGGATCCCGACCCGCTGCTTCCCGGCCGACTGGCAGAAGCACGGATTACGGGCGGGGCCGATCCGGAACGCCGAGATGGCCCAATACGCGGACGTTCTGGTCGCCTTCTGGGACGGCGAATCCAAGGGCACCAAGAACATGATCCAGACCATGAAGCAGGCGGGAAAACTCGCGATCGTAGTCAGGTACGACATTCCGGCAGCAGAGCACGATGGTTGATCCCGAGAAGATCCTGAAGCTTGCCAAGTTGGCCAGGCGCCGATCGGTCTCCCAGATGTACAAAGGGAGCACCTGGGAAGGGTTCAGCAACCTGGGGCTCGACTACACCCCGCTCCGCAAGGCCCTGACGGCCGAGGCGCTGGTCGAACTCTGTGAGCGCCTGATTGCGGCCGAAGCTGCCCTCGAGGCCCAGAAGGACCAGGCGTGACCGACAAGCCCCGGATGCCTATGTCCAGTTGGCTCGTGATCTTCCTGGGCGCCGGGATCGCGGCCCTCCTGATTCTGCTCCTGACCGCGGTGCTGTGGAAAGACATCCAGATGCGTCGGCGCTTGGAGCCCTGCTTGGTCTCGGCCAATTTCCCCGCGTAGGGAATGCCAGATCGTTACAATCAACTGGACTGTATCGGTACAATCCGGTTGACTGCTGGTAAAATAACAGGTACTCTCCCGCAATCCCAATGAGTACCTGGTTCACCTCCGATCAGCACTACGGCCACACCAACATCCTTGGATATTGCGGCCGTCCGTTCGACTCGGTGACCCAGATGAACGAGGCCCTGATCGAGCGTCACAACGAGCGAGTCGGGAAGACGGACCACGTGTACTTCCTCGGCGACGTAGCGTTCTACGCCCCCACGGAAGTCATGAACCGCCTGAACGGCCGCAAGTTCCTGATCCTGGGCAACCACGACGAGCGCTGGAAGTCCACCTATCACCGCGGCGGTTGGTTCGGCTGGATCAAGGAAGTGAACCTCGTGACCGTCGAGGACCAGACGATTTGGCTGTCCCACTACAGCCATCAGGTCTGGCCGCATCGGCACCACGGCGCCTGGCATCTCTTCGGACACAGCCACGGCTCAGTAGCTGGCGTTGGCAAGTCGCTCGACGTCGGCGTCGACTGCTGGGACTACGCGCCGGTGAGCTTCGAACAAATTCGTGACCGCTTCGCGGCCCAGAACTGAGGCCTGTATGGAAATCAATCTCGCATCGATACCGGACCTGATGGACGAACTCGAATCGCGCTGCTTCGCGTGCGTGATCGGTTGCCACTACTACACCGGCCCCGATTTGGGCGAACACGTCCTCACCATGAAGGGCGAGGGTTCTGAACTGATCCTGCTCGGCGATGCGCTGTCGCGTTACCTACACGCGAATCCCGACGTGCGCGGGCGATTCGCCAATACCTCCATGCTGCAATTCATCCACGAGATGCGCGACATCGCGCAGCAGACCAAAGATCCGGAAGAAGACCAAGAATGAACTCCCGTCAGATTATCCGAATCATGTTCTTCATGATCGTCTCCGCGATCTACACGAGCGGCTGGTGGGCCGTTGCGATGTTCGACGCCTGGAAGACGCCGGCGATCGCCGGCCCGATCATCGGAACGCTCGTGATGCTTTTCCTGCTTGTCTGTTCGTTCGCTAACTCATTCGAAGAGGAGAAACGGTCATGAATACCAAGACTGAATCCGGACTCGTTTGGATCCAAAACGGCACCCAGCGGCTCGGAGTGATCCTGAGCAAGCAGGCCGCCCTGAAGAAGTGGGAAGTCTCGCCGTGGCGCGCCAGCTACACGCACGGTGACCGCGCCTACGTGGGCCAGGCCAAGACCGCCGAACGAGCGATGGCCGAGCTCGAATCCCTGCTGCGCCGGTGCGGCGCTCTCCCGAGCTATCGCTCCATGACCTTCGCGAGGGTCGCGTGAACGAGTGCACCTTCGGGCTCAAGCTTTCGATCGCGGCTCTGTCTTTGGCATGCGCGATCGTCGGCACCAACGTCGTCTACAGCGACTACTGGGTCGGCGTCGCGATGTGCGTGGGCGGTCTGGCTCTCTGCTGCTGCCTGATCCTCAGCTCCCTCTTTCAAGTACTCAAGGACATCAACCAATGAAGTTTCTTTCTTGGCTCAAGAATCTCGCGCTCGACGCGTGGTTCTACATCCGCTTCGCCATGCTGGCACGCATCCCGGGTTTGAGCCCGATGGCTGCGATGCGTATCGGCGTCGCCCTGATGGTCGTTGGCGCGACCGTATTCTACGCCAGCGCCTTCTACCTGGGTCGGCACGATCCGGTGTACTTCAAGCACCTGTGCTTCGGCGGTGTCCTGACCATGTTCAGCGGCATCGGGTTCCTGTCTTGGTTCATGTTCAAGATCGGAATCTAGCGTGGGGATGTTCGACGACATCGAGATCCACAAGGACTGGCTTCCGCACGGATATCCGAGCGGCGGCTGGCAGACCAAGGATCTCGAGTGCGCACTCACTCGATACAGCGTCAACCAGGCCGGCCGGCTGATCCAGCCGATGTATCGGTACGAGGACGTCCCGCTGGAAGAGCGGCCAAACCAGAGGTTCCCGTCGTTCGGCGCCATCCGGGCAATCCAGATCGGTGAGCGCGATGCGAACTACCACGGCTACATCAACGCCTACGGGTACGTCGATTCCTATTGGGTCGACCTCCGATTGAAGTTCACGGACGGCCAGTTGGTCGACGTGCAGGCGGTCCACGCAGATGAATGACGGCGATGAACTCGAGGTCATTCCGGTCCAGGATGAATTTGGTCCCTACGAGCGCGTCGTGATCTGCCACGACGGCAAGCCGGTGATCATCACGGTCTCGCAGAACCACAATGGCTGGGTCGCAAACTGGGCCTTCGGGAGCCAGGGCTTCGACTGCTACTTCAGCGGCAAATCCCGCCAAGCCGCGATCGACGGACTTCGCAAGATGCTGCCTCCACTCCCAGATTGGTACTGAGTATGTCCAGGGTTAACAAAGACCACATCGACAAGTTCTTCGACTACGGGCTAGACCTCGACAACCGAACGGTCTACCTCAACAGCGCAGGCTACGACCAAGAGGACGGCAGCGAGACTGGGGTCGACTTCTTGATGGCGGAGCGCTTTATCAAGGCGATCCACTTGCTCGAGACGGCCGCCCCAAGCGGCGACAAACCGATCCGCATCATCATGTCGAATCCAGGCGGCAGCGAGGTCCACGGGATGGCGATCTACGACGCCATCAAGGCCTGCAGGAATCACGTCACCATCACGGTGTACGGCGACGCCTGCTCGATGGGCTGCATCATCCTCCAGGCGGCCGACGAACGGATCCTGATGCCGCACGCCGTCGTGATGTTCCACGAGGGCTATGAAGGCCACGCGGTCAATCATCCGCAGATCGTTCGGAAGTGGGTTCACTTCAACGAAAGGTACTGCGCCGCACTGGACGCCATCCTGATGACGCGCATCCGCGAGAAGCATCCCAAGTTCAAAGGCAAGACATTCAGAGAGATGAACTTGTTCGACACCATCCTGACCGCCGAAGAAGCTGTTGAGCTCGGCCTAGCAGACAAGGTCTACCAGCCATGAAACGCAAACTCACTTACGACCAAGCCATGTCCGAGTTCGAGACGCGCCAGCTGGCCGCCAAGGAGTTGTTCGGGGCCGCCGCAGCAGCGAAGCACCGGGGCGACCAGAAGGAATCGGAACGGATCGTCCTCAAGGCGTACAACGCTCTGGACATCGGTGACCTGATCCAGTTCCTGGATCCGCGCGAGCCATGAAAATTCAGCTAGTCAGTGACCTCCACCTCGAGTTCCGGGCGTTCACGTTCAAACGGAACCAGAAGGCCGACGCGATCGTGATCGCCGGCGACTTCGGTCCGCTCCCGGGCCCGAAGGTTCTGCCGCGCATCAGACAAGTTCTGCAAGCGACGCGGAATACCCCGACTATGATCGTGCTCGGTAACCACGACTACTACTACAGCACCTTCGCTGACACCAAGCAGGCCTGGAAGGAGCTCCTTACCGAGTTCCCGAATGTGCATCTGCTGGACGAGTCCAGCCACATGGTCGGCGACGTCATGTTCGTGGGCGGCACGCTCTGGACCGACTTCCAGCTGTTCGATCCGGATATTCCAGCCAATCACGCCATGCACTACGCGCGGCGCGGTATCAGTGACTTCGTCGGCTGCATTGGTCACGAGGGACGCCTGCTGGATCCGACAGATCTAGTCCACATACATGCTCGCACCAAGTCCTACATCCAGGAAATCGTCATGGTCGAGGAGTACCCCGAGGTCGTGGCGGTGACGCACTTCATGCCCAGTGTGCAGGCCATCAGCCCGTACTGGCTCCAGAATGGCCGCCCCCTCAACCCTTACTTCTGCAGCAACTGTGAAGACCTGATGGTCCCCAACCTGAAGGCGTGGCTGTTCGGTCACACCCATACCAGTGCCGACGTCCAGGTTGGACCGACCCGCCTCGTCTGTAACCCCCGTGGTTACTCGGACGCCGAGAACCCCGGGTTCTCAAGCCAGCTCTTGGTCGAGATCTGATCGTAACAATAGGGTTGACTGCTGGTAAATTTCTGCACGATGTAGGGGCACATGAAGCCCCGTCGCGTTCCCCTCCATGAGTCCGAAAAAGAGGTCAAGATCGACATCTCCGATCAGGACTTCCTGGTTCTCGCCAAGCGGGCCCACGAGCTGAACATCACGTTCAACCACCTGGTAGAGCGTCTGATGATGAATTACCTGCTGGCTGACAAGAAGGCTCCAGAGACCGACGAGGAGCTGTTTCGCGATTTCGCCCGCGAGGCTGTCGCCCGCAAGATCCCCTACAACGTCGTGAGCGAGCGCGTGGTCCTGAACTACATCGAACTCTACAACACCGCCCAAAAGGCCGAGAAGAAAAAGAAGCGGTCCGGGAAACAGAAGTGATCCAAGAACCCGTCAACCGAGACGCGATCTTGGACGCCGAGATCGCGAAGGAACTCGCCGACGTTGAGCTCACCGTGTGGCGCCACGCCCTGATTGCAGGCAAGGTCGTCGATGTCCTGTGCATCATCGACAAGGGTCATTACTCGGCGCGTCTGTATCACATCTACGGCAGTGGTGACAATCGCTCAGTCGCGGTCAGCTACGGTTACTCTGACGTCAACATCGAGTGCGCGATCAACCAGATCGTGGAAGATCACGAGGAAGACTACGAGCGCCAGTATCCAACTGGGTTCAACGCGATGCCGGCCGGAACCGAGATGGATCACCTGGTCGCGCTCGCGATCGTGCAGCGCGGTCGCTACACGCCGACGTTCGTCGAGGTCCTGGTTCCGCGCGACATTACGCACCTGACCGATCTCCTGGTCAACGACTTCGAGCACAATCCGGCGAACCGTCTCCGATACATGCAGGCGACCGAATCCGACGAGCTTCCGATTCTGGTGCGCCGCAAGTGGTACAAGGGTTTCGAAGTGTGGCGCCCGTCACGCGACTTCGAGCAGGCCCAAGAGGTCATGCAGGAGATCGCGAACGACATCCACGGCGGCGCCCACCTGAGTTTCGACGGCGATTGCTTCTGCCCACCTCCCTGGCGCTGCAGCTTCACGGGCTGGCGCATCATGGGCGAGAAGCCGATCCACTCGTTCGGTGACACCGCCCAACTCGCCGTCTGCCGTTGCCTCCTCAAGAAAGATCTGTGGCACCGGAAAGAAATCCTCTCCGACCTCACCCAAGAAGCCCAGGACATGGGCATGTACGAATCGAAGGATACCTGATGCGTTTTCTCGCACTGCTGGCTCTGTTCTCCTGTTTCTGTTTCGGGGCCGACAAACCCCACGATCCCAAAGGTCCCGACGAAGTCGGTGACGTAATCGGAAAGCTCGTGGCCAACGCCGATGCTCAGGGCCTCAACACCCATACTGAAGAAGTATGCGCCGAGATCGCCAAAGAAGCGCAGGCCCAATTCACCAATACTGAGATCAAGGCCGGCACTCCCGCTGACAGGATGATCCCGCTCCCGAGCTTCACCTGCACGATGCCGGACGGGACCGTGTACCTGTTCATGATGGGTCGCGGTGAGTTCCAGATGAAAGTCGTCCGGGTGAAGAACCGTCCGACTCTGGGCGACCAGACTGGCTTCACGCTGGAGTTGGTTGCTACCGGACATCCGGGCGTCGGATTCACCTACGTGTTCGAGCTTACCGAGAACGCGACCGGTCGTCGCTGGCTTGTCGTCAACAACTCCGGCGAAGGTACGGCGATCACTGAGATCACGAAGTAGCCACGATGCTGATCACGATCGATCAGGGGTTCGATTCCAGTTTCCACGAAGCCGCGACCGTTGCGCTTGGGTGCAAAACCATGTTCCCAACCGCAGCCGTCTGGGTGACGGGTCGCATGGGTGGACTCCATCAGATGGTCGGGGTTCAGCTGGACAGCACGATCGACCAACTCTGCGAAGCAGCCGAACAGCAGCTGGCGATCCAGCAGTTCCCGATCCAGGTCGACATCGAGGAACGCGATCAGACTCCGGGCCCCTACGACATCTATCCCACCTTCGATCAAGACGGAGACGACGATGAATCTTGAGAAGCGCATCTTTATCTGTGAAGCCTGCGACGGAACTGTCCTGGGATTCGGAGAATCCCGCGACGACGCGTTGGCTGACGCGGTCGAGAAGACCAACTCCGAGAATGGTTCTGACCTGTACCTCATGTATAGCCCGACCATCATCCAGTACGGCCCCGTCGCGGAAGAGCGGCAAGGCGGCGTTTGGTGAGTTGGGAACCGATCGATCCGCTGTGCCCGGAATGTAAGGGCACCGGCAAGATCCCGACCGTGACCGGCTCCCCGCTGGAGTCGCGTCCGTGCCGGCGATGCTCCGCCCTCTGGGAGCGCGCCAAGGACTTGTGCGGACAGGCCGGGACCGCCGGTCAGAAAGACGTGTTCGACCTCCTGGTCGAAGAGTTCACCGCCCGCGAGGCCCTGTGGGTCGCTCGAGAGAAGTGGCGCAACCTGGCGAAGCGGTACGACTGCAAGACGCCGGAAGAGTTCATGTCCTACGTGGCCGAGCTCCACGCTGCGGTCGAACGCCTCAAGGACATCGTCGAGTACCACCGCAGCTTCATGTCCGAGGACCAGAAGTGGCAGGCCGACCAAGGCTTGGCCGACGCGGCCGACGACGAGGACCAGTCGTGAACGAGTACGACGATCACTGGCCCCAGATGCACCCCGACGACATTCGGGACACCTTCGAAGGTCTGTACGCTCAGTACCCGTTTTACGGCCAGCTGTTCGGTCACGCCGAAGCGATGATGAACCAGGTCCAGATGCGGCCGAACCATGTCTGGTTCGAGGACGACGAGGCCATGTACGTGAAGTTCCAGCGTGGCGCCCGGGACATCACCCTGATCTTCAGCCTGGATGGAGAGCGGGACATGGCGCTGGGTTACGACGCCATCACGGACGAGTTCACCGAATACGAAATCGACAACTTCCAGATGATCCGGGGCTATCTGGGCGAGTTCGGCTAGGTAATTTAACACCATGGGCCAAACTCTCTTCCGCGGGCTCCTGACGGGCCACTTCGAGACCGATTCATCGGACACCAACACGGGTGATCCTGGCTGTCTCGCCAGCGTCCAAGTCGACGACCTCGCGGGTGCCAATTCGGTCCTGAAGGTGAAGCTCCTGCTCCCGAACGATGTGCCGTGTCCGGCGTACGCGGCCAAGCTGCTGTGCTACGACACCACGTCAGGCTCGGATCAATCCAGCAAGCGGAAGGTCATCGTCCGGCGCGACACGGACTCCGGGCAGACATGCCTGACCGCGGTGGTGCAGCCGATCCTCAACGGCGTCTCGAAGGGAACGTGGGGAGCCCTGACGACTCCGGTCGCTCGCGGAGGCTACGCTAGTCTCGACATCTATGCGCCCATATCTGGCTCTGCGACCGGCAAGCTGGGCGTGTTCCCGAACGTGAGCGCCGGCGTCTCGACGCTCGCGATCGACACGCCCGTAGTGCTGACTACGCGCTGCCGCATTAGCGGCGGCCCTCAGCAATACGCGTGGGTCGTATCGCCTCCAGCCAACAGCGGGTTCACTGTTCCTGGCCAGATCAGTTCCGGTTCTGGCAACACCTACAACGTCAACCTGTTCGAGAACGGTTCGACTAGCGCGTCGACCAGGACTGTTTCAGTGAAGCAGCTGCAGATTAGTGGATCGGAAACCATTCCTTCTGGGACATGGGTCGTGGTCTACCAGGTCGGTTCAGAATTCTTCATGCAGACGCCCGTCTGGCTGTCGTAAACCATGCCGACCGATCATGCTGGCGAATACATCAAGATCCCGGGGACTTCGCCGACGAACTTCATCGGGAAGCTTCCGAGAATTTCGCAGCGCGCGAACTACCTGCTGAACTTCAGCGCAGCGGGCCAGACCCCAACGTCGACATTCGCGGACGCGGTAGGGAACATACTGCGGTTGGTCACCAACGCGGCCAGCGTGTGCGCGATCGACAACATGACGGCTACCGGCATCAACCCGCCAAACGCGTGCGGATTCGGAACGCCGGCTGATGACAACAATGTCATGTCTCGCTGGGTCGCGTCTGGTGCCGGCGCATACGACGTGCGCAGTTGTTCGAGCATCTTCCATACCAACACGTCGACAGTGCTTGCACCGTCCGACTACGTCACCAACGAGCTCTACGGTCAGTGGGGCGACGGCATCGCATACGGCAACACCCAGAACTTCGCTCCGTCTTCCGGCAGGACCTCGATCACCAGAAACAACCTGATGCTCATGGCGGTCCATGACTTCGGCGACAACTTCATCACGCGTCAGCTCGCCGCTGCTACCGGTCTATCATCGAGCGGCTTTGCGAACGACAGTTACCTTGGTGGTCGCGGTCTTAGCTCGTACACGACGCTGCCAGGCGGTCAGCATCCAGGATATCTGGTGAAGCTGCCGACGACCCTTCGTTCCGTCATCTGGGCGACATCAAGCGGCGGCACGACCGCCCGATTTATCGTCAGCTACAAACTCTCGCTGGTGATGCTCACGTTCCCGGGTGCTATCAACGCATCGCCAAACGTTACTGTTCTGACCACTGGATCGGCGAACACCATCACCGCGATCCCGTTCTCGGGAACCAGTCTGGTAACCGTTAGCGGCGTGACCGCGTACCAGAATACACACGCGACGGGCTTGCCCTCGAACTACTTCCTCGATGCGGCGAGCATACCATCGGGGCCGTGGTTGCTCGCGGTCACGGTGACGGATTGGTCGGTCACGTACCCAACGGTCACCACGACCAAGAGTCTGACGCTCGATGCCTACACGATGTCATACTACGCAGCGTGGAATTACCCAGGCTACACCGGGACGTATCTGCCTGGTGAAGTGACGGACTATCCGAGCTGCGTCTCCGAATAAGGATCTCCAATGGAAGACTTGTTGTCGGCTCAAGAACTCGATTGGCTGGAGAACATCTGTTCAGCAGTGCACGATCGCGACTGGCGTCTCGCGCAGTCGCAGGATCAGCAAGAGCGCGTGTACCTCGAGGAGCGCCATGAATATCATGGCGAGGACGACGGTTCGGTATGTGAAGTGAGCCCATCAAGACCGGAAGCGAATGAGATCCGGAGATTTATCGCCGCGTTCGATCCGAGGATGGTTCAGTACCTGATCGAACAAGCCCGCCGAGGACTCCAGAAGTGACCTGGCACGACATCGCGCTCTTGTGCCAGTGGCCGGCTGCCGCGGCCGGTTTGCTCGGCGCCCTGTTGGTCGCCAGCCAGGTCTCCCGCACCCGCATGTGGGGCTTCGTGTGGTTCATCGTCAGCGACATTTTCTTGGCCATCTATGGCTGGGAGACCAGCGCGTGGGCGATTGTGGCACTGCAGGTTGTCTGGATCGCCACCAGTATCCGCGGCGTCTGGAAGAACTCGCCCGTTAGCTTGACTTCCAAGTGATGGGCGTTATCTTGGGACGCCAGGACATCATGCTTTCTATAGCCCTCAGAAATCCAGCCGCGATGACCAAGCCCACATGGCATGCCAAACCGCAAGCCGTGACTACGGGAATTTGTGTCGGTACTGAACGCGGTAATGGCGATATCCTGGGGGTCCGAGAGTAACACAGCATCTTCTGCGCTGACTCTCCCGAACCCCAGGCCAAAAGCCTGGGGTTCATGCGTTTCAGGCTGTCTTTGAAAACTCTATACTGTGGAACAATTCTTGTGGGCCGTCCTCGGCAGAGGTCGAGGACGGCCGACATTTAGTCGGGTCGTATAACGGTATTACACGTGGCTGTTAACCACGATATCGGGGTTCGATTCCCTGCCTGGCTGCCATTTCTGGCTGGATCGCATTGCGGTCTGGCTACAAAACCGTCATGAATCTGAAACTCGTACCCGATCGCGAATTGATCTCGGAGCTCCAGAGCCGCGGAATCGCGTGCGTGATCTCGATGGTCAAACAAGACGAGACGACCGGGACCAACGAGGCCCTATTCGGAACCTTCCATCGCGGTCCACTCAAGACCTGCCTAGGCCTCGCAGCCGCTCTGTTGGCGAGACTCCAGATCGAGGCCATCAAGTCCGGAATGAGTGAGCGCGAGTTCAGCGATATCCAGACCGAGGCGCATGCGATGATGCTTAACACCCCTCACTGGACCAAGTAACTACTTCGGGACGAGCGTCACTTCGACCCGGCATCCCGCCGCGGCCCCGAGCTGTTTCAACGCCTTCACGGTTTCTTTGAGCCCGGACTGACCGGACGACTTGATCGATAATTTTGCACTGTTGCGTCCGCCGGCCTTGCGGCCGACCTTCGGCTTCCGGATCTTTCCAGCCTTGATCAGCCTCCAACGCTTCTTGGCTGCTGCCGCGACCGCGGCCCGTCCTGCTCGACTCATGGGCATGAGTAAATCCTTTCGGGTCAGAGCAGACGAATTCTGGCTCATGTGTCAAGTTTCGGGACCGCCTGATCGGATCAGAGCCGCGCCTTCTAAACGCGGGCGTGAGGGTTCGAATCCCTCCGGTCCAGCCACATTCCGTGCGCGCGAGCCACATTTCGTGCGCGCGGTCAGAGCGCCGTAGCTCATCCGGTAGAGCGTCCCGGTCCTAACGGGAAGGCGACAGGTTCGAGTCCTGTCGGCGCCGCCAATCTTCGGAGTCGTATGCGATGTCGCCCCGGTGCGCCGGGTATTCCGACCTACGCAGATATCAATGCCAGCTGACCTGGCCGACTCCTTTTTCTTGGTCCTATCGTACACCAGCTAGTACACCCGGTTCTCAGCCGGACAAACTGTGGGCAGCACACAGTAGGACTACCACTCTCAGGAGATGCGGGTTCGAATCCCGTCCAAGAAGAGCAGTCGTCGAGGCCTCGACGACACTCGCGGAACAGCGCGGAAGCGGCGATCGACGCCATGCGCCCAGGCCCTTGTCTTGCTAGCTTAACCCGGAAGAGCGCCTGACCTTTTTCACTGACCTGTAGTTCAATGGTAGAACGCGAGACTTTGGATCTCGCTGCTCGAGGTTCGAATCCTCGCGGGTCACCCATTCATGCCTAGAGTCGTCCAACAGTGAGGATGCGGGATTGTGTCTCCCGTGATGCCGGTGCGAATCCGGTCTCTTGGCCCATTCATGCTCGGTTCGTCCACTAGCTAAGATCCGCGGCTTTCATCCGCGAGAACAGGGGGCAGAACCCTGACCGAGTACCATTTCCCTGCGCAGGTAGGGACACGCCCGCTTAGGCTAACGGAAGACCGGGACGCTACGAACGTTCAGGCGGTGGTTCAATTCCATCAGTGGGTGCCATTCATCGTCGGCTAGTTCAACGGCAAGAACGCCCGGCCTACACCCGGAGAATCAGGGTTCGAGTCCCTGGCTGACCACCATTCATACGCGACTAGCTCAGCGGCCAGAGCAACTCGGTGACATCGAGAAGACCGGTGGTTCGAATCCATCGTCGCGTACCATTCAATGCGAGTTCGACAGGAGATAGATCCTGCCTGGTCTCATAAGCCAAGTAGCTTGGTGCAATTCCAAGACTCGCAACCAATCATAACAATGGCCTTGACTATCATGGCCGGGACCGGATTATCTGTGCTTCGATCTTTGAAATCCAGTTTGTTAAGTTGATTGAAGCGCGCCCGCGTGTGGCCGAGCCAACCCGTCCTTCGGGGACCAAGGCACTCTTGAGAACATAAAGAGGTACGAAAGAACGCGAAAGCGCAAGACGACGATCGAGACGCATTGGGTGTTCATCGGTGCGCAACTCGAGAGCCACGCTTGGTAGCCAAATATAACGACTAGAAGGCGAGCGTGTGGAGGTGAGAGTCCTCCTCCTGCTGTTGACCCGGTGTCCCGAACGGCCGTTCGGGCACGGATGAGGCAGGATGGTCGAATACGTGATTGCGGAGATAAGTCAGGGAATTGTAACCCCTCACTCGAGCTCGCTTCAAACAACTTAACGCCGTCGGTCGGCTGATGACCGAATCGAGCACCTCATCAGTGTTCGTGACCGACGGATCCTCTTTGGGGTGGTAGCTCAGCGAGAGCACTTATTCGCCGACAGCAATGTCGGCCAATGAGAGGTCGGTGGTATAGAACCCATCTCACCCCGCCATTCATGGGAGAATTCGAACAGGGATACCTGGGCTCGATGCGGGCGCGCTCGCAAGACGGTTCGATTCCGCCTTCTCCCTCCATTCATGATCGCTGAGGATCAAATCCTCTACGGGCCACCCGTCCCCTTAGGACGAGAATGACCGAGCGAAACATCGAGCCACGCTGCAGCGCTGCTCGAGATCGCGCTCAACCCGTACCAGGCATGGAGCGGTCACCTCTTGCGGAAATCGGGTTCGACGCCCGGCCGGGTTGCTCCGGTTAGTGTAATTGGTAACACGCCGCCGCTGTGCTCGAGCCAGCAACCGCTCCCGTCCGGGCGGAATAGCAAATCAATAGGCCGCGGGAACCAGCGCGTTATCTGCATGTTTTTCGGGTTCGTAGCTCCAAAGAAGAGCGGCTGCTTTGCAAGCAGAGGGATAGGTGTGCGAGTCACCTCGGATCCACCATTCGTGCCGCAAGGCAATCAGGTTCCGCGCAGCCGTAAGGCTGACCTGCCCGTCGGTTGAACGGGTGGCCGCGAAGGCGGTCGAATAAAGCGCGGGCTTTTGCTCTCATCGTCCATCAGCTAAGACGCCTGATTGTCTATCAGGAGAGCGCGGGGCAGCACCGCGTGGGGGCGCCATTTTTCAGAGTGTGGGAAAGCTTGGTATTCTGCCTGGTTCGGATCCAGGAGATCGTTGGTTCAAATCCAACCACTCTGACCATTTTCATAGGGGTGTAGGAGAGTCTGGTTACTCCGCCTGGCTTGGGACCAGGAGATCGTGGGTTCAAATCCCGCCATCCCGACCATTTAGTACGATCAATACAATGATCTTGACTGTGTGCAACAGCTCGTATATTTGGCCTCGGTAACGCGAATTTACACTGTCTACGAAATGGCCCACAGCGGGCGGGAAAGATCCTATGTCGTACAACCGAGAATACGTGTCCAAGGAAATAGCCGAGGACTTGCTAAAAAACCACAACCACAACAACGCGCGCCCGATGACGCCGGCCAATACCGATTACTTCGTCCGGCTTATTATGAACGATGAGTTCATGACGACCCATCAGGGTATCTGCATCGGTAAAGACGGTGAAGTACTCGACGGCCAACACCGACTCGCCGCGATCGTCATTACTGGCAAAGGGCAGTGGATGTACGTCATGCGCGGCGGTAGTCCTGAAATCGCTAAGCATACGGACCGCGGTCGCAATCGTACCAGCTTCGAGTGCCTCAAACTTCTGAATGACCCGGCCCATAACCGTCTCTGCAATCAGATCGTTAGCCAGTATCTGAAGTGCACCGGCGTCCACCACCGCCCGACGATCGACGAACTCGAGGACACTTTCCTCAAGATGTCTGCGTCGTTCGAGTTCGTGACCGGGAAATTCAACACGAAACGTGCTCGTTTAACCCGCGCGACCATCGCGGCGGCAATGGTGGTTTTCCATCACTTCTATCCTCGGAAGGCCGAGGAGTTCATCGACTCATACCTGGCCGGCACGGATCTGCCTGAAGGCAGTCCGATCTTGGTCCTCCGCAACGCGGTGCTGGGTGATCGCATCGGTTCGGGCTCCAGCGACAACTACTGGAACTGCACCTGGGCGATAGAGCAGTGGCGCGAAGACAAATCGGTTAAGCGTCTGTTCAGCGCCACCGAGGACCTGCTCGGCAACACCAGAGACCGCATGATCGACGAACGCTCTGCCAGCGCCCGTAAAGGTGCCAAGACCAAGCAGAAGAAGCAGGCAGTCGAAGAGGTCAACCTGAAGATCAGTAAGATGAATGAATACAAGCGCGAGGGCCAGGAGTAGGTCCGATTCGTGACAATGGCCTTGACTGTGGCGTTATATTGTGCCATAGTCCCCCATGCCCCCGTAGCTCAATATCAAGAGCGGCGGATTCTAAACCCGGCGGTTGTGGGCGAGAATCCCACCGGGGGCACCATAGGAGCCAGCCATGACTAAAGCGTCCGATACCTTCAAAGCCAACCTGCGCCAGATCGGTAAGTCGAATAACCGGCTTGCCGTTATGGTCCAGCAGGCTGAGCCCGACTACAAAGAGCTCCTGAAGCGCTACATGAAGCACGTGACCGCGATCAACGGCGTCACCTTGCTGAACACGCCCTCGCCCGAAGAGCACCTGAGTGACCGCGATCTGGACGAGCTCCAGAAGCTGGATTACGAAGATTGAATAGCCTTGACCGCCCTGGTCAGCTTGGTGAAATCGTTACCATGAAGAACGCCTAGCTACCCGGCTACGTCTACTGCCTTGTCAGGCTAGACCTGCCATTGGCCCAGCAGCTTGTTCAGGCTGCCCACGCGACCCACGAGGTCGCACTCCTCCACCCGTACCAGACCGACCAGATCAGCCACCTGATCGTGATCGGTGTCCCGTCTGAGCTCGAGCTTCTCCAGGAAGCTGAGCGGCTCACCGGGGCCGGCATTCCTCTCACTCTCTTCCGAGAGCCCGATATCGGCAACGCCGCTACCGCGCTCGCGACCGCGCCCATCTCGGGCGAGGCCAGGAAACTGTTTCGTCACCACAAACTCTGGAATCCTGAAAGGTAACCAATGTCCCAGATCTCCGACGACGTCTACAAAATACGGTGCGAGCTCAAGAAGCTCGTTGCCATGCAGGTCGCCTTCAAGGCGGTCACGCACGAGCCACACGTGAGCAACGCAGCTCGCGTCGCGCAGTCTCAGGCGCACTACAACGCGCTCCTGATCAGCACCCTTCACGACCTCTCGCTTGTGATCCGCGGTAAGCCGACGGCGCACCGGTCGCCAGAGTCGCGCATCGAGAACATGCGCAATGCGTTCCTCGGTCTCCCGGAGCAGCGAACTCCAGAAGTCGCCTGACTGGGCCGGACGACCGTACCCGTGGTGTCATCACGCGTGACACCAACAAGTCCCGTTCTTCTACCAATAGGAAGAACGGGCACCCTTTACTTTTCAAGACGCGATGGCCGAGTGACCAGGCGGCAGATTGCAACCCTGTCCACGGAGGTTTGATTCCTCCTCGCGCCTCCATTTCACAGATCACAAGCATTAGGGCTGATGCACTCGGCTTTTAACCGAGGGAACACGGATCGACCCCGTGGTGGTCAACCACTTCATTCGCTGCAAGCATAAACAGACAGATGCACCCGGCTCTTAACCGGGGGATGTAGGCGCACGTCCTACGCGGCGGACCATTTCCTTCCAACCCAACAAGGACTCTGTACAGTGCTGCCATGTCAGTCAACTCGGTTAAGCAAGTGATCGTGGTCCGCAAGGACCTCAATATGCGCAAGGGTAAGATGATCGCTCAGGGATCTCATGCCAGCATCGCAGCCCTGATGCTCAAAGTGTTCGGGCCGCGCGAGAGCCGTCCAGGCCTGAAGGACAACGACGTCAAAATCGAGCTCGACGGGATCTTCCTGGATCCGGCCGAGCAAGCCTGGTACTTCGGCAACTTCCGGAAGATCTGCTGCTACGTTGAGTCCGAGCAGGCCTTGCTCGACATCGAGCTGGCCGCGAAGGCTCGTGGGCTACGGTGTCATCTGATCGAAGACCGCGGCCTCACCGAGTTCAACGGGGTTCCGACCAAGACGTGTCTGGCGATCGGTCCACACTGGGACCACGAGATCGATCCCGTGACGGGACAGCTTCCGCTTCTTTAGTTTCACGCGTGTGTCGTCTAACAGCTAAGACGTCTCGCTGCCAGCGAGAGGATCTGGGTGCGATTCCCAGCATGCGTTCCATTTTGTCGCGGCAGCTCGATCGGACGAGCACCAGCCTCCGAAGCTGGAGGCTGGTGGTTCGAGCCCACCCCGCGACGCCACCCTAGTATGCCGACATGGCAACCATAAACTCTGTGGTATGCCTAAATTCCGCGTAACCGACAACGGTAAGAGTCGAACTCCAGCTGGCCAGCAGAACCAGATCGAGCAAGACAGGTTCCGGAAGACCGAGGCTCTCTCGCATGTTGAAGCCGTCCAGGGCGGGCGCATGCCGGAAACGATTTACGATCGGCCGTTCGACACCAACCTCCAGAGCCTCGGCAGCACCAACCAGGCGTTCTACGGGCGCGGAAACACGATGTGGCACATCGCGGCCGGCGGTCTCCAGGCCCGCACGTGGGAGTTCGAAGTCAATCACGCCTCTGGATCCGCTGGCTTGTTCTCTTTCGGGGCACCGTGGAACGTCTCAAATTACGGGTATGAGTTACGGGTGATGGGTGACGGATCGTTGCGCTGGCAAGCACAATGGGCGGGCGGAGCCTTCCAGAACAGCTCAGCTCCCGGTCTATTCAACTTCGGTGCGTGGAACACAATCAGGATCACCGTCAACACGTCTCGCGTAACGGCTGTGTTTCTCAACGGAGTCTCAGTGGTCTCTGGAACAGTCGGGGCGAACATCACGACGGGCGCTGGTCTCCTCGGGATGCGCGTCGGCTACGACAACCCGGGAATCAACGGTTACATGCGAAACTTCTATGCGGTAACGTATCAGTCGAACCCGCCAAGCCCGCTCACCAACGTGAGCGCCGCGGACGCCTATATCCCGATGGACGAAGGAACCGGCGTCAAAGTGTTCGACGTCTGGAATCCAGACTCTACCAGGCACATCGAGTTCAGCTCGGTCACCTGGGCCCCTGAACCATAACAGTGGCGTCACGCGACCGGTTCAGTCGCAAGCCGTCTTATAAGCGGTCACAGGTGGGTTCGACTCCCACGGCGCCGACCATCATCAGGCGTCGTCGCCGTACATCATCCGGAGTGCGTCGATGCGCTTCTTTGTTTCTGCGGTCAGATGCTTCCGGCCGTTTTCGTCGAGCAGCTTGAAGTAGCGCGCGTCAGACTCCAGTTCGGAGCGACTCGTGAGGCGCGTCCAGGGCGAAAGAGGTACTTTGGTCATTAGAATCCACAGCTCCAGCTGATCGTGCCCATGCCTTCGGAGCGCCCGATCGCATGGCGTTCTCCGAGGCTGAAGTGACCGATCTGGATCCCGTAGTCGATCCAGAGACCTCGTTCGAATCGAGCGATCTCGGGACCGATCTGATTGTCCTGCCAATCTTCGCGGAACTGCCAGCGCGGGCCGAACCAGATACGGATGTCACCGGCGTCATTCAGGAACACGACGTCGCGCAGCCCGAGATCGACGGCGAGCGCGTCCGACAGGACTTCACCGTCCGCGATGATCTCGAGCGAATGATCGTTGAGCGGAAACGTCCGCAGGTGATTCATCATGTAGAGAATCGGGCTCGGAACCGAGTCTTCGTACGCAAGGTGGACCGGGTAATCGCGCCACTGCGAATGCCACCAGTTCTGGGTGGACTCGCCGCCATAGTCTCCGCGGAGCCGAACCCCGCCGCCGAGGACGATCGAGGCCGACTCGTCGTTCGCGATGATGTAGCCTGCGGTCAGCGAGAGTTCGTCGTTCCTGACCCCGAGCTCGCGCGACGTGAGCATCGAGTCGTCGACTTGGTAGACCCAGTCGTCGATCCGGATCCCCACGATGAACGCGTTGGTCCGGTGATCATCCGAGTGCGTGGTCGGGATCGCGTGCCAGTCGTTGAACCACCCGAGCGTCACTTCCGGGATCGGGCCCGGCGCCGGCGGCTCAGGGATTCCCGGGACCGCGGCCGACAGAGTTCCGAATAGTAACAGCAGGAGGGCGGTACGCATACCGGCCGACTGTATGTAATATTACACTGTCAGTCAAATCTATTGTCTCGCCATGCTGGCCTAGTTTAGTTAGCAGAACAGGGCCTTCGTACCGCTCAGACCGGGGTTCAATTCCCTGGGCCAGCACCATTGACAATAGACTTGACTCGTTATGATCCGGGTGTGCCAATCATACTCTCCGTCGGATTCGCGGCCGGTTTCCTGGTAGGAGCCGCCATCATGTTCCTGATCAACGAGATCCGGGCCGCTCGCTGCGCCCGCGAAGAAGACGAAGCCCGCCACGACGACATCCTGAACCGTCCGGCTCCGATCGGATTCCAGATCTCATGCCCGACGGCCAAGAGACACCTGAAGCACCCGCCACTCTGAGCTGGCCGTACCGGTACTGGCTCACCTACGACGAGCTGATGGCGATCGGTGTTCCGATCCTAACCGAGATGCCGTGGCTGCGCGGCGCGCACTTCGATCCCGAACGGGGTCGTCTCTACGTTCCCCATGAGGTCGCCAACCAGACCGCGATGGCGTGCTTCGAACTCACCCATCGATGCCATGCGCTGATTCAGCTGCACGGCGAACCAATCTAACTTTCACCTACGCGTGGGTCATCTAGCAGATCGCCTGCCTTCCAAGCAGGACCAAGTCGGGGCAGCACCGATCGCGTAGTCCATTCAATGCCCGCGTCGTCCAGTAGCAGGACACCTGTTTTGTACTCAGGAGACGCTCGTGCGATTCGTGGCCGTGGGCACCAGTCACCCCTAGACGCGTGGCGTCGTTTGAGCACGATGCGGCCCATGCGCCCGAGTAGCTCAGCAGTAGAGCAGTCGCTTCGTAAGCGAAAGGTCGGAGGTGCGATCCCTCTCTTGGGCACTTCGTTTTTCATCCATAAACCCAGTAGTTTGCAGGTGACTTTGCAGGTGACCGGCGAGTCCGCATCGCTCCTTTTACTACCTTTATGATTTCGAACGGGAGTAGTAGCTAGACGGTTTTGTTAGGTACAAGTCGTGCAAATGGCTGCGGTTGGGGAATTTAATCGAACCGTGGCTATCTGAATTACGAAAGATGGGTTTTAACACTGGTTAAAATCTATTGTTACGATGATCGGATCGCCTGCACGGAATGCACAGAATATCGGTAAATACCGAGTGTATGACACCATCGAACGAAACCAATCAGTCGCTATTTTGAATTGCACCCAAAGGGGGTACGGTGGCTTGCAGGTGACCAAGTGCTGTGAGTCCGTAGTGACACCAATGGGAGAAATAGCATGTCTGCCTGCTTCGACAAACGCACCGATTCCTACTACGTCCAGTTCGAGTTTAAGAACCAACGCTTCACGCGGCGCGGCTTCCCGACCAAGAACGACGCGCGCGAGTTCGAGGACGAGTGGAAGGTGAATCTCCGGAAGGCGGCGCGCGACCAGGCCCAGCATGTGCCGATCATGGCCGTGACCGTGGCACCGCCGGAGCGCTCGGCTCTGACGGTCAAGAAAGCGTTCGACGACTACCTGGTCGAGGTGGTGGCCCCCTGCTACCACGATCGACCCTACAAGCAGTCCTTGGCAACCCGCGCGTCTCTGTTCGGCCGGATCGTCGAGTTCCTGGGCGAGAAGACGCCGCTGACCGCGGTGACCACCGAGCGCCTGAGCGATTTCAAACGCGCCATGCTGGCGGCCGGCTTGGCCCCCAACACGGTGAACACCACGCTCATGAACGTCACGGTGGTGTGCCGGTACGCGAACAAGTTTTGGGGAGCCGGGATGCCGGTTCCGGAATTCAAAAAGGTGCCGGTCGGGGTTGCGAACTACCTGGCCCTGAGCGAGGCCGAAGCGGATCGGTTGCTGGCGCTGTGCGAGCCAACGCCCGACCTGCGCGACTACGCGATGCTCTTGATGGATACGGGCGCGCGGCGGCGTGAAGGTTTGGCGCTCACGTGGAGCTCGATCCTGTTCACCGAGAAGCTCGAGCCGTTCGTGCGTCTGCTGGGGTACGTGACCAAGAACCATAAGATGCGCGAGGTTCCGCTCCGGAACCGAACGATCGACATGCTGCTGCGTCGCGCCGGTGTCGCCACGGTCGCGGAGTTGAAGCAGGTCGCCCAGGCCCGCGCCGCCGAGCCAATCTTTCCGTGGCACGCTGGCACCCTGTCTCGGCTCGATCGCGAGCGCAACACGCGGCTCCCGAAGCGATCGGTTCCTGGCGGACAAATCCTCGGCGTCCGCAAGGTGCGCCAGAAGGGCGGCGCCATCCGGTACCGCGCCGAGATCGGGAGTGGCCGCGGCGGTCGCCCCAAGTACCTCGGGGTTTTCTTGACCCGCGAAGAAGCAGTGAAGATGCGGCTCGCCGCGGAAGAACAGCGGTTCGGGCCACGCCCGGCCGTCGGGCTCCGCAAGGCGTGGGAACGAGTCCGGGAGGAACTCGGAAAACCGACGCTCAGGATCCACGATCTGCGCCATACGTACGCCACCCGGTTGACCGAGAAGGACGTGGACATCTACCACATCCAGGGACTCATGGGACACAGCTCGACGAAGCTCACCGAGCGATACGCGCACCCGTCGCGCACGGTGTTCAGGGAAGTGGTCAGGAAGCTCGACTCGTAGCGCGCTTCCGGCGCTTCGGCAGGTACTCGCGCACGGGCTCGAGCGCCAGGACATCCACGCGCGCCGGCGCGGATGCGAGCGGCTTCTTGAGCCGCTGCGCGATCCAAGCATCGAGGTCCTCTTTCCGGTAGAAGTGTGATCGATGCCCCAGGTCGACATATGGCACCCCACGCTTACCAAGCGTCTTGGGGTGACAGCGCAGATAGGCCGCAGCCTCCTCAGCGGTCAACAGGGGCGACTCGACAGAGCCGTCGACGATTACAAATTCTTCATCGATCACGCACGCATCGTGTCCTGGTCAAGTCTATTGTCACGAAGCAACGCGCTTGCTTTACGACGCTGTTTCACGCTCTGCTAGTACAGTCAGCAGTACACGCCCTTGGTATGGGTGGGACTGGGGTGCAATTCCCTGGCTGAGCACCATCTTCACTCGCGTATCGTCCAACGGTCAGGACACCTCTCTGATAAGGAGGGAATCGGGGTTCAATTCCCTGTGCGCGGACCATTCCATATGGCCTTCTCCAAGGGAGGCGCCGAACTCCAAATCCGGCGGGCCAGGTGCAATACCTGGGGGCTGTGCCACTTAAAGAATTGTTCCACAGTTGGGTTTCCCAGCCGGGAAACGGGGTCTCAAGCTGGCGCGTGACTTTCGTTCCCGGATCGTCACAATCGACTTGGTATGAAGACGTGTATCTGTCATGGAGCAGGCACCTGCCTGGGGTGCAAGATACGGGTTTTGGTCAGGATCCACCACGGTCTCGGGGCGATGGCCTGGATCGAGGCGATCTACGCAGCCGCCGAGGAAAGTCCCCTTGTGCCGGCGCTCAAACCCCACAGGGATCCGCTGGATGCCCTGGAAAGCACAGAAGCAAGCGGAAATATAACAGAGGACGACGTTTGACCGCTCTCCCTGCGTAGGTAATTTCGACCAGGTTGGATTGGTTTAACTTGTTGTTGGATTGGTAATTGTGAGCCCCGGGCCGAAAAGCCCGGGGTTCCTTATTTTTACATATGAGTCAAGTCCATTGTCTTGACTACGAGTAAACCTGGCTATCGTGGGTTGTACAAACCAACAACGGAAACCCACATGTCCCCGATCCTGCTTAAAGGCCTGTTTTTCGTCGCTACGGGCGCGTGCCTGGGCGCCCTGTTCGGCGTGCTCATCCACCTGATCCGCGCGGCGTATCGCCGCATGGTCCCGGCCAAAGTTCCGGCCAAGCGCGTCACCCGTCGGTACACCCGGAAGTAATCGTGACCGTGTACTGGGTCTTCGTTGGTTCAGCCGCCCTGATCTTCATCGGATCGGTGGTGAAGCTGTTCTGGAACGACTGGAGGAAATAACGTGCTGTACTACATCCTCGCTGCTCTCCTGGTCATCGCGTTCGCGGGCGTCGTGTACGACATCCGGCGCATCAACCGCAAAGTGAAGTGCTGCCACCGGACCTGCGGACCCCGGAAGGTCTGCCAGAACGACATCGAGACCGAGACGATGCTCGAACCGGTCAGCCAAGACGACATCGATACCAGGATCATCGAATGAGCGTCATCGCTACCTCGGTCGAAACCGGAAGCTCGCTCCTGCTGATCGGGACCGTCGTGTTGTTCGGTTACACGCTCGCGCGGATCACCTACCTGACGATCCGGGCGCTCATCACGTACCGCCGGCTCCAGGCGGTCGTCCGCGAGTACTACAGCGAAGAATTCAAAAAGCTCACCGAGGAAGCCGAGAAGACCGATGAGTAAAGATCCGCTCGGCTTCGATCCGTTGGGCATCGACCCGATCGCACACATCCAGCAGATCAAGAGCCACAAGCTCCAGCAGTCGCTCTCTGCGTACCGGAACAACCTGCTGTTGCGCGGTACCCACATGGTCGACTCCGAACAGACCGTTCGGGCGCCGGTCGGCGACGACGGCAAAGAGCTGACGTACGAGAAGCGCTGCGAACTCGCGGCGAAGCGCAAGCCGTACGACCCCCGGATCGCCTTCGCGAAGAAGGTTGGGAGCGGTCTCTATCAGCTCGCCGACGGCAGCGTCGTCGACACCTCGAAGATCGCGGATTACTCGGCCGACTTGGAAGACCACGAGGTCGAAGAGATCGGCGCGACCGCCCAGAAGATCATCGAGGAACAGCCTGAGATCACGATCGTGACTCCGACCGAACTTCCTGACCCAGTACCCTCAACTCGTCCACAACCACAGGATCCAGAATGAAACTTTCCATGCTCGTCGGCGACAACAACAAGCGCATCGTCTTCGTGTGGGGCGTGTCCAACAAGGCGACCGCCTACAAGCAGATCAAAGGCATGTTCGGCGGCTCGTGCGATCTCGTGTTCATGAACCCTGGTTCGAACATCCTCGAGATGTCGGACGAGCAGTTCGCCGAGATCGGGCTGCGCCGCATGACCGACGACGAGAAGATCGCGTACCTGGAAGCCAAACTCGCCAAGAGCAAGAAAACTGAGGAAGCCCCTGCTGCCGCGGCCCCCGAAGCCGCGCCGGCCGAAGGAGCGGCCCAGGCCTAAGCATGCTGTCCGTCCCGCAGATCACCGGCGTCGGTGAACTTCTTTGCCCAGTCATCGAGACCGCCTCGGCTAACGAGATCAAGGCGTTCCTGGAACATCAGTTCGCAGGTCAGCGCGCCGTCGTGCGCCTCGATCACTGGATCGGGACCGGAAACATCATGATCGACGTCGAACGCGACACGCTTCCGCCGTTCGACACCACCGGCGCTTACAACTCCATGTACTTCTACGGGCGCATGTTCGCGCCTCCGCCCGAGATCGCGATCCTGCTGAGCGACGTGGAGTTCCGGGCCCCGAACCGACTTCTCGAATTCAACCGCATCCTCAAGGCTTTCATGGGCCTTACCTCGATCCAGATCGCCAGTGCGGCCGGCGGCGAACCGCTGTTGGCTTTGATGGCGACCTCGATCCAGCACCCGACTTTTAATGGAGAACCGACATGAAACTGAAGCTGAACCTGATTGGTCCAATCCTGATGGCGATTTCGATCGCCTCGATCGCGCTCGCGAGCGTGTTGGACTCAATGCCTCCGACCCAGACCGCCCTGTACGTCACGTGGATCATCACGTGGGGTCTCGGGGTTGCGTGCGATGTGATCCACGACGGTGTCGGCACCTGGCGGCTGCGCCTCAAACATCTGCTCGAGGGCGGACTCTGCAGCGTGTGGGGAATCTACGTGTTCGGCGGACCGCTCTGGGTCCAGACCATCGCGGCCTCCATCACCGCGTTGGCAGCCATGACCTTCATCTGGCTCCTCACCACTGAATTTATCGCTTCTTGGCTCAAGCCTCAGAAAGGCCGTCGATGAATCTCGCTCGCTTTGTCACCTGGGCCGTCGTGCTCATGAATCTGTCCTTCCTGGTGTTCTTGGCCCTGTCGGGACCGGACGGCGCCATGACCCGAACGGGCTGGATCAGCCTCGGGGTCGGATCTGCTACCGCGGTCCTGGTCATCGCCCTCTCGGCTGTGCAGCTATCGCGCGCATTCAAAGGGAACCCGTAATGGACTGGTCGCACCACGACCTGGGCTGGGTTGCCTACACGGTCGACAAGTACGGGATGCAGGCGCTCCACACCAAGATCCCGAAGTACAACCACCAGTCAGGCAAGTGGTCAGGCGACGGCGTGCGGCACGAGATCGGGCTCACCCAGATCCACCACGAGTTCAACGCCGCGACTTCGCTGGTCGTTCGCCCGAAGGCGAAGGTCGAAACAAAGCCAGACCAGAAACCGATCAACGATCGCCGCGCCAAAGTTCCGGTCCCGCCGGATGCCGCGACCCCGACGCCGGTCGAGCACTTGGTCGCCACGCTCCCGGAACCGCCCAAGTCCGCGCCGAATCTGTCGATCCTGGCTGCCGACATGGCGCTCCTGATCTGTGACCTGACCGCAGGCGCCAAGCTGAACGACGTCGACCGGCGCCGCATCTCCTCGATTCAAGACCGACTCAAAGAACTCGGAATCTTCTCGCTGCCGCTCATCCCGGTTGCCGCGCGAAAGCCGAAACCCAAAGCGCGCAGGAGCGCCAAATAAGATGTCAGACGACAACGTCATCGGTAAGCGCTGGCAAGCGCAACGCCAACGGATGAAGAAGAACCAGACCGAGTTCGCCGCTCTGCTGGGAATCTCGACATCCTACCTGAGCCTGATCGAGTCCGGTCAGCGCTCCAATCCGTCTATGAAACTGCTCCGCAAGGCCGCGCAGGTAACCAAGCGGTCCATCAAGTATCTCGCTGGCGAATGAACGTGACGGACGATCTGTCGCCGGCGATCCTGCGCCGGCAAGCCGAGGCCATGCTGGTGGTGTCGAAGAATCTCGACACACCGCTCCAGATCGGACTCCTGATGGTCGCCGTCCGGCTCTACCTGGTGCTCGCTGACCGCTGGGAGAAGGGCAAGATTAACCGCCAGACGGTCGACGACGAGATCGCGATCTTCCTGGACCGGTTCCACCGCTACACCAAGGCGACCGTAACCGAGCAGCGCGAGAGCGCGATCATGGGCGTGATTCAACAGGCCGCCCGACTCGAAGTGTGCCACGTGTGGCTCCTGACCGGCAAGAACAAGGACGAACCATGAACCTGACTCAGAACGAACTCGCGATCCTGGAGGCACTCTCTCACCGCTTCACGACCGTTCCGGAGATCGTCGAGTACATCTGGCCCGAAACCGAAGAGGGTCCGAACCAGAATTGGCGCTACATAAACTCGATCAAGACGACCCTCGAGCGTCTCGAATCCTACAAGCTGGTCGTCCAAGTTGGCTCCGGCTGGGCCCTAACCCAAGATGGTGAGAAAGAGCTGAGTGCACGATGATTTGGATCTTGTTTGCGCTCCTGCTCGTTATCGGCTCCTTGGTCACCTGGATCCTGCTGCTGCGCTCCACTAACAAGTGGCTCGCGGATCGTTCCAACGAATTCGAGACCCTGTACCGGCACGCCGAAGCCGAACGCCGGCGCCTCGAACGGGAGTCCTGGGAACAGCGGTAAAATTTACTGTACTGTCATCTAGTCAATCATATTGTCTCGATCATGCCAGACGGCCTCGACGAGACGACCCAAAAGATAGCGGATGTGGACCAGGCGATCCGGCGCGAAGCCGCCGTCCTGGCCGACGACTTCGAAGTCTATGCGGCACCGGTTCCGCCCGAGGCGGTCCAGGATGCCAAGATGTGGTTCCGTCAATTCGCCCTCTCGTGCCTGCAGCTCGGAATCGAACTCGTGGTTCCGCACGTGACCCGCAACGAGGACGACTTCGAACTCACCTGGGAGTCCGAGACCGATGAATTCCATCTCAACCGGCTCGTGATCCTGATCGGCACCACCGACTGCGGGGTCCGGGATTACGGTCACGTCCTGCGCGGACCAACGCTCTGGTTCGACCCGCGTGATCTCAAGAAAGCCATCGAACACTACGAGTCGTTCTTGGCGGAGCGCACATGATTGATCTTGCCAGCATGTCTGGAGTTTTTGGTGGAGGCCTCGCCCTCGGCGTCGTGATGGCGTGCTGGGGTCACATCAAAGGTATGCTCGAACGCGCGCTCGGTCTCCTGGTCATCCGGGTGGAAGTCGTCGGATACGCCGCTCAGGCGATCGGCCGTCTGTGCTGGCATGAGTTCCAGAGTTCCCACGGCGCCTTCCGGAAATTTACCGGAACCGTCATGCACGTGCGTCCGCTCGATCGCAAGCAAGCCGTCGGGTTCGAACAGTTTCCCGAGAAGGCCGCGTTGTTCTGGGACGGCTGGCGCCCTATCGTGGTATCAGCACCACTCGACAAGGATCACGGCCATCTCCGGACCACCGTGACGTTCATCCGCGGCACCTTCCAAGTCGAGGCCTTACTCGAGCGCGCCTTCAAGGCGTTGAACCAGTACATGCAGGGCACGCACTTGAACGACCACTACTATGAAGGCGCCGGAAAGCGTTTCGCAATCCGCCGCTGCGTTGGCTCTGGTGGCCGCAAGATGATCAGCGACCGCGACGACGATGACGGTCCTCGCTTACGTTCTCCGTCCAGCATGGGGCTCGACGACGTGATGGAGAACCGCCCCCTCACGTGGAAGCCCGAGGAGCTCGGGCCCCAGGTCTCGGTTTCGGAACCGTTCAGCTATCTGGCTCTTCCGCCCGCGATGGAAGTCGCGATCGAGGAAGCACGCCGCTGGATCGATTCGAAGAAGTGGTACGCGGATCGCCAGATTCCGTGGCGCCGCGGCTGGCTCCTGCACGGCAAGCCCGGCACCGGCAAGACCTCGTGCGTAAAAGCACTCGCCCAGGAACTGGATCTTCCGGTTTACATCATGGACATCGCCTCGATGTCCAACAAAGAGTTCATCAACGCTTGGACCACGGCGCTCGCACAGTCGCCGGCGGTGGTACTGATTGAAGACATCGACGCGGTCTTCGAGGGCCGCGAAAACCTCCTGGGTGAATCCGGGGGCGGGCTCACCTTCGACTGCCTCCTGAACGCGATCTCTGGTGTCGAATCCGCCGAAGGGATCTTCACGATCATCACCACCAACCATATCGAAACCGTCGATCCCGCCCTCGCCTCCAAGACCCAGGACGGCTCGATGTCTTCCCGGCCGGGCCGCATCGACCGCGTGATCGAACTCGGCGCTCTGTCTCGCGACGGCCGCTACAAGATCGCGCGCCGTATCCTGGAATGCTGCCCAGACCTCGTCGAGGATTGCGTGGCTGCCGGAGACGGCGACACCGGGGCCCAGTTCCAGGAGCGCTGCTCATCCCTGGCCCTCCAGCAATACTGGACCGGACGTGACGCGGCTGGCGGGCCAGATTCCGCCCCGTAACCTTAGGGAATGACTGTCCGTAGGAATCACGGGACCTCGCTCAACGGTCTCAAGAACATCTCAGAACTCGCCAGCAGTTCCGGGGTAGCCGAAACCACCACGACCCTGATCACGCTCGATGACGGGGCCGTCATGGACGAATGGCGCAACGCCGGCGTCCCGGTCCACCAGATCAAAGGCGATGGCCGGTTGTGGTTCAACATCCTGAGCAGCGCGCCCGCTTCGCCGGTGACCGGTGACGTGTGGCTCGAAGACACGATCTCGGGCGTCGTCCTCCGGATCCAGACCGATTCGGGTCTCACCACGATTCCGGCCGGCGACGGTTCCCTGAGCGTGACCGCCGCATCAGCTCTCTTGCAGGGTCATGCGGTTCGGACCACTGCGTCCGGGCTCGAATATGCCGCCGCGGACGTGGCGTCTGACCAGTACCAAGTGATCGGCCTGATAGCCGAAGATACGCTCGCGACCGAAGAAGGTGTAGTCTTGAAACCGGGCCAGCAGCTCGAGCTCTCGGACTGGACTCTCCTGACCGGCGCCGCAACCCTAACGCCCGGCGCCACCTATTGGCTAACCGCCACACCCGGCCGTTACAGCGCTGCGGCCCCGGATCTGGAAGTCGTGACCGCGGCCTCAAAGGTCGGTATCGCGGCAACCGATACCATCCTGCTGATCCAGACCGACCTCAAGGTTCTGGCCTAAGACCTTAGATCTGTTTCGGTCCAGTAGTCTTATCTGCCTGTTATAATCCACGTTGGGTCGCGCTTGTTTGCGACCGACGGGACAGCAGATGACTACAACTTCTTGGACAGGTGCGTTCGATACCGACTGGCAGACCGCTGCTAATTGGACCAACGGGGTTCCCGACCAGGACACCGATAACGTCATCGTCACGGGATCGAATCCCATCACCCTGAGCGATACGGCGCTCGGCAAAAACATCGACTTCACCGGCTTCACCGGCTCGTTCGATCCGGGTGGCACCGGCTTCGCGATGCGCGGAAACCTGACCCTCTCGTCCGGAATGACGATGGTCAATTCGCCAGGTGTCATCTTCTACACCGCCGGCTCCATCACGTCGGCTGGACAATCCATCCGCGGGTTAGCGATTTACGAAAATGGCGTCGGCACCGTTACTCTGAATGACGACCTGACCCTGACCGATATCAACGTCCAGAACGCGAACACGCTCGCGATGGGAGACCATACCATCACGTTCGCGGCCACTACCAGCGGCGGTATCTCGATCGCAAACGGCGGACTCCTCACCTACACGACCGGTGCCAAATTCGTGTTTGGCGACGGCCTAGCCCTGGCGGCAGTCAGCTCAACTGCGGCGCTTCCGCCGATTGAGGTCGGAGACTCGTACGTCTGGATTCCTGGCGTCGATCTCACCTGTGACTCCTGGACCCAAACGGGCGGCACTCTCGAATTCTACGTCGCTGACCTAACCACGGTCGGGAATCTGTCGTGGACCGATGTCACCTTGGTCACCCTGTCGGGAAACACCTGTACGGTCGGGGGCAACTTCGTTGCCGACAACACCGATCTGGACGGCGGCATCTTCGACGTAACCGGAACCGCGGTAGCTCACGACGCGGCCATCAACAACTGCGACTTCACCGCCGGAACCCAGCTAGACGCGTCCGACAACTGCACTGGCGCCGGAAACCAGAATGTCTTGCTCGGTGACTTCGTTCCTCCGGCCAGGTCCAGGAACCGAGACGACGGCGACGGTCATCGGCGTACCTCGCTCGGGGACTATCGGACCTCTCCACAGGGCCACTGGGATTCAGGCGCGGTCGAGTAATCGCAGGGCTGGGGGCATAGTCCCTTAGATCACTGATTCTTACATTTTCCAAGCCTATTGTTATGATTAGGGGACCCATTCCCTCCCGCAAGGACCCAGATCATGACTACGACCACGTTCACTGGCGCTATCGATAACAATTGGTTCACCGCCGGGAACTGGGACAACGGTGTTCCGACGTCGACGGTCGATGCTGTGTTCAACGGTTCGTCACCGAGCTGTGATGCGACGGGTGCCGCTAGCTTCCTGTCACTCGACTTCACTGGCTACACGGCGAGTTTCACCGCGTCTGACCTGCACGCGTACGGCAACGTTACGCTCGACGCCGGCGCGAGCATTTACATCGACGCCCTCACCTACCATGCGAGCGGAACCCTGACTACCGACGGGATCCCAGCCGTCCCCCTGACCTCGGGCCTGAACTACGTCGCAATCGACGCGGGTAGCCTGACGATCATGGATAACTCGGAGCTGTGTCAGCTCTACTCGTACGGCAGCGCTTCGGTCAGCACGTATGAGCGCACCATCACATTCAAATCAGGCAGCGTCATCTCCACGGCCTCAGCGCCGGTGACTTGGATTCAAGGCGGTAAGTTCATCTTCTCCGGTGACTCGGCGAACATCTTGGCTGACGCTCTGCCTCCTGTCGTAGTCACGGGCGCCGTCGCGGTCACGGTGCAAAACCTTATCTGCTCGTCCTACACCCAGACTGGCGGCTCGCTCCTGTTCGATGGGTCAGGCACCTCCGTCTCGGCCAACATGACTCTGACGAACGTGACCAGCGTCACGGCTACGTTCGACTACACCGTTGCGGTCGGCGGCAACTTCTTTGCCGATAACTGCACGCTGGACGGCACCGGCTTCGCCTTCACGTTCAACGTCACAGGCAAGGCGTTCGCATCGGACTCGACCATCACGTACGCGACCTTCAGCGGCGCTGCCCTCGACGCTTCTGACAGCTGCACCAATGGTGGTGGAAACACCAACGTCGTATTCACGGCTCAAACGACCACCTGGACTGGCTCGATCGATACCGACTGGAACACAGCCGGAAACTGGACTAACGGCGTCCCCACGGCCCTCACTCACGCGGTCATCAACGGATCGGCGCCAGGCGATGTGATCTTCACGACCGGCCCACAACCAGAGTTCAAATCATTGACGTGTACCGGCTTCACCGGACTGCTCGATATCAACAGCTACAATGGCCCTATCACGTACGGCGATATCACGCTCGGTGCTGGGATGACGATGGATTTCGTCAATATCGCAATCTACAGAAACTGCACTATCACCACGAACGGCGTGGCTGTTCCTGGGCTACAGATCGGCGGCCAGAACTTCTTCGATGTCACCGCGACCCTTGGAGACAATCTCACCACTGCGGGTGAGGACATCACGGTCAATGCGCGTTCCACGCTCGCGATGGGTAACAAGACCGTCACGTTCAACAATAACGGTCAGCGGGATGTCGGCATGCGCCTCAGCGGCGGGTATGACGGCGAGGGTACGATCACCTGGACGACCGGAGCAAAGATCGCCGCGGTCGGCGACGAAGGCTCGTACTTTGAGGTCCAGGGCGGCGATCCCGACATGGTTTGGCCCCCGATTGAAACCAGCGGTGACGTCTTCATCTACTTCAACGGTTTCAGCTCCTACCCGACCGGGATGGAGCCCTCGGTTAACTTCGTTCCGAAATTCACGTCGTTCTCGGTTACGGACGGCGGCATGTTCTTCGACTACGTGCCCGAGCTTCACGTTTTGGGGAACGTCACCGCGGTCGACGCCACGTTCACTGACAACTATAACGAGTCGCCATTCCCACCTGGCATGTCCGGCAACAAGCTGACCGTCGACGGTGACTTCAGCTTCACGAACGGCGATCTGGTGAACGGTGTGATCGAGGTTGGCGGACTCGCTGACTTCATCGGCACCGGCACGATCACCGACATGGTCTTTTCGGGCGAGACCCTTTACGCCCCGAATGGGATCGACGGTGACGGCAACACCAACGTGGTATTCGCAGCGCGTTCGGGAGGGTTCACGCCCCCGGCTCGCTCGGGTAACCGCGGCACGGACGGCAAGAAGCGCGTCTCCGTCGATAAGCGCGGGAAGTCCCAACAGGGTCACTACGGCGAGACTTCGATCGAACTCAGCCAGTTCTAACCAGGCCTTAGAGCACTGATTCTTCATTCCCATAAGCCGTCTGTTATAATGGTGGCTCACTGTATTGGTAGGCTGACAAATGACTTGGAATGCGGAATGGGTGAATGAGCGGGATCTCGGCTACTCGCTCGACATCGACCTCATCATGACGGACGGCGACCGCACCGAGCGGCGCTCGTTCAATTTCGAGTACGACAAGTTCACGGTTGATCAGGCCTTTCTCGACGACGTGGCTGCTGCGGTAGCTGCGGAATTGGACGCACCGGCCGAGGAAGAGGAATAACCAATGGCCAATCTAATTTCAGCCGGAAACTTTAATTTCACCGACACGAATGGTTGGCGTTTGGCCGACACGGGCGGGGCGCAGACGAATCTGAACTCCTCGACGAGTATCACGACGAGCAACCAATCGTCCTCCGCTTTCACGATCACGAATGGTAAGGTCACTGACGGCGTGCTTATGGTCGCTCGTCAGTCATCGACGACTGGCACGATCACCATTGAATTGTTTAATGGCACATCGGTCGTTGCTACGACTACCGTAAATGCGACCTCGTTGCCGATTGCCTCTTCGCTGATCTTCTTCAAGTGGGCGTCACCGTACACCTCGACCGGTCTTGCAACGATGACGATTCGCGTACGCGCTTCGTCTAGTGGTAACTCGACCTTCCACACCAGCGGCGGCAGTGAGTTCTTCAAACTGATTCGTCTTAACTCTTCAGATGTAGCTACCGCCGCTTCCGGCGACAGCTTGTTCACGGTGGGTGAACTCGACAACACGAATACGTTGACCAGTTTCACGGTTACGATGGATAACACGGCCTCGACGGTATGGGGCCGCAGTATGGTTGGATATGGCGGATTGCTTAATTACGGCATTGCGGCATCGACAGCGTACCTGTTCAAGACGAACGCTAATTTCGGCTTCTACGGCGGTGAGTTGCGCATGGGCAACCTCGCCAATCCTATTCCATCAACTTCAACGGCAGAGCTGTGGTTCGTTAATGCCTCGTCGCAGGACTTCGGTTTTGACGGCGGCAGCGGCACACTGACGACCTACGGCGCGGCGCGTACTCTCTACGTCTCGCTGGCGGCTGATGCGGCGTCCAGTGCGACTTCTCTTACCCTCGATTCTGTTCCGACCGGCTGGAAGAGTGGCGATACCATCGCCATAGCACCAAGCACGGGTTCGAGTTTCGAGAAGAAAGTCTTATCTGCCGACGTGACGACCACGACGGCAACGATCACGGCGGGCCTTACTTTCGCCCACTCGGGAACTGCGCCGACACGTTGCGAGGTCGTCAATCTCCAGCGTAATGTGAAGATCCACGGTACGTCGGCTGCGATCGCGTTTTCGATTGGGAACAACCGAAACTATTCGTTGAACAACACCGAGTTCTACTTCTGCGGCGGGATGTCCGGATTGAGCGGAAGCTCGATGAGCGGTTGCGTGTTCCACGACACCGACTCGACGGGCAACATGACCAATGAAGTCGCTCAATTCTCGACAGTGACCGGATGCGCTGTCATGAGTGAGGCGAGCGGAACCAATCACAACGGTTCTATTCTGGCTAGTACTTCGTTCGCTTCGACGATCACTAACAACATCGTGTCAGCGGCCCGCAATCACTGCATGCAAGTTACCAGCGTCTTTGCTCACGTCATCACGGGTAATCGTTCGATCTGTGACGGCAACGGTTCGGGCTATAACTTCACGATGTCCGATGGCTCCAGCATTACCTTCAATAACAATCTAGCTCACTCGTGCGCTAGCGGCATCATGCTCGGTGTTCCGGCTGGCGGCAGCACCCCCAGTATCTCGAATTTCACCATCACGAACTTCACGGGATGGCGGGGATCGAGTGGTCAAATCGCGTTCAATGGCAGCGGGTCTGCGCCTAATGCGCAATTCCACAATATCACCATAAACGGAGCTACGCTGTTCGGAAACAGCACAGCGGGTATCGCCTTTACCAACGCCACCGTGGCGAATTGCTCATTCAAAAACATCGCCATTGATGCGGGCGTAACGGTGTTGCAGCCCGTTGGCATCAGCATCCGTTCACGCAGCTGCTTGGTCAACGTCGTATTCGACATGGTGAACATGGGCGTTAGTCAGACTCACGCTACGGCTGACCTGCAAATAGCTGATGACGGATCAGGCACTCTCGCGGTAGTGGACGCGAGGTTCCGCAATTGCCGATTCAGTTCGACCACGGAGATCAGCGGTCAGGCTCTCCTGTCTCCGCTATCGACCATCACCTCACAGAAACACGATGCGACGGTGAACAACCACCGGTCATGGTCGAAATACGGCACCATGACGATCGATACCTCAATCTTCGCGACGGCCTCGCCGTCTGCTCGGATGACGCCGAATAATGCGTCGAACAAGTACGCGTATCCCCGCGCTAAACAGATGGCTGTCTCGAGCGGCGGTACAGCCTCGGTCTCGGTCAAGGTCCGCAAGTCCGTTGTGGGCGACGGTACGGCGTATAACGGCAACCAGCCGCGTCTGATCCTGAAAGCCAATGCGGCGCTCGGGATCAACTCAGATGTGGTGCTGGCGACCGCAACGAACGCGGCAAACGGTGCCTTCGTGATCCTTACGGGAACATCGCCGTCGGTCACTGATCACGGTGTCCTCGAGTTCATGGTCGACTGCGACGGCACCACCGGATGGATCAACGTCGACGACTGGGGCCCCTGATGAGCTACCAAGACCCCAACGGCAGTGAGAAATTCTGGTTCGACGGCGTGCCGTTTAGCGGCATCCAGGTATCGAACCAGGACGGCCGCTCCGAGAAATTTTGGTTTGATGGCGTACCCTGGGCGGCGCTTATGCCGCCAATCGTCACAGCGCGCACTGGCATGCGAAGCAGCGTCGACGGCAAGGCACGGATCGCTACCGTGGATCTTGCGACGGTTCAGGCCGGAAAATACCGGCAGGTAGCGCTCGAATAAAACAGAAGAGCCCGGGGATTTCCCCGGGCTCTTCTGTTTTACCTACGTAGGGACCTGATCAGCCGGCCGCGCGTTGGCAGATCGGATAGAACGTCCGATTCAACAGCGTCTGAGCATCTTCGGCCATGTGCGCGATCGTGTAGTCGTTCGCGAATGTATGGGCGATGTGCTCAGCTGGCACCAGATCAACTGCGGTCTCGGACGCGTGGTCGAGCTTGGGAACCGAGGCCCGGGTCAGCTTGTAGACGTTGGTAAAGAATCCGCCTGCGCTGGGCGGTAAGGCCTCGTTGGGAAACCGGACGTCGTCCACGATGGTGATACCAGCAAATTGCTTGGCCCGGTTGGCGGCGATCTGGATCCAGATCCGGTCGTAGAACTGATTGCGCATGATGTCGGTCCCGAAGACCTGCATGAGCTGACGGCCCGTCGGAGCGCCGCTTTCGATGACCTCTTCCGGGATCCCGATCCGACGAGCGGCGGCCAAGATCGGCTCCTGAAAGGAGCGCCAGGGGAAAGCGGTCAGCGGGGAATTGCGTTCCTGGTCGTTCCCTCGGAAGGGCCTGGAGTCGCCGACCATGGTGGTCAGGAAATCCTTGATGGGGTCGGCGAAACTGATGATTTGGCTGGGGCAGCCATTTTGACGCGCCCAGTCGGTGATGATGCTCGCGAGGGTGCCTTTCCCGGCCCTGGCGCGGCCGAGACAGCCAATAATAGGGTATTGCATAGTGCTCCGTTTGATCCCGGGAGGGTATGTTTTCCCGTGGTTAAATCAAGACAATAGATTTGACTGGATCGTAACAATGGATTTGTTACAGTCCTGTCTGCATGACAAAAGACGACAAGTCCATTTGCCAGGAAGCCCTCGATTACGTTGAAAAGACTGGTTCGGTAACGCTCGCTGCGCGGGAGCTTGGAATCCCGCGTCGTACGTTGGCAGACCGTCACGACCGCGCCATCAACGTCTATGGGCTGACCCCGAGCAAGTCCTCCACCAAGGCCCGCGCGAAGGCCGAATCGAAGAAGACCAAGGTCCAGATCGTAAAGCGTGAAATCGCTCCGGCTGAACTGTTGGCCGCGGACCGAAAAGTGCGGGCCGTCGAAACTGAGAAGAAGGACGCGGCTCTCAAGCTCAAGGAGTCCGAGAAGGAGAACGAGGAACTCAGGGATCGCCTGAACCTCATGCTCGACATCGAGGAAGGCCAGGGTGCCCGGCGCCGCCTCTCGATCCCATCCTACAACGACTCGGACGGACAGGGTATCTTCTGCGGCGTCGCCTCCGACTGGCACATCGAAGAAGACGTCACACCGGAGTCAGTTCCGGGCTACGAGAACGAGTACAACCCCGAGATCGCGGAAGCCCGCGCCAAGAAGTTCTTCCAAAGCTACGTGTTCATGCTCGACGCGTGGCGGCACGTCGGGAAGTGCGACACCGCGGTGTTGGCGATCCTGGGCGACATCATTACTGGCTACATCCACGAAGAGTTGATGGAGTCGAATCACATGTCGCCGTCCAAGGCAGTCCTGTTCGGTCAGGAACTGCTGGGCGCCGGTATCGAATACATTCTCAAGAACGGAAACCTGAAAAAGCTGATTTTGCCGTGCAGTTACGGCAATCACGGCCGCACCACCCCGAAGTCGCGAATCCACACCGGAGCTGACAACAGCTTCGAATACCTCCTGTATCGTACGATGCAGAAGGAGTGGAAATCCGAGAAGCGTCTCGATTGGCACATCGCCGAGGGCTACCACGTCAACGTCGACTTGTTCGGCCATCGCGTGCGTTTCCATCACGGTGACGCGATCGGGTACGGCGGGGGTGTTGGCGGAATCACGATCCCAGTCCGCAAGAAGATCGCGAACTGGAACTCCGGTTCGGCGAAGCCGGCTGAGCTCGACGTGTTCGGTCACTTCCACCAGCTGATCGACGGCGGCAACTTCATCTCGAACGGCTCGTTGATCGGCTACAACGCGTTCGCGCTCAACATCGGCGCCGCGTACGAACCTCCCCGCCAGGCCTGCTTCTGGATCGATGCGGTCCGCGGCAAGACCATGTCGGGCCAGCTGTACGTGGAATAACCGTGGACCTTACGCCCCCTCCTGCGCCCAACTTGGCGATGGTCCACACCGACCAGTTGATCGACGAATTGATGAAGCGTGAGATCGCGGTCGCGATGGGGATCGTCCGCCAGGATGAAACCACCGGAACTGACCAGTGCCTGATCGGGAAGTTCTACCACGGTGACGAAGCAGACTGCCTGTACGCGCTCACGTACACGATCAACGCGCTGCTCCACGGTGCCCGCGAGAAGGGCATTCCGGATCGCGAGATCCGCGAGATCATGGGTCTAATCCAGATCCGTCACCTGATCGAAACCATCGAGGATGACGAGTACCGCGAGGACGAGTTCGATCCGGAAGATGACGGTCCAGACTACGGCGACATGGGCCCCTACCCGGACGCACCGCAAGGCTAACCTGAAGACATAACGGCTCTTACTCCGCTGGCAAACGGGTTGTTACGGCGTAATTTTTCCGTATGCCGGTACGCCCAGTCTCCTTCCAGGGAACCGATCTCAAACAGGTCGGCAACCAAGATCTCGATCCCCAGGTTCTCCCGCTCTCGGTCGTCAGGACCGACGGCTCGACTCCGTTTACCCAGCCCCAGCAAGGAGTTGCGCCCCTCGCGGATGCCGACCTGACCACGCGGGAGTGGGTCAGGAAGAATGCGGGCGACATGGGTTGGCAGGGTGCCGTTCTGTCGATCGTAGGCTCTCTACCGGGCAGCCCGAGCACCGGCGATCGCTACATCCTCTCGACCGACGATTCGATCAACCAGTGGTCCGGTACCGCTTGGGAAACCCAGGCGCCGTCCGAAGGCTGGGTCCTCTACAACCTCGATGCCCAGATCTTCCAACTGTACCTGGGCGGATCCTGGCAGGACCTGTCTGCGGCCGTGAACCACGAGACCATGCTGGGCCTCCTGGGCGGCGACATCGGCGACCACTACCACTTCACCTACGACCAACACCAGAAGCTGACCGTCAGCCAAGCGGCCAAGATGGTTCTGGCCGCTCCCCTGAACGCGGCGGGCATTCCGGACTGGCGCGCCCTCGACGCGGCCGACATCCAGACTGGCACGATCCCGCCAGTGCGCGGCGGCTTCGGGCTGGACCTCACCACGGCCGATGGATACGTGAAGTGGGCGTCGGGTACCCCGACATTCTCGGCCACGATTCCGTTCAGCGACATCGATGGCGCACCTTCCGGTTTTACTCCGGCAGAACACGCCGAAACCCACGAAGCCGGTGGCGACGACGAGCTCGAACTTGATGCGACCCAGATCACGACCGGATTGCTATCTCGCGCACGCGGCGGCACCGGAGCCAGCGGCGCCAGCCTGCCGGCCCGCTACGCTCTGATCAGTGGTACCAGTGCAAGCACGCCGGTTAGCTACCGCGCGCTGACGCCCGACGATATTTCTGGCGCGACCTCGGCCTACCAGGTTCTGCAGCGCAACGCTTCCAATACCGGAAATGTCTGGGGTGCCCTTGACCTCACTGGCTCGAACGCAGTCCCGAACACGCGTGTCATCGGCACCAGCGGCTACCTGTCGGGCGGTGGCGACCTGACCGCTGACCGGGCCCTCACGTGGCTCGGTGTCGACGTATTGAGCTCGGCCGTTCTGACCGGCCGTCGCCCGATCATCAACTTCGGTACCGGCTTCACCGTTACGGACGATTCGCTCAACAATCGCATCAACGTGACCGCGGCCTTCTCGGGAGCGATCACGAGCCTGACTGCCAACAACTGGAAGCTGTTCTACAGCGACGGTTCTGGCAACGTTCAGGAGCTCGCGCTCGGGGCAACCGGAACTGTGCTGACCAGCGGTGGCGCTAGTGCGGCACCGACATTCTCGTCGGCGCCAGGTGGTGGCGAAGTCAACACCGCGTCGAACGTCGGCACGGCTGGAGTCGGTCCGTTCAAGCAGAAGACGGGCGTCAATCTCGAGTTCAAGAAAATCAACGCGGGCTCGTCCAAAGTCACCGTTACGGACGACACCGGCAACAGCGAAATCGATATCGATGTCGTGCCAGCCAACATGGGTCTCGTCAGCCAATGGCAGTACGTGATCCTTTCCGATGGCGGCGCAGGTCACACTCACACGGTGTCCCTGACCGAAGCGGAAGCCGCGACGGTCATCAGCGGCACGCCGGTCGTGAAGGCCAGCTCGACGACTTCAGCTCACTCCCACAACGTAACCTGGTCTCTCGTCAGCGATCGAGTCGTCGTGACGTTGGTCCAGACAGTTGGGCACACCCACCCTGCGACCGCGGCGAACCAGCAGGCCGACACGAATACCGGCGAAACCAACACCGCATCGAACGTCAACACCGCCGGCGTAGGCGTCTTCAAACAGAAGACCGGGGTCAACCTCGAGTTCCGCGGTATCAACGCTGGATCGAGCAAGATCACAGTCACGAACGATTCCGGCAACAACGAGATCGATATCGACGTTGCGGAAGCAAATCTGTCGACCTTCGTGGGCGACTCTGGATCGGGTGGCGTTAAGGGCGACGTTCCGGCTCCAGCGGCGGGCGACGCCGCGGCGAACAAGTTCCTGAACGCCAATGGTACCTGGACCACTGCACCAGGCGCAGCCGGCGGCGAAGCCAACACGGCTTCGAATGTGGGCGTGGGTGGAGTCGGGCTCTTCAAGCAGAAGAACGTCTACGACCTGGAATTCCGCAATATCAACGCGGGTTCGAACAAGGTCACGGTGACGCTCGACAATGCCAACAACGAAGTCGATGTCGACGTCGTCCCGAGCGAACTCGGATCCGACCTCGGGCTGTTGCTCTCCATTCAAGTGTTTTGCGGATAAGGGGTATCTATGGCAGTCACGAGAGAATTTCTGTCCAACGGCGCCAATGGGGCCCAGATCGCCATCACCAACACGACCTCGCCTGGTAACGCGATCCATACCGCGCACGCGACCCTCAAAGAAGAGATTTGGCTGTGGGCCTGTAACCCCAACGTGGTTGCGGTCGATCTCACGATCGAATTCGGCGGCACCGCTGCCAGCGATCGCATCGTGGTTTCTCTTCCAGCGAAGTCCGGCGACTACCTGGTGGTTGGCGGCAAGACCATCACGAACTCGCGCGTCATTGCCGCGTATGCGTCCAGCTCGGGCGTCAACGTCGGCGGCCACGTGAACAGGCTTGGCTAATGCTTCGTAATCGTCGCGTCACCGGACCACTGAACGGAAACACCACCACCACAACGACTGGTGGCGGCTCAAGCTTTCCAGACAGCCAGATCATCGGTTATCCGACCATTGCACCGTCGCCCAGCCAGACGCCAGGCGGCGGGTTCGGGTACGGCAACTTCGACACCCCGCTGGGCCCGATCGGGACGCTTCCGGTTTCCCGACTCGCCACTGCGACCCCTTTCAATTCCCAACCGCTCTCGCGCTATCCCGGAGCCTAACCGATGACTACGTTCACCTACCAGTTTCAGACCTACACGGCGGTCTACGTCGACCCGACCGCGACCGGCACTGGCGACGGCTCTACTCCGACGAACGCCCGTACCACTATGCCGACCGTTGCAGCCATGGCGGCCAACACGGCGTACATCGTACGCCGCTCTACTTCCGAACTGTCGTGGACCGTAGGTTCGAACGCCAACAACTACGTGATCGTGATGGGCTGCCCAAAGTCAGTCGACATGATGGCTGATGTTGTCCCGGCGGAAGTCATGACCGCGTGGGGCGCTGATTCGGCCGACTACGCGACACTCTTGATGTCGAGCAACACCACCGGCGCAATCTTCACCGGAACTGATTTCATTCTGGAACGCGCCGAGATCCGGACAACCACAACTGCTGGCGCCAACACGTCAGGAACTATCCAGGCAACCGGAACGCGCCCCACGATCCGCAAATGTTTCCTGCGCATCAAGGCGACGGATTACACGGACGCTCTGCCGGCGAACCTCAACCGAGTTCCACTCCAGGTGGGAACCAACAGTCCGACTGTGGCTGACTGCATCATCCATGCACCGGGCAACTCAGCGATCTTGACCTCGGCGTCGACCGACAACTTCACTCTTGTTAACACCGATATCAGGGTGTGGGACAATTCCAGTAACGCGATCTTGGGACCCGGCACCACGTCGACGGACTGGTTGATCGACAACTGCACGTTTCAGATCAAATACGCGAACCTGACTACTTATACGACTCTGTTCACGTGTTCGACCCTGACCAACACGACCTGGCGAAACTGCACCTTCACCCTTGATTCGCCAGTGAATAGCAACGTAACGGTCTTTACCTTTACGTCTACCCTGACGACGTTCATCAACTGTTCGTTCACGCTGACAGCATCAGGTACCACTGGCACCGGTCACTTATTCTCGGGCAATACCACGACGAGGTTGATCTTCAGATCCTGCACAATCACGCAGTCGACGACCAGCACGTCAGCCACCGTTCCGGTCCTGTTCGCCGGTGTCAACTTCATCGTCAAGGACTGCACCATCACGTGGGACGGTCTCTTAACTACTGCGGCGTCGTACGACGTCGTGGAAATGTGGGACAACAACACGATCAACTCGGGAACCTTGACGTTCGACGAACAGATCTATGTCCCGACCCACGCACTCACGAAAGGTACGAAGATCGCGGAAGTCTCGGCCAACGGGATCGTCTACGTCGGGTCCGGAACCTACAGCGGTCCAACCACGATCGATCTTTCGAACAACGCGCGCTTCTTCATCGACAACTGCAACATCATCCCGACCTTGAGTTTCGTCGGCTCGACTGAGTACGCGACGTACTACGCCCGAAACGAAAATGGGGTCTCGGGTCAGTGGCGAGCCGAGAACCTGTCGAACAAGATGTCTATCTCGACTGCGTACCGGACCGGTTCCGCGGTCACATACTCGATCAAGGCAGAAGGAAAGGTCGCGAACACCACGGGCCCGTTCCTGTACTGCGCGCCGCGCCCGTTCAACGGCATCCCCGTTGTGTTCGCATCAACCGGCCGCAAGCGCGTTACCATGTACTTCGCGTACAAGATCTACGGAGAGTTCAACCCGAACGAGCTCTGCCTCGAGATCGAGATCCCGGCCGCCGCTTCGGGCACCGCGACCAAGACCATTACGGCGCGTTCGAACGGCAACATCGTCTCGGATTCCAGCACCTGGAACAACGACACGGGCCTGACGGTCCGCCGCATGGAAGTCGTGTTCGATCTGCTCCGGGCCGAGAACGTCCAGTGCCGAATCGGGTTCAACAAGTACACCCTGAACGCCTACTGTTACATCGACCCGACCATCGTCGGCGCCTCGGCGTAATTGTTCACCGGGCGTCCGGAATGGAAATTTATTGTCCTAGTGTTAGGCTAGGAGCGGAGTTCCGTCATGCCGTTCAAGTCACAGGCCCAGCGCCGTGCGTGCTACGCAGCCAAGGATCCGAACTGGAACTGCAAGGAGTGGGAGTCGGAAACTCCTAACAAGAAGCTGCCAGAGCGGTTATCGAAGAAGGCCGACGCTCGTATGGGCGATCGGGTGAAGGCCAGGCTGTACAAGCAGGCCGTCCAGCAAGTGACCCAGCAGCTCATTCCGGGCGCCCCGCCGGTCCCGAAGATCGTTCCGGCCGGACAGCAGCCGCAGGCCCAACAGGCCCCCACCCGGCCGACCAATCAGCCGGCGGCGCCGACCCAGACCGCGCCGGTGCCGGCCGCCAACGGCGTCCCGCAGCAGCCACAGGCCGCGACCCCGACGCTGCCGACCGCCAAGGACGTCCTGAAGAATGGACCGCTTCAGCGCCCAGGTGCGCCCCAGAACCCACTCACCAACAGCGAAGCCGTGATCGCCAACCGCCTATCCAAGATGGCCTCCACGCTCGCCAAGAATTCGTTGTCCAAATAAGCCATGGCTGAAGCCATTTCGCCACTCGTGACCGGCGTCACGCCGCTCGTCAACACCCTCGAGAAAGTCCAGGATGTGCTGCCGAACCGTGCGCTCGTGGATGAGCCCACGACCGAGCAGGCGGCCGACATCGTCGAAGCTCGCGACTCGTTGGCGAAGATCCGGCAGGAGCAGCAGCACTCGCGGCTCGGTCGCATCCTTGGGAGCGCGGCTGCGGGTGCGCGATTCGGTGGTCTCGGGGTTGGGTCCAAGTTCGGGCTGATCTTCGGCGGGCAGCGCGATCCACTCGGAGCCGTCATCTCGGGCGCCGGTATGGGCGCACTCGGGGGAGGCGCGATCGCGGGCGGTCTCGAAGCCGTCGACATCCTGACCGAGAAGCGTCGCCGCAATCTGGCGCTCCAGACGCTCAAGAACGCGAACCCACAACTACGTGAACGCCTGAAGAACCAGAATGTTGAAGACGCAGCCCGCCGTTACGGGATCGTCCGCAACGCTCCCCTGATGGGTGCTGAGTTCGCGGGCACACTCGGTGGCATCCTCGGTTCCGCGATTGGAATCCGCGCGGTTCCGCCAAGCGGCGAGAACGTCCGGATGCCGCTCGGCTTCAACGTCGACCGCGCCCAGATGGTAAACGCGGGCCGCTGGGGCTTGGCTGGTATTGCGGCCGGAGGCGCCGTTGGGCTCTTGGCCGGCGTTCTCTGGAAGCGCTCGCGCAAAAAGAAACTGATCGAGTCCCTGATGTCTGGTCACGGCAAGCTGGCTGGTTGCAAGACAATGCCGGTCGACCGCAAACCCGAAGATCCCAAGGATCCATGGCCAACCACAAACGTTCCCGAGCATCAAACCCAGACCGGTGGAAACCCCCGAAAGGCTTCCAACCGGAAACTCATGACCGGAATGGGCGGAGCGCCAGATCGCTACAGCCTCGGACGGATCGTGAAATCAGCCGTCGAACACGCACAGACAATCGTCACGGCCGCCAAGCACGAACTCGCCCGCAACGCGACGACTAAAGCGCTGAACTACACACAGCGCCTGCAGAACATGGCGCGTCGTAAGACCGAAACGGAAGATCAGGCACTCGCACTCATGAAAGAGTGGGGCGTCGAACCGGATACCAAGCAGGCCGCGAAAGCGGCGAAGCTGCGCACGCGCAGCGAAGTCGTGATCTACGACGACAAGGGAATTTTGGGCATCAAGAAAGACGGATATCTCTTGATGCCTGGTGGTGGAATTGACGACGGCGAAACTCCGGAAGGCGCAGTGTACCGGGAAGCCGTTGAGGAAGCAGATAGGAAATTACTCAACCTCGCCTCAGCTGGCGTGGTCGAGGCAGTTTGGCCGAAAGGCAAAGAGCTGGTCGACGGGTATGATGGCGAGCGCACACACTTCTTCCGTGCCCTTGACGGGGGAGAGCTCGGCACCACGCACGACGACAACGAGGGATTCAAACGGATCGGATTCGCGGAAGCGAAGAAGTTCCTGGAATCCCTCATAGACGATGATGCACAAGCTTGGGCACGCGAGGCCAACGCGCGGCGCCTGGAGTGCATCGTTGCGGCGGAAAAGAACGCCGAGGAGGGCAACACGGAACCCGTGAAGCTCGCCGCGGTGAACGAGAATGTCAGGCTACGTAGCCTGTGTCTCGTTCATGCGTCGTTGGCCAAGGTCGCATCGCAGACCGGAGCGGGTTCGCCCGCCGAGGAAGCTGCACGCGGCGAAAAAGCCCAGATCACTGCTGGGCCGCGCACCACGATAATGGCTGAAGACGAGCCAGACCTGCAGGGCAGTGATCCCGCAGTGCTAATCGATCTCGACGGAACCGTACGAGACTGGAGTGAGGATGGTCGTTACCGAAATATCGGTAGTCAGTTCATTTTACCGAACCGAAAGGAAACCCTGCAGCCGTTGAAGGCTGCAGGACTGCGCATCATCGGCGTGACGAATCACAGTACTCACGCCGATAGTGCACATAAGGGCCTTACGCCCGACATGGTTCACCAACTCCAGCATGAGACGCTCGGTCTCATGGACGGGCACATCGACGACGTGGTTTACACGCCGGTGCCGCACGAATCCGTCCTGAAGCCAGCGCCCACCATGCTCCACTTCGCAATGAAGCGGTTCGGGCTGGATCCGAAGCGCACCATCATGGTCGGAGACTCCCACGACCACGACGGCAAGGCCGCCGAGGCAGCGGGAATTCCATTCCATCACGTCGACGAATTCTTCCGCGATCCCGCCAATACTGTTCAACACGTCACCAAGCTGCTCCGAATCGAGAAGCCGACTGAGAAGACCGCTGACGCGCTTTCGTATCTGGATCGCCCCGAAAACCTTTACTTCAATGCGGAAGGCAAAGTCTTGGTCGGTCCCGATAAGGACCGCCGCTTCCGGTTCCCGACCTTGCAGGGAATCAACGGTACGGCTGCCCCATACGAGCCATCACTCCGATACGTTCCGCCCGAAGGCGTCGCCGAACCCGGCGCGCACGGTTACAATCTCAGCTTCAACACCGCCGAAGCCCCGGCAGATCTGGCGCTCCCCGAGGGCGCGTCCTGGCAGGATCCTGATCAGGTCCTCAAACAAATGTACGGATCGATGGGGCTCAAGCAGAACGCCCCCTATCGCGATCTCGATCGCGCCCGCGCCCGCGTGATCCTGCGTGCGCACCGCAAGCGCCTGAAAGCCCTGGCCGCTGCACAGGCCGCAAATGCGCCGACGCCAGCCCCGGTTTCGGCCATATTGAGTGCGTGACAATAGATTTGACTCGGCGTAATAATCTGTCATTCTGGGGGTCCGGAGTGTCGGCATGGCCGAGCAGAACCCCAAGGCCTCAACAGAAAATTACGCTGGAATGTCCAACCTGCGCAGCCCGGTCCTAAGCGACCGAGCACGCGCCAAACGGGCCGACGACCAGGATCAAACCCAGAAGACCCGCGCAAACATCGTCGAACGCAATTCGCCGATTATGGTGCAACGCGTCGACGTCACCGATACCGGAATCATGCCGGGTCCTCTCGAGGAGACCGGATTGAGTGGCATGTCGTCGATCCACTCCAGCGCCAAAATTCAGCCGGGTGACAACTTCGCGCCGCGCCCCACTTCGAACGACACCATGCAAGCGCCGCGCTCGACCCTGATCCCGCAGGAGCCCGAGGAAAAGCCAGAGTCGCTTCAGACCGTGATCGAGAAAGTCGCCAAGAAGGCCAAGGCCCTCAAGCCTGTGGTCGAACCAGAGGTCGTGAAACCCGTATCGGCCCAGAAGCCGACCAAGGTCCAGTTCGTCGGCAAGACGTTCGGGAAGATCACGGCCTACTGTCAGGAAGTCGTTGTCAGCGAATCGGTGATCGCGATCGGATACAGCACCGACAACGCCTCGGCGATCGTTGAGCCACCCCAGGCCGACATCGATGCCGAGTTCTACGTCAAGATCACCGACCCCAAGACCGATGAGGTCAATCAGTACCGGGTCCTTTCAGGCGAGTGGACCTTCGAGTGCCGCGGCATCCTGTGGGTCGTGCTGGTCAAAGTCAGTCAGCAGGATCTGGAATGACATCAGGTAAATGCCAGCCAGCTCCGGAACTTGGGTCCAAAGCCCAGGTGGTCCGGATCGGAAGCCGCGTCTTCGCGGTCATCCCGGGGCGTGACACCAGGTCAGTCTCTGAAATACGACAGTTTTTAACGGGTAGTCAACCCTATTGCTACCAACACAACGATTTAGCAGTACCATAACGATATGTCGACGTTAGCGCCGTCCCTGGTCCGTTCCCCCGGGAGCAAGCCAGTCGAGCTCCCGTGGCTCGACTATGGTTCGACCGCGGTCCCGGATAACCACGAACTGATTCTCTGGTGGGCCCAGTACCTGTGGCTCAGCGACGGTAACTTCAAGGCTGCCTTCCAGCGCGTTGCCGATCATTTCATCACCACGGTCCAGTTTCCGGATCTCGACACCGACGAAGAGAACGCTTACGAGGATCTGTTCCTCAAGCACCTGAACTACCGGCGCGAGCTCAAGGCCTGCGCTGATGATTTTCTGTGCTACGGCAATCTGTTCGTCAGCCTCTACCTGCCGTTCAAGCGCACCATGGTGTGTCGCGGTTGCGGCTTCGAAGAGCCGATCAATCGCGCCCCCTACGATATCGACTTTGACGCCACCATAGGCGTTACGTGGAAGCGCCGGCGCAACTGCCCGCACTGCGGCGACTCTCGTCCGTTCCTGTGTAAGGACCGCAAGGATCCGGATATCTCGAAGGTCCGGTTGAAACGCTACAGCCCGTTCAGTGTCCAGCTGGCGATGAACCCGTTCAGCCAGCGCAAGGACATCTACTGGAAGATCCCGCAGACGGATCGCCGCGACATCCTGTCGAAAGCCCCGATCTTCATCGAAGATACTCCACTCAAGATTCTGGAAGCGGTCGCGCTCAACGGTGATCTGAAATTCGACGAAGAGCACATCTTCCATCTCGACGAAACCGTCATCTCCGGCATGGAGACGCGCGGTTGGGGTATTCCGCGTTCGATCGCGAATTTCCGCGCCGCATGGTTGTCCCAGATCATCAACCGCGCCGATCAGGCGATCGCGATGGATTACACGCTGGGCATGCGCATGTTGTCGCCGGCCCAAACGCCCGGCGGCGGTGATCCGATGATCACGCACTCGATGGAGAATTTCGTCGGTCGCGTCAACGAGATCATCAAGACGCACCGCTCGGATCCGACCACGATCCATACAGTTCCGTATCCGCTGAACTACCAGTTCGCGGGCGGCGAAGGCGAGAACCTACTGCCGGCCGACAAGCTGAAGTTCCGTCAGCAAGAGTTCCTGAACCAATGCGGTATCCCGCTCGAGTACCACTCGATGTCGCTGACCACCCAGGCCGCCCCGATGGCGTTGCAGCTCTTCGAGATCGCGTGGCAGTCGATCCCGGCTCTCTACAACCAGATCCTGGCCTGGATCGTCAAGGTCACGGCCCGCAACTTCGGGCTCGAAGAAACCAACGTCGTGATGCAGCGCACCACGATCGCGTACGACGAAGCTCGCAAGCAGGTCCTGGCTCAGCTCATGGCTGCCAACCAGATTTCTCCCCAGACGGCCCTCGAACCCTTCGGCGTCGACGCCGAGAAGGAAGTCGAGAAGGTCTTCAAGCACCAGGACCACGTCCAGAAGGTCCAACGCGAGCACGAAGAGCAGCAGCAGAAGGACCAGGAAATGGGCGCGGTCAGCGCTCTCGCCGGCGCCCCAACCCCGTCCCAGATGGCCCAAGCGGCCCAGGGTGGTGGAGCTGCCGGAGGCCAGGCCGCCGGCATGGCTGGCGGAATGGGCGGACTCCCAGGCTCAGGTGGCGGACAGGGCGACGCGACCCTGCGCGGTATGTCCGAGCAGGCTGACCAGATCGCGGGTCAGTTGGTCTCGATGCCCGAATACGATCGCAAGCAGCAGCTTAAAGCGATCCGCGAGTCGAGCCCGGACCTGCATGCCCTGGTCACCTCCAAAATGGAAAAACTCCGGGGTCAGGCCGCCTCACAGGGTCAGCAGCAAATGCTGGCGTCGCCGCCAGCTGGCGGAGCGCCTCCTGCCCAATAGTATTGACTGATCACGAGGTTCTGTCATGGCCGATGCACGTAAAGTCCTGTCCACTCTGCTGACCAAGCATGCCGAAATCCCGGCTCCTGTTCCGGCCGCAGCGCCTGCCCCGGCTCCGGCGGTTGAGCCGAGCATGACCGACAAGGGCCTGGCCCTCGGGCATCAGGCCCTCGACGCGGCCAAGCCGTACGTCGATCAAGGCGTCAACTACATGAAGGGCTTCAACAGCCTTGACCCGCGCAAGTGGGACACCTCGCACCAGATGGCGGGCATCGGCGCCGCCGGCCTTGGCGCCGGTCTCCTTCTCTCCCACCTGCTGCGTAAGAAGCAGAAGCCGCAACCGCGTCTGGCGTAATCGTGGCCAAGAAGGCCATTCGGGTCACTCGGCCGCGCTCGTTCCATTTGCGCGGCAAGAAGGATCACTACCCGACCGTCAATCTCGCGGGCACCGAAGAGCACAAGCAGAACAAGATCGACTTCGATAAACAGAAAGTCGCTTGGGCTCGTTCGTACGTCGACGCGCTCGAGAAGCTTGCGATCGACCCGTCCATGGAGGCCGCCCTCCAGGCCGCACTCCAGAAGACCAAAGATCCATTGGCCCAGTGGACCCTCAGCTACCTCGCGAATAATCGCGACTGGTCGGATTTGGATCCAGCGCAACTCGAAGGCGAGCTTCTCAAATCGACCAAGCTCTACATGTCGGATCCGAACATGAAGTCGTGGGCGCAGAACCGGATGGAGTCCGACACGCGCGCCGCCGAGGGTCACGGCGGTCTGGCGAACACGCGTGCGCGTGATCTCAGCAACGAGATCAACCAAGAACACGTTCTGCGTCGAAGCGGCTACCAACCCGCCGCCGATCAAGCGCACCTTCAGGGATCCAGCCCCTCTGCCGAAAATGCTACGATCGCCGGCCGTCTGACCGACGCTCCAGTAACCGCGATCGGAGCCGGACTTGCCAACATGATTCCTGGGGTTGGACGTTTTGCTGGCCTAGCACGCGGCGCCATCAACGCCGCTGCATCTAACGTAACTCCAATCGTCGCTGCACGTCTGCCAAACCGGAACTCGAGTGAGCTGCAACCCGAAGACGCAGCTAGCCTGCAGAGCAATTCACGTCTGGCAGAACTGCAGGCGAATTATCAAAAGATGGTTGCCGAGCACGGCCCTGACTCACCCGAAGCTCAGAGCGTTGGGCAAGAACTGAAATCCTTCCATGCCACGCAGCCGCAGAACGTAGTCGGAAACGACACTGCGCGCCGCGAGATCCTGAGCCTGTCCCAGGTTCCGAGTAATGTGGCGTCGAGCATCCCATATCGTTTGAATCCGAAAGGGTTCGGCGCCTGGGGCACGACTGCTGCGACCATGTTGCCCCTGGCGGCCGATACCTGGGAAGGACTCAAGAATCACGACTTCTCCAAACCGGAGCGACAACTCGCTTTGCTCAATGACGCCAACAACTCGGCGTCGATGGTCGGACAATTTATGGGCACGGGAGAATTCCTGCGTCGGCTCTCTCCGACCGGAATGACGACCGAATCCCTCTCTCCGTCCGGCAATTTGCTGCAGCGCGGACTCCGCGGTACCGTCAACAGTCTCAAGCTACCATGGAGCGGCTTAACGAATCCGATCAACGCGAACATCTCACGTACCCTACCAGGTAGATTGATCGGCCCGGTCGCGCCCGCAGTCACTGGCGCAGGAAAGGCCGTGAACGCGCTCCGGAACACGGCCATTATCGGTACACTCGCTTCCGGTGCTCAATCGCTCGGCGAGCTGGGCAGCATGGCGATCAACGGCACCGACCCGGTGCGAGACGAGCAGTGGCGCCGCGTCTACAACCGCGTCCTCGAAACCGAAGGCCAGCCGACCGGAGTCGGTCGTACGCTGTGGTCTGGCGTCGCGCCGTTCCTCGGTGTGGGAACGGAATCTGCCAAGGCCGTCACAGGTGCTGATCAGGGCCGCCGCGATGCAACTGGTCAAGGCGCGTTGCTCGGACGATACGGCACAGCGAACGAAGGCTCGAACAATGCCGACGCATACCGGGCCGCGATGCGAACCATCGCGATCAATCAGGCCCAAGAAGCTGGTTATCAGCAGATGATGAAGATGCTGGAACAGCACCCCGTCTATCGTTACCTGCCCGAGGACCGAAAGGCCGAGTACGCCAAGCAACGCGCGGAAATTGCGGCGCGTCAGACGCTCGACCAACTCGGGATCGAAAGCGGTTCACCGGTGTACGGCGACCAAGTTCACAAGGCTGTCGAAGGGCTAACCAAGGTTCCCACGTACGACGTCCAGAAAGCCACCAGGCAGGACTGGGACAACAGCGTCGAACAGGCGCTGAACTATCGTGATCAACACTTTGGGACTGACTTGGTTCGCGACCCTGAAGGCGCGGTCGGCAAGCAGCTCTACGAATCGTTCCACCCTGCAACCCAGGAAGAAGCGACCAAAGCTGGCGGCCCAATTCAGGATTACCTGTGGGGCAAATATGACCGCACAGGACGGGTTCCCAACTACACCTGGGCTCCCGACAAGCCGGCGAAACCGGCTACTCCGGTCGCGCCGCAAGCGCCCAAACCGGCCCTGGCGCCCGTTCAGGCTGGTCATCCGGCCACCGCACCGGTAAAACCAGTACAGCCCATCGGCACCCCGAATGTCCACCCGTAACCTCGCAATCGAAGCCCTCCAGCGCGCCCGTGGTCAGACCAAGGTTGCGAAGGACGGCCCCATCCTGACGCCACCCGCGCCCACGACTCCGTCGCCGGTGACCGTCCAGCCGATCAAGCCGCAGGCAACAACTCCGAACACTCCGCCCCCAGCTCCGAACACAGCGGCGGCAACTCCGAACACAGCGGCGGCAACTCCGAACACAGCCGCACCGGCGCCGGCCCCCGCTCCGGCTCCCCAGAAGCCCCCGGCTCCGGCTCCGACCGGCGAAGCTCCGAAACCGGATCTGACCACGAAACCGGAACAAGCCCCGAAGCCCGAACAACCGGCTCAGGAAAACTGGCTCCAGCAGCAAGCCCGCAAGAAGGGTGAGCAAGTTCACGACGATGCGATGAAACGCATGAAGGAACAGGGTGCCGGCGGATTCATGGACATGCTGAAGGGCAATCCGTCGCTCCTGATGATTCCGCTCGGGATCATCGGCATGCTATCCGGAAACCGGCTCGGCCAGATTGTCGGGTTGCTCGCCACCGCGTTTGGCGGCAAGCAGGCGTACGAGCTCATCAGCGCTGCCAAGAGCCCGGAATTTTCCGAGTTCCTTCCTCGTTACAGCGCAGGAAAGACGTCACCCGAGGAAGACAAGAAATGGGCGCCAGTCCTTTCGGGACTCCAGATGGTGGGCTCGAGCGGATTCGTTGACCTCAAGAAGCAATTCGGCGACGCCGCGGTCCAGAAGTTCAACGAGAACCCAACCGCGGCCGTGCTCGGACATTTCGGGATCCAGATGCCGGGAGCTCAGCCCGCCCCGGCGGCCCAGCCCGCTCCGGCCGCAGCGCCGACCAATGGCTATACTGATCCGCTCAATACCGCCTGGGGTTGGGTGCAGAGTAAACTTCAATGAGCATCGATTCCGCAGTCGCGCGCTTCTCGCTCCAGAAAGCTGAGAAGGACATCATGGCCGACCCGTCCCTCAGTCTGTGGGGGAAGGCGAAGGCGATGTCCGCCCTCCAGAACGAGGCGAACACACCCGACAAGCGCACCATCGGTCTCGCTGATGTGGTCAAAGGCGCGGTCGGGGCCGGAATCGGCTATGGGGTCGGCACCCTGATGGGCAAAATGTTTGGTGTGAGTCAGGGCACCCTGTCCACGTTCCGGAACCTCGGAATGGGCTTGGGAACCTTGATGAACACGGGAGTACTCGAGATGCGTAAGTCTGGCAGCGACAACACAGAGCAGGAGCGTCGCGACGCGTTCCGGTACGGCTTCGCCAAGGGCGCGGTCCAGAAGGGCCTGTTCTCCAAAAAGGCGACCCTGGTCGCCAACCTCCACGACGTCATCGGTGCCCCGATCAACGCCGGCATCGGCCTCGGCAACACCCTGGCGACCAACACCGGCGTGCTGGCGAACCAGATGGCTGGCATGGACCAGACTGACCAAGATGTGACCAACATGCTGCTCGAGCAGCGCGAGCTCGAACAGGCCGGCGATCGCCTCGAATCCCAGCGCCGCGCCCGCGCTCTCAAATTGATCCTGGATAAGCGTCGTCTCAAAGCCTAACCGTTCTCCACGCAGGTAATTCCAACATGCAGGTCAAGATTCCCGACAAGATGGAAACGGTCCGGTACCAGGCTCCCAAGCTGGTCGAGATCAACGGTCCCGAAATACCGCTGATCCACCCGAACGATCCCAAGAGCAAGAAGCCGCAGGAGATCTGGACGGCCCACTACCGCCTGTTCGACCTCTCGGACGAGAAGCAGATGAAGGAATGCGAGGCGGTTTGGCAGCAGATCTGCGACGGCTCCGCGGTGTTCTGCGAGAAGAACGGCCCGGACTGGGACTCCAAAAATAACCGCTATGTCACTTTATTGCGATGGGCGACCAAGAGTTATAAAGTAGAGCAATGACCCAGAAGACCGCAGACTTTTTCAACATGGACCGAGGCGACATCCTCGGCGCCGGTCTGTTGGGGGTCGGGGCCGGAATCGGCACCCGCGCGGTCAAGCGCCTCATCGAGCTTGCGAAGGGCAAGGACTACCGTCCGCCTGTCGATCTCCCGAAGATCGAACGTCCGAGCGTCAAGATGCCGGTCGAACTCTCGCCCGAGGAAGCTGCGCAGCTCGAAGCCCAGGGCCAAAAGGTTCGACACGTGAAGGCCGCTGCCATCACGGGTCTAATGGACAACATCCTGACGGGCGGACTCTTGGCTGGCGGCGCGTACGCGGGCTGGAAGGGTCTCGACGCCTACTTCGACAATCAGCGCCGCGAACTGGCAAAGAAGCGTTTGGATCACGCGCGCAATCGCGTCCAGAAACTCCTGAGCGACAAGCCGGACATGACTGACATCGCGCTCCACGCGCAAATGAAGGCCGCTGAAGATCATTACTTCGCGAAGAACGCCGGACTCGGAGATTCGATCCTGGGTCCAATCAACCGTACTCTCACGAACGCCGGCATGGGTCTCCGGAATGCGGTTGGCGACGCCGCCAAGGGCGCGCTAGAAGCCGGCACCAACATGATTGCCCCGATCGGAATTCCGGTCGCGCTACTCGGCACCATCATGGCGATTCGTGCATACCGGAAGTCGGACAAGGCTAACAAATACCGCCAGGCCGCCACTGCGATCAAGAAGTTCTACAACAACCGCGCGGTCCAACCGGCCGATGCGGAACTCGAACCGATCGTGGTCGACAAACCGGTCGCCCCAAAGCCGACTGAACCGGATCCCATCGCCGCGGCCCAGCCACTCGCGAAAGCTGCCGCCCTGGGGGCGAACCTGAAAGCTCGGCTCGATGGCCGACTTTCTTGATGCCCTATCCGGCGCCGCGCCTAAGCCGGTAACGCCGCCTAAGCCCGTCACGCTTCGTCGCTTTGACGACGTCGCTGGCCAGCGCCAAGCCATCTACGACAACGCCCTCGAGGGCGTTCGAACACGTTTTCCGATCCAGAACGACACGCACCGGATCGAACTGGTGAATGCCGACTACGACGGCGACTACAATCCGACTCGTGCTGACGAAAAGAAAGCTCTCCTGGAAGGCGGCCGTCTCCAGCGCGCGATCAAGGGACGGATCCGACTCGTCGACAACAAGACCAACCAGGTCCTGGATGAACAGAACGCGGTGCTGGCCCACGTGCCGCACCTGAACTCGCGCGGTCTCTTCATTCACAACGGTGTTCCTTATTCGATCAGGAATCAGGCCCGGTTGCGTCCGGGCGTGTACGTGCGGCGTCAGCAGAATGGCGGCGTCGAGGCGCACGTGAACGTGAAGCCCGGCACTGGTCGCGGATTCCGCGTCAACCTGGATCCCGAAACTGGTGTGTTCAACCTCCAGGTCGAACAGTCAAAGACGCGTCTGTATCCACTCCTGAAAGCGCTGGGGGTCAAAGACGAAGATCTCAAGCAGGCTTGGGGCGAACAGCTGTTCAAACAGAACTGGCGCGAAGTCAGCGGTCACGATCAGCAGGATCTCCGCAAGGTTGTCCAGAAGCTCGGCCGCCAAGCTGAGCGCGAAGCTCCCGATCACGAACTCCCGAAAGCCCTGCAGACCATTCTGGACCGCGCCCGCATCGATCCGGAAGTCAGTGAGCTCACGCTCGGCGGTCAGCACGATCGCCCAGGACTCGACGCGCTCACGAAGGCGACGCAGAAAATTCTGCGCGTCGCGAACAACCAGGAAGAGGGCGACAACCGCGACTCGCAAGCGTTCCAGTCGGTCCACTCGGCCGAGGATCTGATCCGTGAACGTCTCGAGCGCGACCAGGCTGGCGAGATGCGCAAGCTCCTTTGGGGTGCGGCGAAATCGGGCAAGCTCGACAAGCTCCGTTCCGGCATCCTGACCCCGAATGTACACGCACTGTACCGCACCGGACTCAGTTCGGCGGTCGAAGACATCAACCCGTTCGAGACCTACGATCAGCGTCAGGCAATCACGCGCCTGGGCGAGGGCGGAATCAGCTCCACCCAATCTGTCTCGCGTGACGCGCGAGGCGTGCAGCCGAGTTACTTCGGCATCATCGATGGCGTGCGCGCCCCGGAGTCATCGAACATCGGCCTCGACATGCGCGTTACCGACGCGGCCCTCAAGGGCTCAGACGGTCAGCTGTACACAACGCTCCGCGATCCCGCGACCGGTAAACTCGAGACGCTGTCGGCGCGCCAGATGGCGAACCACGCGATCGCTTTCCCGGGCGAGCTCGCAAAGGGCGAACGCAAAGTTCGTGCGATGGTCGGGCACAAGATCCAGTACATCGACCGCTCGAAGGTGAAGTACGAACTCCCGGATGCGACCCACCTGTTTAGCCGCGCGTCCAACATGGTCCCCCTCCTCGAAGGCGTGAAATCACAGCGTCTCCTAATGGGTGCGCGTATGACCACTCAGGCGCTTCCTCTCAAAGATGCGGAGGCGCCGCTCGTCCATCCGCTCGACCACGAAGGCAAATCGTTCTACCAGCAGATGGGCAGCCACGCCGGCGCGGTGCACTCGGAAGCGCCGGGCCGCGTCGTGAAGGTGACACCGGATGGAATCGACGTCCTCCATGAGGGCGGTCAGCAGAAGCATTATGAGCTCTACAACCACTACCCGCTCGCGCGCAAAACCATGCTCCACAACACACCGGTCGTCCAGGCTGGCGACGTGGTGCAGCCGGGTCAGCTGCTGGCTCACTCGAACTTCACTGATCGAAATGGTCATGCGGCACCTGGCCGAAATCTCCGTGTTGCTTACCTGGCTGGCGAAGGTCTGACCTACGACGACTCGGTCGCTATCTCTGAATCGGCCGCGAAGAAGCTGTCGAGCGAACATCAGTACAAGCACTCGCTCGATCTCGGCGATGAAGTCCACTCGACCAAGACCAACGACTACCGCGCGATCTACGGCGATCGGTTCTCGAAGGCTCAATACGACAAGCTCGACGAAAGCGGCACCGTCCAAGTCGGTCAGACTATAAATCCAGGCGATCCGGTCATGGTCGCGATCGGGAAACGTCAGGGCCGCGCACAAGGCGCGCTCACCAACGGGCCGAAGTCGCTCTACACGGACATCAGCCAAGTGTGGGATCACCCGCAGCCAGGCGTGGTGACCGATGTGGCCCGTACCCGTTCAGGCGTAAAGGTCACGGTCAAATCGTACGAGCCAATGTCGGTCGGATCCAAGCTCTCCGGACAGTACGGTAACAAGGGCGTGGTCTCGAAGATCATCCCGGACGATCAGATGCCGCACGACGAGGACGGTCGCCCGATGGACGTCCTGATGGCCCCGACTGGTATTATCACGCGCGTTAATCCGTCCAGCCTGGTCACCACTTTGCTCGGCAAGATAGCCGAGAAGCGCGGACAACCCTACAACCTGAAGTCCTTCTCGACTCCCGAAGGGCTCGCGGACTTCGCCCTGAATGAAGCCCACAAACACGGCGTCAAAGAGACGGAAACGTTGCGTGATCCGCGGAACGGCCGCCGGATCCCGAACGTCTTCACGGGCAACCAGTACATCCTGAAGCTCCACCATACTGCTGAGTCGAAAATGTCGGCACGCGACACAGGCGGCTATTCGGCAGACGAGTCGCCGGCGCGCGGCGGCCCCGACGGTTCGAAGCGAATTGGGCTCCTCGACATCCACTCCCTTCTGAGCGCCGGTGCCACCGAGTTCCTCAAGGATGCGAAACTGGTTCGCGGTCAGCGTAACGACGATTTCTGGCGCCAGCTCAAAACAGGTCAGACACCGGCCCAGCAGGGTAAATCGTTCGCCAACGGTCACTTCCTCGATCTCCTCCGCTCGGCCGGCGTCAACATCAAGGACAAGCCGGACGGTCGTCAGCAGCTCGGCTTCATGACCGACGCCGACGTGGATCGTCTGGCCCAACACGAGATCTCGAAGCCCGACACGTTCGACTTCAACACCATGAAGCCGGTCGAAGGCGGTCTGTTCGATCTCGGAAAAACCGGAGGCGCCGAAGGCACACGCTTCAGCAAGATCGTGCTGCCAGCCAAGATCCCAAACCCAATGGCTGAGGAGCCGATCACGCGCATCCTCGGACTCACCGGCAAGAAGTTCGAGCAGATCCTGGCTGGCAAAGAACAGATCAATGGCAAGTCGGGCCCGCAAGCGATCGAGGACGCGCTCAAGACCATCAACGTCGATCGTGAGATCGAGCTCGCAAAGCAACAGGTCCGAACTGCATCGCGGTCAAACCGCGATGACGCGGTCCGGCGTCTCGGGTACCTCCAGGGACTCAAGACCCAAGGGGTAAAACCGGAAGACCTGATGATCTCCAAGATGGCGGTCCTGCCTCCGAAGCATCGCCCGATTATGCGTGCCCGCGGGGTCGACATGATCCACGACGCCAACTACCTCTACAAAGACCTGATGGAGTCAGCCAAGAACTATCAGGGCGCCGGTGAAGAACTCGGCGAGAACGGCGACGAATACCTGACCATGTACAACGCCGCCAAAGCGGTCGCTGGCCTCACGGATCCGGTGAATCCCAAGACGGCCGAACAGGGCGTGCGCGGCATGCTCCGGTTCGCGATCGGGGTCAAGGATTCGCCCAAGTACAGTCGGTTCCAGCGCAAGGTGCTGGGTAACTCGGTCGACACCATTGGTCGCTCGGTCATCACGATCGATCCCGAGCTCGACATGGACCAGGTCGGGATCCCAGAAGATATGGCGTGGCGGATGTTCCGGCCGTTCGTGATCCGCCGCTTGGTTCGTGAAGGCACGCCGGCCGCCGAAGCCGTGAAGGCCGTTCGGGATCGCACCCCCGCGGCGAAGCACCACCTGGACGCCGAAATGAAGGTCCGACCGGTTATCTACAACCGCGCGCCGTCGCTCCACCGTTTCAACTACGTCGCCGGCCACGCCCGGATCAATAAGGACTCCAGCATCTCGATCTCGCAGTCGGTCACGAAGGGCATGAACGCCGACTTCGACGGCGACGCCATCAACGTCCACCTCCCGGTTTCCGACAAGGCCGTCGACGAGGCGAAAGAGAAGCTGTTGCCCTCCAAGAACTTGCTGCACCCGGCCTCGTTCGACGTCCACCTGTTGCCGAGCCAGGAATACTTGGCCGGCCTGTACCTGGCTAGCCAGCCCGACAAAGCCCGGCAGACCAGGGTGTTCGCGACCAAGGAAGATGTCCTCAAGGCCTACAAACGCGGCGAGATCTCGGTCCGCGACCCAGTCAAAATTTTACACCCGTAACCTACCTTGTAGGTCTATTGTTACGGTCTAAGATCACGAGTTATGAGCTTCAACGAACGTCTCCTCAAGCGCGCCTTCATCCCCGCCCAACCCGATCAGCAGCAAGCTGGTCCGGACGGTATGCCGGTTGGCGGCCCCGCTCAGGCTGGCGCTCCCTCGGCTCCGGCAGATCCGGCTGCTGCCGGCGGTGCCCCGATGGACGCGATGGCTCAACTCGCTGGTGATCCGGCCGCTGCCGGCGCAGCTCCGGCGGATCCCGCAGCCGCTGCGGCTCCGGCCGATCCGTCCGCCGGTGCCCCGAGCGATCCGGCCGCAGGCGCCCCGATCGACCCCTCGACTGGTGCACCGATCGATCCCACTGCTGCCGCTCAGGCGGCTCAGCCGGCTCCGGAGCCGGAAGCTCCGATCGACCCGAACGCCGCCGTGAACCACGGTCAAGCTCGCGTCGTGATGGATATCGTGGAACGCACCCTCACCGCTGTCGGAAAGAACAAGAAGAACCAGCCGCCGGCAGGCGCTGGCGGCGCAGCCGCGGCTGCGCCGGTTGATCCGGCCTCGATGCCCGGCCCCGTCTCGGGCCAGCCCGGCGACATGTCAGCGATCGCGCAAGGCGGTCCACTGAAACTCGGCGCCGCTGCCGAAGTTCTGAATCGCATTCTCAAAGGCGAGTAAATGTTCATCCGGTTCGTGAAAGACGGCCGGGCGTACACGATCCCGGTCAGCCAAGTCGTGGTCTATACCGAGGCCGGAACTCCGGCCGCGCTCGCGTACGAGCATGAACGGATGATCGTTGCGAGCGATGCCGCTCAGCCAGATTTCGCGCAACAGTGCCGCGAGCTCGGAATCACGGCCGCGCAGGTTCAGATCATCAACAAACAGTAAGGGCCGCGATGGATACCAGCGTTGGCCGACTCCTGCTCAACGACGCGCTTCCGGAAGATCTCCGGAACGAAGATCGTGTTCTTGATTCGAAGGGTGTGCAGGAGCTGATGCGCGAGGTAGCAGAACGCTACCCGGACCGCTACAAGGACGTGCTGAAGAAGCTCAACGACATTGGGCGCTCGAGCGCGTGGGACGAAGGCACATCGGTGGACCTGAAGTCGCTCCGGACTTCGCCCGCGAAGGAAAAGCTGCTCGCGGCGGCGAAGCAGAAGATTCAGCAGATCGTCGACGACGATCGGATTCCGGCCGACAAGAAAGACGACGCAGTGGTGAATACCCTGCTGCCGCTCGGCCAGGATCTCCAGAACGCGTTGTTCGAAGAGGCCAAGCAGGAAAACAATCCATTCTACTTGCAGCTCATCAGCGGAGCCCGCGGCAAGAAGTCGGACTACAACTCGCTACGCGGCGCGGATCTCTTGACCAGCGACCACACCGGCAAAGTCATCCCGGTCCCGATTTGGCGTAGTTACGCGCAAGGCCTGGATCCGGTCGAATATTTCGCGGGTCTGTACGGTCAGCGTCGCGGTATGATCGGCACGAAGTTCGCTGTCGGCGACGCGGGATTTCTAAATAAGCAGCTCGTCAACGCGGCGCACAGACTCGTCGTCACCAAGGACGCTCCAGACGCTACTCGCCTTCCTGTCGGGCTTCCGGTGCACCCGAAAGACCGTGACAACGCCGGCGCCGTCTTGGCCGCGCCGATCACGATTCCTGGCACGGACAAAGTCCTCGCGGCCGGAACGACGCTCACTTCACACATGCTCAAGGACCTCGACAGCAAAGGCGTCGACGAAATCCTGATCCACTCGCCCCTGACAGAATCGACGCCGGACGGCGGGATCTCCCGCTTCGCTGCCGGTCGGCGCGACCGCTTCGGCCTCTCCAAGATTGGTGACAACATCGGGATCGCAGCGGCGCAGTCGATCGGCGAGAAGCTCAGCCAGGGCATGCTCAATTCCAAGCACACCTCGGGTGTGACCGGTACCGAGAAAATCAACCGCAACGGATTCGAATACCTGAACCGACTCATTCAGGCTCCTGAGTCATTCCCGGAAGCTGGCCCGCTGGCCCCGCAGGCCGGTCAGATCAAGTCGGTCGAGAAGGCCCCGCAGGGCGGCCACTACATCGAGCTTGGTGACCACAAGCTGTACGTGCACGACGGCCTGAACCCGACGGTCAAACCGGGCGACACGGTCGACGAAGGCGACGACCTGACGGACGGCGTCCCGCACCCGATCGATCTCGTGCACCATCGCGGCCTCGGCGAGGCCCGCCGGGTCTACACCAACCTCCTCAAGGAGGCCTTGGACAACTCCGGTATTTCGACGCACCGGCGCAACCTGGAAGCAGTCGTGGCCGGACTCATGAATTGGGCGAAGGTCACCGACCACGAAGGAATCGGCGACCACGTGGTTGACGACGTCGTGTCGCATAACCAGCTCACCCATGCGTATAAGCCGCGCCCAACTGCGACGTTGGCGCCACCAAAGCAGGCCATCGGGCGCTACCTGGAAGAGCCAGCGCTCCATTACACGGTCGGGACTCGCGTGACCCGCAAGATCGCGGACCACTTGCATCGCTACGGAATCAAGGACGTCCACACCCACGAGGAAGCACCGGGGTTTGCTCCGCACATGCAGCGCGGCCTACTGGGCGTCCACGAGGATCCGGATTGGCAGACCCAGCTGGCCGGCTTCTACACCACCAGTGCGTTCCAGAAGTCGGTCGCGCGTGGCGCCGAATCCGACCCCAACAGCACCTCGTTCGTGCCGGCGCTGGCCCGCGGCGTCAACTTCGGCGACAGCCTGGCTCAAACCGGCCACTACGGAAAGAAGCCGCCCGGGACGCCCTAATCGCTCCAATGGGCTTGCTTATCTGGCTTTGCTGTAAGAAAATGATGGCTCTCAGTCCGGAGCCACGATGCCAGAAGCAGCCCAAACAGCCCTCGAGCAAACCTTTAGCGACTTGGCCAATGCCCGTCTGCGCGATAAGTCGCCGGCACTCCTGGACTATCTGGTCGGCTTCCAGCTGGTGAAGTCGAACGACGACGGTTCCAAAGCGGTCGGTATCTTCGGGTTCGAGATCGGCGACGGGTGGCACTACGCTCCCGTGTTCTTCATGAACGGCGAGATCAAGGGCCTCGATGCCCTGTACAGCGTCGACTCCGACCTGTTCGTCCCGCTCACCGAAGACTGGGTCAACCAGATCATCAATCGTCGTCCGAATCAACTCGGCGAAGTCGACACCAAGTCCAAGCAAGAACGGGGTGTTCGTCAGCCGAACTATTCGAAGCTGCGCCAGCTGCCTCCGGGCGGCGGACAGGGCGGACTCAATCTCCAGAAGAGCGGTGAAGCGATCCACTCGATGCAGGACATGACGATGGAGCCGGATCTGCCGTCGCTCCCGGATGCGATCGCATCGTTCGGTCCCGAAGTCGCGCGCGGCTTCATCGGCGACCTGCAGAAATTTCCCAAGCTCGCCTCGTACGTCGAACAGTTCTACAACCTGGTCGATTTCTACGTGCCGACCAAGACGGCCGAGAAGAAGGAAGACGACATCACGATCATCAGCTCGGTCGCTCAGGATGGTGCGAAGGATTTGACCGATGCCCAGAAGGAAGAGCTGATCACGGGCGGAACCGCCGTCGTCGATAAGCGTCCCGAGATGAACAAGTCGATCGTGTACCGCACGACCGTCCCGCAAGTTCTCCAGAACCCAACCCAGGGCGGACTCTACGATGTCCTGATGGCCGACGGTTCGATCGCGGAATGCCTGATTCTCCGCATCAGCGGCACCAAAGCGGAAGACGCTGACCAGATGCTGGTGTACGAGCCGTCGAGCGGCCGTCACGGCATGGTCTCGACTCGCCATATCTACACGCTGCGCCAACACGACGGCGCGGATTTCCGCAAGCTCCTGGACGATGAATCGGTTTCGCCCGATAAAGTCCGTCCGGGCGACTGCGTGGTGTTCTGCAATCAGACCGGCGATTCCACGCTCGGATTCGAGATCGACAGCTCGGTCGACGGCGTGAACGAGATCAAGACCCTCAAGGTCCGCGGATCGTACTACATCACCCGCGACTGGTGCGGACGCAATCATCCATGGTCGGTCCTGAATGGCCCGGCGCCGTGGCGTTACGGCGCTCCGGACCAACGAGTGCGCGAAATTGTCGTCACCGAAGCTGGCTCTGGTCAGATCCGGTACCTGGCCGAGAAGTTGGTCGTCAACGAGCGACGCTTCCGCGCCATCGTGCTGAACCGGTTCACTGAGAAAGATTACTCGTACAAGACTCCGATCTCGGAATCGCAGCTGCACCACTCCGACTTCGGCGACCACAACACGATCCTGACCGAGCTCGAGAAGACCGCGTCGCCGATCAAAGTGTGGAAGATGAACGACGAGATCGGGATTAAGGACCTCGACGGTTCTGACTCATATACCAAAGTCGGTGCCCTCAGCTACTTGATGCGCCGGCACGGCTTGTCCGCACACGACGCCAAGATCCTGATCAAGGAAGCGGACGCCCCGACCGAGTACCGAGTCAAGTACGCCGCCAATCTTCTGCCGTTCCCGGAAGTCACCGACGAGACCGAGGGCGGGTTGATGTCGAACCATCACACGACCAAGTTCCCGTCCTACGGGGTCGAGCGTGAGCCCAGCGAAGACAACCGCGCGTTCTACCAGTACCACTCGCCGTTCGGCGGCTCTGATGACGGCGACACCGACACCGAGTCGACCAGCCAAGCCGTCCAGCGCGCCAGTCAGACCGGCCAGAAGGAAGTGTTCGACGCCTCGGTCCTGAGCTCGCTGATCAAGACCCATAACCCGACCGACATGGTCGAGCGATTCCTCCCGACGATCGTTTCGGGCATGGACCGCCTGGGCCGCCTCCTGTTCCTCCTGCACTGGCACTACGACGAGTTCACCGAACGGTACGGCAAGGAAGACCTGGTTGAATTCACCGACGACCTCAAGGCCTCGTTCGAGTCCCTGGGTGAGCTCGTGTTGTTCATGAAGAAGCGCTCACTGGCCGGCGACCCCGAGTTCTACGGACTCGGCCTCAACGCCACCATGCAGGGCTGATCGTTACAATAGGCTTGCTGGGGGTCAATCTGGACCCTAAAGTGAAAGTCCTACGTAGCTAACGGCTTCCACCTCGAGGATATCTGTATGTCGTTCACCAAGCAGGCCCACCAAGAAGCGTTGACCAAGATCGCCGAGCAGGACGCTCGCGAGCGCAATGACGCCTACGAGCTGGGCTTCATCAAAGCCGCCCAGGACATGGGCTTGAATGAAGAGCAGTTCGCTCAGTTCCACGCGCACGCCCTGAAAATTCAGGAAACCGAACGCGCGGCTGCGACTCCCGCGAAGTAATCCGTGTCCCTAGCCCCCGGCCGTCTCGATTGGCGTTGGGCCAAAGCGTCCGAGGTCGCTGAATACACTGACTCCCAGGCGGTTTACCATCTCCGCGGCGCGGACGCTGCCACTGTAGACGCCTACCGGTTCAAGCGCGCGGTCGACCGCGGCGAACCATGGCCCGACACCCCGACGGCCGCAGCCTACGAGCTATTCATCCAGCCGAACCGCTTCGAAGAGCGGTTGTTCGTTGAGGGCATGCTGCTCGCCGGCGCCAAGAACGAGGATTTCGCCGCCAAGGTGCCGTGCGCGCCGGCGGACGTCCAAGCCTACCACGATCTCTTTTTCGACGTCCGGCCCCGCCTTGAGGCTCCGGCCTGGATCGTCGGCCAGCTATTCCACGGCGGCCTGTACGGCCCTATGAACCTGCGAGATAGGGCCGGCGTGGTCCATCGCCTGGCCTGGATGGCGGGTCCCCAGATTTTCGAGGCTTACGCCACCGGCAACCAGGATCCCGCTCTGCGGGAAAAGATGGCGGAGCGGATCAAGGACATTGTCGCGAAGCAGTCCCTAATCAGCTCCATGTGCCTGGCAGGCCATGGCGGAGAGGTCGATATCGAGGTCCTCCGGGTCTTCATCGACGTTGACCGCCAGATTAAAGAGACCGTCAAGAACATCGGCGCCGACGAATCCAGCCAGGCTGTCCTGGCCGAATTCGTCCGAAGCGTTCCGTTCAAAGTTGCCGACCCAACCGATGTACGTAATTTAACACTACCTGCGATCGAACCGCGGGCCGCGGACTACTTGGCTACACCAGAGGTAAAAGATGTCACTCCAATTGATGTCCGATGATCGGCACCAGCACCTGATCAAGTGCGCCGAGCAGGCGATCGGTCTGATGAATATCGGGATCGACCCCAACGCCGCCCTCCTGAAAGTCGCCCGCGACGGCGAACTGACCTCGAACGAAGTCCTCCGGGTCAGCCACGCGATCAACAACTCCAAGACCCTCTCGGTGCTGGCCAACTCGGACGCCAACGAGAAGGACAAAGCCTTCCCGATCACCAACGCCGAAGTGGTGAACCAGCGCCTCTACGACGCCGACCCGGCCTCAGACGCCGCGGCCAAGAAGGACGAGAAGGACGCCGAGAAGAACGAGAAGACCGACGCGATGGAGCCCAAGCTGGCTGCCGCGCTCGACATGCCGGTCACCAACGCTCCGAAGCTGAAGCGTCGTCGTAAGGCCGCTCTGGAATCCAATCACGACAAGGGTTCGTACCTGGCCGGCAACAAGGAAGACCACGCCGCCGCATTCCAGAACGCGCTCGGCGGACCGGATCCGCTGACCCACAAGACCACCAAGGTTGCGGTCACGGTGGGCGATCATCACCAAGTCAAAGTCGACATTTCGGGCGAAGGCCGCACGACCGGCAATCCGTTTCATCAGCTCACCGCGATCAAGCACGCGGCCGACGAAGCGTCGCTGGCCTACACCAAGGCCTACGACATTGCACTCGACGGCCTCTTCAAGCTCGCGGATGAATTCCGCCGCACCGACTCCCCGCGTTTCGATCGGATCGAAAAGCTCGCGATCCTCTCGGGCGTCAGCGACGAAACGATCGCGATGCTGTTCGAAGCGGGCAGCCTCGATCGTCTGGGCCACAAGCGCGCCTCGGGCGAGAAGCTCGCCGGCCTCAATGATGTGTCGCCGCGCGAACAGTCACTAGTCGACGCGATGCACAGCGTTGAAGCCGCGTACCTGATCGCGGGCGAGAAGCTGGCTGCGCGCGACCTGCTGCGCGCCGGTCTCGAAAACGCCGACGAATATCTCAAGACTGCCGTCACGATCGGTCTCGGGTTGGGCAGCGCCGCGGAAGGCGTCAAGGCTCTGTCGGGCGATATCGCGAACCTGCCGGACAAAATGACTGGCGCCGGCATGGATCCGAACGATCAGATCGATCTGTACGGCGGCGCCGCCGGTTCGGTCGCTGATCCGAGCAAGGATAAACCGGAACCCCTCACCGAGGAAACCGCGCTGCCGGTTAGCATTCGTCAGCAGATCTCGAACGCCGACTCGCGCGGCAATATCGAGGAACTGCTAGCCGACCCGTACATCCGTGAACATCCGATCCAGGATGTCGTCAGCGCATACAACAAGGTCAAAGGCGTGAACCCGAATCTCAGCACCGCTGAGCTGTCGAGCCTGATGCGTCAGTCGCTCGCCTCCGAAGGTTCACTCCCGTTCGACACGCTGGCTCGCGCCCGCGGCAAGAAAGACGTCTAACGTGACCTTCGAGAAGCTCGCCGCTGAAGACGTGATCCAGCCGGATATGTTCGACGAAGACGTCGAATCGACCGACAACGACAACGATCCCGAAGTCCAACAGGCCAAGAAGGAGCACTGGAAGAAGTGGCTCGCGGCCCTCGGGATTCTGGGCGGCGTTGGTGCAGCCGGATACTACGGATGGAAGCACTGGCGTCCCGCGATGGAAGCTACCGGCATCGTGCCCAAGACTACTCCGCCTCCGGCCCCGGGCACTCCTGAAGCGAATCTCGAAGCGGCCAGAAATGGCCCGGTAAATCTCGCTGGTCTCGGCGGATTCTCCGCCGGTACCGCAGCTCCGTTTCTTTCAAAACTTCCGCTAGTCCGGAATTTCTTCGACTCGGCACGGAAGATGACCGGAAACATGCAGGGCATGAATGATGTCGCCCTGCAGGCCGCAACCGCAACCGCGCCGGCGTCGGGCGAATCGCCTGCAGTCGCGCCAGCCCGTCAGCTCAACACCGCGCTCGGTGGTAAAGAGAATCTCAGCAGGTTGATCATGGATCACCTCAACGCGCCAGGCAGCACGCCTGAAAATCCGATGACCGGCAATGCGCGTCTCGACCCGCTGACTGCTATCTATCGGATGTACACGCAGGCCAAGAACCTGGCTTACAAGAATCCGAACACCAACCAGATGCTGAAGGCATTGGATTGGGCGAACAAGAACCCAGGCGCGAAGCAGCGCATCGGCGGCTGGGACTACACCGTCCCGGCAGTTCAGGCAGAACTGCAGAAGCGCACCGGCTCTGATGTAACCCTCCCGCGTCTCCAGAAGGGCTTCTCGGACATTCGCGCTGCACGCGACCCGATTGCCAGCAAGGGCCGTGTGGGACTATCGCTCGGTCTCGGGTCGGCGCTCGGGTACACCGCCAACAAATTCTTCCCGCCCGAACAGCTCGCTCGCCCATGATTCGCAAACTGATCCTCACCGACTCGTACGACTTCAACGATCTTAACGTCGCGTTGGTTCCGCTGCATCGCCGCGGCGTCGACGCGGGCTGGCTCGAGAAGCGAGCGGCCGATGGACTATTCAGCAAGACTCTGCAGAAGATCGCCGACGAAGGCGGCGTGAAGGGCCACTCGGTTCTGCACGTGCTCGCGGTCGGCGACGAAGAAGCGTACGGCCCGAACCGCAACTGCGACGGCTTCAGCGAAAAAGACAATGTCACGGCCCATACTGGATTCAAAGAAAACGGTCACGTTTTCAAGAACCACAAGAACCACTCGCCGATCCTGAAAACCGGCGAAGTGCTGGCGACTGCCCACAATCCGGACATGCGCCGCATCGAACTTCTGATCGCACTCGACAACACGAAGTACGCAGAAGAACTCGACGCGTTCGCGCGGGGTGAAGACATTCCGGTTTCGATGGGTTCCAAGCAGGACTACGACGTTTGCAGCTATTGCGGCCATAAGGCCCCGACCGCGCGCCACCACTGCGATCACATCAAGACCAAGCTGGGTGAAGTGCTGGCGGACGGTCGCCAGATCTACATGCAGAATCCGAACCCGAAGTACTTCGACATCAGCACGGTCTACAAGCCGGCCGACAGGATCGGGTACGCGCTGGCCAAGGTCGCGTCACAAAATGGCGTGATTGGCGGCCACGAATTGGCAGAGGCGTACGGGCTCGACGACGATCAGGTCAAGAAGGCGACCCTCGTCCGGTTGGCTGAAATTGAGAAGCGCGTCGCGGGTCACGGCAAGGCCGTGTCGGGCGCGGGTCCGATGAAGCTTTCGGATCGCGCGGTCAAACAGATCAAGCAGGCAGCAGATTTGCACGGAGTTGAAGCGGTGCTGACCACCCTTCACCGCGCTGGTCACATGCTGTCGTTCCAGGATTTCACCGAGATCATCGTCGGCCAATCCAAGTTGGCCTGCATGTGCGGCGAACCCGATGTGCAGGGCGGCTTCAGTGGACTCCTGGAAGAACAGGATCCCGAGATGTCCTCACTGGATGGACACAACGACGTGTCAAATCTGGACTTCGGTGAAGATACTGCGTCCGAGCTGAACGAGAAGGCGTCGATGAAGGCGCAACCGGTCGGGGCTCGAATTGTTCGCATCACGATCATGAAACCAGCCGATTCAGTCAAGTCGGCCGGGATCGCAATCGATCGCGCCGAGCATCTCGGGCTCTCGCGATTGTATCTGCATTACAAGCTGGCTTTCGCTGCATATCCAAGCAACCGAGCGGACGAAGCCGTCCTAACCGCTGTTGCCGCAAGTAACGACTTGCGTGTCTAAACTGACCCCTGTAATTTTTACACCAGATCATCAGGAACCCACCCCAATGTCGCACCGCAAGCAAATCCTCGAGCGCCTGAACACGTTGATCAACAAGGTTGGCGATGATCACAAGAAGACCGCTGAAGCTGCGGTCAAAACCGCCTCTCCCGGCGACGGCGCCGAAGATGGTACCAAAGCGGTCGAGACCGGCGCCCAGATGGCGTCGAACAAGTCTGAAGCGGCGAAGGGCACCAAGGCGATGGTCGACGGCGGCGCCAAGACCAACCCGTCCGGCGCTTCGCTCGAAATGTCGACCGACGGCGCGACCGCGGTTTCGACTGACGGCCAGAAGGGCACCGAGGGCGCTGAGCTCGAAGTGAAACACGAAGCCGCCAACGGCCCCGAAGGCGGGATCAAGGGCGACGACAAGAAGACCGCGTCGGCCCTGGTCGAAGAACTGCGCAAGGTCGCTTCCGAAATGGAAGCCTCCGCAAAAAAAGCTGAAGAGCCGGCGAAGCCCGACACCGCGAAAGCGGAAGCCAAGCTGGCTGCGATCCTCAATAAGAAAGCTTCCGAAGAGACCCGCGAGCTGAGCGGCCTGGAGAAATTCCTGGTCAAGCAGGCCCGCGCGACCAACAAGGTTGCGGCCGGAATGGCCGATCCCGCTGTTGCCGACCAGTCGGCCGATGGCCTCATGCAGGCCATTCAATCCGGCGCTCTCTCCGAGGAAGATGCTGAAAAGATTCTGCTCGAAGCCGTCCAGAGCGGCGCGATCAGCGAACAAGAGCTGACCCAGGCCATGCAGGAACTGCACGGCGCGGGCGGCGCTGCTGCTCCTGCCGGCGATCCGGCCGCTGCAGCTGGCGGCGCGGCTCCTGCTCCGATGGGTGCCCCGGCCCCGATGGGCGCTCCGGCTCCTGCCGCTGATCCGGCTGCTGCCGGCGGCGAGATGGTCGAAGATCCAGGCCTCGAAGCCAAGATGGCCGCGGCCAACATCGGCCCCGAGCATCCCCTCTATCTCCAAAAGATCGCCACCCTCCACAAGGAGGCGGTCGATGCTGGTTACGCCTACGCGGTCAAGATCGCGGAAGGCATGATCGGCGACAACGTCGAAGACGGTACCAAAGACGCTGAAGGCGGCATCGAAGCCCCGAAGGTCCAGAAGGCCGAGCTGAAGCCTGCCGAAGGCGAAGCGGTCGGTACCAAAGCTGAAGTCGACAACAACGCCAAGAAGGATCTTCCGGCCGACAAGGGCGAGAAGAAAGCCGAAGCGTTGCCCCCTCATGATGCTCCCGCGCACGATGCTCCGAAGCATGACGCCCCTGCCGCTCACCCGGCTGACGCCATGACGAACGACTCGTCGGTTCTCGCCCCCAAGAGCCCGGAAGAGCAACAGGCCCTCGAGCAAGTCCTGCACGAGATGGGCCTGACCATGGATGACCTCAAGGCCCTCATGGCCCAGAAGGCTCATCACCACAGTGACCCCGCCGCTGCCAAGATGGCGGCTGCGCGGATCGAAGTCCGCCGGCAGATCCTGAGCAAGGTCGCCGAACTCGAAACCGCGGCTGCGAAATAAGGGACCCCATGAGCGCCAAACTGATCAAGCAGGCTGCTGACACCATCGAAGCCCAGGCGACCAAAATCGCCGAGCTCGAGTCAGCCCTCACAACCAAAACGGAAGAGAACACCAAGCTCGCAGCTGAGCTGAGCTCGTCGAAAGACGCCGGCTCGAAGCGCGATCAGGCAGCCCAAGAAGCGGCAGCCAAGATCGCCCCGCTGGCCAAGACGGCCGCGGACAAGCTGTTCGATCGCGGCCTGCTCTCCTCCCCTGAGCGTCGCGACCAGTTCGCGGCCAATGTCCTGAGCCATGAGAAGGCTCTCGACGCGCTCACCAAAGTCGCGGATTACATCGATTCGGCCCCCAAGGTCGGCACCGTTGTGATCAACGAGACCAAACCAGAGACGGCAGACGACGTGTGGGATCGCCACACGGTTTCCGCCCTGAATCGTCTGCCTGGCGCCCGGTAATCCATAACCCCAAAAAGAAGTCCCAAGTAGGAATCATCAAATGACTGGTATCCAAACCTCAATGGGCGCCCACAAGCTCGAAGTGCTGAAGGGCGACCGCAACTCCATCGTCGACCACACTGGTATCCTGGACAGCGACCCCCTCGCCGTCGCAGCAGCCGTGGCCGGCCGCGTGATGTCGATCACCTCGGGCGGCAAGCTCGAACCAGGTCTCGACGTCGGCCGCACCCCGCTGTACGCGTGGTCCGGTACTGACCTCAACAACTATCCTGATGTGACCCGCGACCGCGGCATGCCGTACGCCGGCGAACCGCGCTTCGGCTGCATCAGCTGGAAGGCCGCCGCCGAACTGAGCTCGACCGAGTTCGTCGACGACGCTGGCCTGGTTCCGGATGCTCCTCTGACCTGCCTCAGCAACGCTGCGACCGCCGACGCGGACCGCGGCAAGCTCTGCTTGGCCGGCGCAACCGACGTCATCGTCGGCTACGTCAGCCCGCGCGGCAAGTACACTGGCCCCGACGGCTACGCGACCTTGGCGTTCTACCCGGCATACGTCGCCGGCACCACGGTTCCTGTCGCCTAAACCAACATACCAGAAAAGAAACAGATAGTCATGACCACTAAAGTCAGCGCACAACAGTCAAACCGCGCTTTTTATGGTATGCTCGAAGCCGGGCAGATCAAAGAAGCCGCCGATATGGTGACGGATTTCACCCGCATCCGCATCCGCGAAAGCAGCTTCTTCGAGAAGATCATGCCCGCGGTGAAGATCGGTGATGACGAACTCACCCCGCAGCTCAACACCGACAAGAACGTGAAGCTGGTCGAACGCGAACCGAATTCGCCGGCCGCCATCACGATCCCGCTCGGCCAGCAGCCGATCCAGTACTACTTCCGCGGCGACCGCTACCCGGTGTACTTCGATCGCATCGTCACCCCGAAATTCACCAAGGACATGTCCGAACTCCGCACGTACGGAATGGACATCCGCCAGGTGATCTCGGACAACGCGATCCTCGACATGGATTTCGAGTTCGACCGCAAGATGCTGGCCGCGTGCCAGAGCATCGTCGGCTCCGAAGGCTCGACCGTCCCTGAGACGGGCATCATCCAGAACAAGAAGATCGTCGACGCGAACGGCATCACCCGTTCCTCGCTCTTCGAGATGAAGAAGATCCTGAAGCGGACCTTCGCGCACCTCGAAGCGGTCACGATCCTCTGCAACAACATCACGATCGAAGATGTTGCCAAGTTCGGCCGCGACACGGCCGGCGGCGACCTCAGCGAGTCGATGTTCGTCGACGGCTTCCAGCAGAAGAAACTGCTGGGCGTCAACTGGGTCATCACCAACAAGCACGAGCTGGTCGGTGAGTCGGAGTTCTGGTTGTTCGCCAGCCCCGAGTTCCTCGGCAAGAGCTACGTGCTCGAAGACACCACGATGTACGTCGACAAGAAGGCGTTCAACCTGGAGTTCTACGCGTACTGTGAGCGCGGCGCCACGATCGGCAACCCTGCCGCTGTCGCCCGCGTCCGCATCGCAACGAGCTGATAGTCCGTAACGGACTGCACTAGAGAAAGCCCGGGGATTTCCCCGGGCTTTCTTGTTGGTAATCTCATCTGTGGACGGCTCTATGGAATACCCAGCGCTCGCTACCCTGTACGTTCTGCTTCACGTCAAAACCGCCGCGGCCAAGCGCAAGAGCAAGTCCAGTCTGGCCGACGACGCGGTACTGAAGAAGCTTAGTGGGCTCCACAAGAAGCCCGTCTCTCCGCGTAGGTAACGCATGACCGAGCTCATCACGGTCGAACAGACGGTCGAGATCGCCCGTGCGTTTTCGCATGGAGTACCGGTCCCGGCACATCCGGTCGAGATGGCGTCTGACCAGAACCTGGACCTGAACTTCATCCTCACGTTCGACGACAATACCTTCCCGATCAACCTGCCGTACCCGCGGCTCGCGATTTTCGACAAGAAGGGCGCCCAGCTGGTCTCGATCACGTTCACGCCGGGTGTGACCAACTGGCCGCTCGAGCGACCGCAGTCGGGCCGTATTGGCTGGCACATCCCGGGCGACCACACAGGTTTCGATGTCATCACGTCCCTGCACCCGCAAGAGCTCCAGTATCGCATCCTGGGCCTCTTCAACGCCCAGCGCGAGATCACGATCCTGCAGGGCAACCTCCAGTACACCAAGCTGGCGGACAACTCGCCACCAGAGCCGCCGCCCGAGAGCGAGGAGCTGAACTCCGAGCTCGAGATGGAGCTGCAGTTCAAGTCCCAGTACCCGCACTACTACACCGAGTACACCTGGAACGGCACCACCGGCGACCTTGATTACAAGCGTCACTACGACACGCCCGCCAAGGTCGTGCTGCTCTTCACGATCGCTTACGAGTGGAGCAACATGACCGGCCTGCTGTCGAAGAAGACCATCACGCGCGCCTCGGATAACAAGCAGCTGATCCTGAACTACGCCTGGGATGTGGACGAAGAACTCGAGTCGGTCACCAGGACGGCGGTCTGATGTTTGGCTCGGCCCTCTTCGCCGGCCTGCCATTCCAGGTCGTCATCAACAACTTCACCGGCACCCAACAGATCACGATACTGGAGTTATGCACGGCCCCGATCGTGTCGTACACGTGGGAGCTGCGAAGCTCGCTCGGTCCCGAGTCCAAGCCCAATACCCACAGCGAGTTCCTGTCGCGGTTCGAACGCGCCGATGGCTCGGGCGTCGGAACCGGAAATTCCTGGGCCTATCTGTACCCGCCCGGCGACAACGGCCGCTACGCCTGCGTGGAGCTGACCGTCACCGATACCATGAACGTCACGACCACCCTGTGGTACCTATTCACGGTCCAGGTCGACACGGTCACTGCGGTCTCGCGCCGCATCGAGTGGGACTAAGCGTCCGAATCGGACCAATAAATTTGTTTCCTGGCAGCAAAGGTCTAATATCTTTGCGTGCGCTACGCCCAATACGAAAACCCGATCGCCGCAGCAGTCCTTCCCGCGGCGGGTTCCGTTACGGTCCAGGTGCTCAGACAGGACACCAACACGGTCCTGGCCCTGTCCAGCAACGTCGCGGTTGAGTCCGCGATCCCCGGCATCTATCAGTTCCCGCTCTCGAACATCACCACCCCAATAACCGGATTCGCCCAACTCGTCGTCGTTTTCTCACACAACTCGGGCGGACAGGATTATGCGAAGCTCGTGGTGCGCGGGGTCGTCGACGAGATCACGAAGATCCGGAAGCTCCTGGGGGCCGTGCTGTGACGAGAGGGTATTTGGCCACGAGGTAACCGAGCGTGTTACCGGTCAAGAACAACGTCTATGGCGTGCTCGCCGCGCCGATCAGCGACACCGACACTTCTATTGCGCTGCTGGACGCGTCCAAATTTCCGTCCGCCGGCGTGGCCTCGATCGCGGGCGGCGTAGACCCGTACACCAACGAAGTCGTCCTCTACACCGGAATCACCGGCAATACCCTGACGGGCGTGACCCGCGGGTACGATGGCACCACCGCGGAATCGCATCCGCAGGGCGCGTTCATCGGCTTGTCGATTATCGCCAAGCACATCAGCGATCTGTGGCCTCGCCACGGCACCACCGCTGACAGAATCGCGTTCGGGGCCACCCTGACGCTCGCTGACACCGGTTGGCGGTTCTACGACACCGACGAAGACGATCTGTACTGCTGGGTCAAGGATCGGTGGGAAAAGCCGGTCGTTTCGATCGAGCGCGAGATCAAGGACTACTACGGCGACGCCGCGACCGTCCTGCCGCTGACGTATCGTAAGGGCGATCGCTGGACTGATCCGACCACAAACGCCTGCACAGTCTATGTGTGCAAGGCCACCACCATCACCCACACGACCGCCGACTGGGTCGCCATCGGTAGGCAGAACTAACCATGTCTCTGCGTACCGGCAAAGCCTTCAATGCCCGATTCCCCGAGCCGCTGCATCGGCTCATCAAGGAAGCCGCCGTCCAGGCCGCCAAGAAAAATGGCGGTCAGGCGAATATGAACAAGGTCATTGTCGAGGCCATCTACGGAGCCATGAAGACCCGTCTGTCTGAAGATCAGCAGAAGGAAGTCGAGCGCTTCATTTCCAAGCTCTAATACCTTTCCCCTTAGAGCAACAGGACTTGTTGGTCCTGGCTGAGACCCGTAATTTGTACAGCAGTTGGCTCTAAGCCACCTGGAATGTCCCAAGGTCTTAGAGCACCCGAGGTTGTAGGGCAGCGCCCGCATCGGTATAATTAACATCTCCTCAGCTGAAATTCGGAGTATTGTTCCATGACTAACCGCACTGTATTCGTTGACCTTGGCGACACGCACGGCCCCCTGAACGGGTCCGATGTCCTGACCGACAACAACAACGTCCCCTTCGTGCTGCGCGGCAGCCCGGCCGGTATCTTGGCCGCTTACGCAACCCTCGCAGCGGCGATCGCCGACACGGCCAATTTGTACAATGGCCAATTCGTGATGATCAACGGCGGCGACAATGCGTCGACCGGCTTCCCGAACGCCGACAAGGGCGTCTGGAAGGTCAACACCAACCAGGGCGCGAGCGCCTCGGACTACTCGAAGGTTCTCGACGGCACCGACAAGGCGTCGGAAGTGAACATCCTCGACACGAACGGCTTCTACGCCGGCTCGACGGTCGAAACCGCTCTCGATGAAATCGGCACCAAGCAGGTGTTCTACAAGCGCGGCGACACCAGCCTGCGCGGCGTCACCGCTTCCGGTACTAGCTCGAACGCGTGGGACTCCGCCATCGCTGCTCTCGTGCTCGACAACGGTTCCTTCACCGACGCCACTGGCGCCGGTACTTCGACTGTCAACGGCGTCATCCTGACGACCGAGTTCGGTTACCAGATCCCGGTCCGCAAGGCGGCTTCGCGCGACATCGTTACCGATGGCTCGAACAACGAAGTCTATGCCCGTCTGACCTACACGACCGAGTACGTGATCAGCTTCTATAGCTACATCTCGGGCGTCGAAACGGCCTTCAACATGCCGTCGCAGTCTCTCGACCTGGGCTTCGTGCTCGCGTCGATGGACTTCATGAAGCTCCCCGCCTTCGCCGGCGTCACTGACAGCGAATTCTTCGGCGATGAAGCTGGCGCGGTCGGCACGATTTCTGACGAACAGGTCGTCACGAACGTTCCTTCGTTCACCGGCATGCTGACCGGCATGGCCACGCAGGAAGCGGTCAACCTCCGGGTTGACAGCCTCGGCCTGACCACGACCGGCAACGGCGCGTCGCGCATCAAGATCGAAGACGCGGCTGGCAACTTCACCGCCACCGACGTCGAAGCCGCTCTCGCGGAACTCTGGACCAAGGCCCAGAACCGCGTCCGCAACTTCGACACCATCGCGCTCGCGATCACTCAGGCCGGCATCACTGCCTTCTCGGCCGGCGAGTACGTCATCATCAAGGGCACGACCGGCAACGAAGCCGAGCGCGGCATCTACATCCTGACCGGTAACGGCACCAGCTCGGGTCACTACAGCAAGGTTCTGGACATCAGCCACACGGCTGCCGAAGTCCTGATCGCCGACGCTGGCAACTACTACACTGGCACGCAGGTCGAAGCTGCGCTTACCGAATTGGCTGCTGCCATCGGCGGCACCAACTCGACGACGCGCGACTACTCGTCCAACACCTACGTCGCCGACAATGACTCGCTCGTTGTCGCGATCGGCAAGCTGGACGCTGCGGTCTCGAACTTCGTCACCAACCGCCTCCTGGATAAGACCCTGGTTGCGGAAGGCGCGATCGACGCGACCTCGGACGGCCCTCGCCTCGTCGGTTACGGCGCTTCGTCCAACCACGTTTCGCTGCTCGACGCCAGCCAGTCCACTCTGGCTGAACCGATCGGCTTCGCGACTGGCGATGACTACGTCGACGAAGATACGATCGACCAGGGCGATGGCGTGGTGTTCTCGGGCCTCCTGCCCGGCTTCACCGGCCTGACTCCGGGCGCGGCGTACTACGCCGACCCGGCCAACCCGGGCGACATTACCTCGACGGTCCCGACGACCCTCGGGTACTGGATCATCCCGGTTGGCGTTGCGATCACCGCAACCCAGCTGCTCGTTCGCATCGGCGAACCGAACCAGATCGTTCCGGCCGAGAAGACCCAGCAGGTCGGCATCCACTTCAAGTCGACCGACGCTACGTCGAGCGGCCTGGGTGAAAACGGCTACGTCGTCACCAAGGGCGACATCTGGATCGACAATGACGACACCGTCCAGAATCCGACCAAGTCGGGCACGGATCGCCACACCGCCTACATCGCTCTGTCGACGTGGACCGGTACCGGCGCGTCGCTGACTCCGACGGACATCAACACGAACTTCGTGGCAATCGGTACTCAGGGCTAATCCCTTCTGAGGCCCGACTGAAGGAGGCCGGGTTCGCTACGCGGACTCGGCCTCTTTTGTTACCGCAGAGGACTTTGACCCATGAGTAGACGGTTTCGCGACACCAACGGCAAAAGAACGATCTCGATTCCCGAGATCCGTCTGGTGCCTAGATCGCCGATCAATCGTGTGCGCGCGGGTATTCCGGTAATGACGCCGGCGTTCATCTTGCGGTATTTCACCAGTGTCGACGACACCACTGATTACCTGCGCGATCTCTCGGACGATTCGCTGGTCCTCAATCTCGCCGACTCGACTCCTATCCAGGTGCTTCCGTGACCACGTATGCAACCCCGAATCCAGGCGCAAACCGCGTCCCCATCGCCGATGGTCTCGGCAAGCTCGATCCGGGTTGGCTGCCGCCAAACACGGCGGCCAACAGCTCGATCACGGATACCGGCGATTACTTCGTCGGAACCGATGTCGAGGCGGCACTCCAGGAGCTCGGCCTCAAGGCCGGCACGGTCGCTTCGGTCGCGCTGGCGCCAGGCGCCCAGACTCTCGACTCGGTCCTGAAGTCCGCGGTCGGAGACGTCGAGTGGTCGGTGAATCTGGTAAAAGGCAATGAACGGTACAGCACGACCATCCGGGCCGTGCACGACAACATCTCGGCTTTCCATACCCAGAACAACGTGGTCCTGACAGCCGGAACCATCGATGTAACCCTGGATGTGGATATCTCCGGCACTGCGTTTCGTCTTCGAGCCACGGCCGGCTCGAGCGGCTGGGCCGCTCACATCCGGCGCCATACAAGTGATGCGTAACAATAGTTTTGACCTAATCTAACAGCGGTTATTTCAAAACTCTTGCGGGGAAAGGAACCCAAGTGTCCAAGTATAGCATCACCGGCCAAGAGGCCATCGAGTCGGCCGACGCCATCAAGCGGCTGTCCATCGTCGACAAAGACGGCAAGGCCCTCTACAAGTTCGACGCCAAAGCGAAGATCGTGTTCGCTAAGCGTCTCAAGAAACTGATCGAAGTCGTCCAGCTCCTGGATGAGCAACGCGAAGCGCTGCTCAAGGAGTGCGGTCTCGACAAGAAACAGGACGACAAAGAGGCGATCGAGAAGTTCAATATCGAGTACAAGAAGATGCTCGAGGTCAAACATGACGTCGAGTGCGGAGCCATCAAAGAAGAATGGCTGCAGCTCGACAAGAACGCGGACATCCCGCACACGCTCCTGGTCGTGCTGGATTGGATGATCGAGTACACGACCGAAGGTCTCGACTAAGATTTCGAATTGGTAATTGGCAGAATTGGTGATCCACAATGGAACAGTCGCTCTTAGCTCGTCTCGGCATTCGTAGCGGTATCCTCGGCAGCGCCTCGTCGCTCGCCGTTGCCGCCCCGCTGAGCAACAACAACTACGCGACCACGGCCCACACGGATTCGGGCCGGATCGGCTACTACTTCGACCGCACCGTCAGTGCGGAGAAGATGGGCTTTGTTGTTTTGGGCATGGAGCGGCTGGCCATCACCACCGCCGGTATATACGTTCAAGGACAGGCTGCCGCCGATGAGTTCGCAGGCGATCTGACTGGCGACGTGACAGGCAACCTTACGGGTGACGTGACCGGCGATGTGACCGGAAACCTGTTCGGTAACGCCGATACTGCCACGAACGCGACCAACGCTGCTGACTCTGCTCTTCTGCAAGGTCAGAACGGCGCCTACTACTTGAGCCGCGCTAATCACACTGGAACTCAGTCGGTTTCGACCCTCACCGGTCAGCTGGCCGTTGCGAATGGCGGTACTGGTCAGTCAACGACCGGTGCAAATCGCGTGTTCGCCGGACCAGTGAGCGGCGCCAATGCAGCGCCTGGTTTCAGATTCATAGTCGCTGACGACCTCGCAAACGCACTGGCGTCCCCTCCTGATATCGGAAGCACTAATCCGGCACCTGGCTACTTCACTACGCTGTCGGCGACTGGTGGAATTACGGGAACTGCGAGCAACGCCTCGCTGCTCGAAAACCAAGACGGTGCGTATTATCTCGACCGAGCCAACCACACCGGCACAAACGACGCCGATACTCTCCAGCTTCACAACGGCGCTTACTACCTCGACCGCTCCAATCACATCAACGCGCAACCCGCGTCGACGATTAGCGATTTCGATACGCAGGTCCGTCTCAGCCGTCTCGATCAGATGGCCGCGCCTCTTTCATCGGTCAGCTGGAACAGCCAGCTCCTGACTAATCTCTTGGATCCGGTCAGCCCGCAAGATGCCGCGACCAAAGCGTACGTCGATGCAAGGGTGCAGGGCCTGGACGCCAAGGATTCGGTAAGGGCCGCTACAACCGCGAACATCACACTCTCGGGAACTCAGACCGTTGACGGCGTTTCGCTGATCGTTGGTAACCGCGTACTGGTCAAGAACCAGACCCTGACGGAAAACAACGGCATCTACGTGGTCGCGTCGGGTTCGTGGACCCGTGCTCTCGATATGGACACGTATCCTGAAGCTCCGGCCGCTTTCGTGTTCGTCGAACAAGGTACGACCAACGACAACACTGGCTGGGTCTGCACATCCAATACGGGCGGCGTTCTCGGTACCGACCCGATCACCTTCACGCAGTTCAGCGGCGCCGGAACCTACACGGCCGGGTCGGGTCTCACCCTGACTGGTAATCAGTTCTCGGTCAACGTCGATGGCTCTACGATCGAAATCAACTCGAACATCCTTCGCGTCAAGGATCTCGGGATTACCGGTGCCAAGCTAGCGAACAGCACCGTCACGTACTCTAAGATTCAGGACGTTAGCGCGACGGATAAATTACTCGGTCGTTCGAGCGCCGGAGCGGGCGTGATCGAAGAGATCACCTGCACACCATTTGCCCGAAGCCTGCTCGACGATACGTCGAATTCGGTCGCGAGAGGGACGCTTGGTCTTGGGACAATCTCGACTCAGGCCTCCGACAACGTCTCGATCACGGGCGGCACCATCACCGGTGTCAGCATCAATAATGTCGATCCGTTCATCAGCGGCAGCACGGGCGCTTCGTTCAACGCTGCGCTAACGGCGATCATTGGTACTCCGCAACACGGCTACGTGGCCACCAATTCGGCCCAGGCGCTGGCCTCCTACATCGTGAACGGTGCGAATCAAAACTTCGCACAGATTCAGTGCTTCAAGAATCGCTCGACTGGCCTTACTGGCGCTCCGACTGTTGTTAACAACAGCGATCCCGTTCTTGGGTTGAGCGGCTGGGCCGCTGACGGCCTGAACTACGTCCAGGTTGGTGAAATCCGCTTGGCCGTGAGTCCGTCTGGCACGATAAATAACTCAACGACCGTTCCTGGTCAGGTCGAATTCTACACGAACGCCGGCGCTGGTAGTGTGTCGCCGACGAAACGGATGACGCTGAACAGCAGCGGCCACCTGTTGATCAACACCACGACAGACGTGGCCTCCACATTCCTTATCGTCAACGGCGAATCCCGAATGACGACGCTTAACCTGACGCAGGCCACCGGCACCGCGCCGATGACTGTCGCGAGCACCACTGTCGTCGCGAACCTGAACGCAAACTTGCTGAACGGGGCGACCTTTGCGTCGCCGGGTTCAATCGGTAACGGCACCCCTGGCTCCGGTACGTTCACGACGCTGTCGGCTTCCGGCCAGATCACTTCTACGGTCTCGACCGGTACAGCACCTTTCGTCGTCGCTAGCACGACCAACGTAGCGAATCTGAATGCCTCGTCGCTCAGCGGCGCGACCTTCGCGTCTCCCGGAACAATCGGCGGCGGAACGCCGGGCGCTGCAACCTTCACAACGCTTAATGCTACAACCTTGTCGGCCTCGGGCGGATCTATCGCCATAACGGGAAGTGGATCGACATCCGCGGCATCGCTTACCGTGAGCGACTCGGCCACCAACACGGCAACCAACACAATCATCGCCGCACACAATAGCTCGGGAACGCCGACAACTGGTTTCGGCTCGGGTATCTCGCTACGCGCTAAGTCAGACACGACGAATGATCGAGACCAGGCATTTATCTCGTCGTCTTGGGCAACAGCTACTGACGCTACCAGAAAAGCGCGGCTCACTCTCTCCGCATACGACACTGCCGCACGCGAGTGCATCCGTGCTGAAGCCAGCGGCACCGCCGCAATGCTTGGTTTCTTTGGCGCAAGCGCGGTTGTACAGCCGACCAACACGACTGATCTCCGCACAGCGCTGATCAACCTTGGTCTCTATGCCTCGGGTGGCGCATCTCCGCTGAACCTGAACGGCGGAACCCTGACAGCGGGAGCGGTCAGCTCGAGCGGTCAGATCACCTCCACTGTCAGCACCGGAACGGCTCCGCTGGTTATCGCTAGCACGACTCAGGTCAGCAATCTGAACGTCGAACTACTGGGCGGACAGAACGGCTCGTTCTATCGCGACGCCGGCAACCTCAATGCCGGCACCTTGTTGGCCGCGCGCATGCCGGCCCTCACGGGCGATATCACGACGTCGGCTGGCTCGGTCGCCACCACGCTAGCGACGGTCAACTCGAACGTCGGTTCGTTCACCAGCGCAAACATCACGGTCGATGCCAAGGGCCGCATCACTGCAGCATCCAATGGATCGGGCTCGACGCCAGCCGGATCGAACACCCAGATCCAGTATAACAACTCCGGTGCATTCGGGGCGTCGTCAGCCTTCACATGGAATAACGGCTCATCCACGATGACGGTAACCGGCGCCATGATTGGTACCGGAGCAAACAACGGCGGTCTCAATCTTCTCACGATCGAGAACACCAGCACCGGAAGCAGCGCGACGACTGCGCTGCGTCTCAGCAACGATATCACCTCGAACGCGGGCTTTGTCTTCACCAACGGCGGAAACAACACGGCCAACGCAGGCGGGTCGGCACTGCATCTCCAGTCCACCACCGGCATCGGCTTCCTGACCAACAACACCTATCGCGCGATGTTTACGACCAGCGGTAGACTGCTGCTCGGAACGTCGACCGACGACTCCGTCAACCTGCTCCAGGTTATCGGAAGCATCAAGGGTACCGGCTGGGTTCAGGCGATCTCGTCCAAGTCGGGCAACTACTCGCTGATCGAAACAGACCACACGGTCCTGTTCGATACCACCTCAGCGACCCTGACCGCGACGCTACCGGCGGCGTCGAGTCATACGGGTCGCATGTTCGTGATTAAGAAGACGGCCTCGGCCAACACGCTCAACATTACAGCGACGAGCGGAAACATTGACGGTCAGTCGTCGATTCCGATCACCGATCAGTACGACGCCACCACCGTCCAAAGCGACGGCACCAACTGGCACATCATCTAAGGAATATGAGATGACGTACAGACCTGGGCAGGCTTCCCAAGCAGAGATGGAGGCGGAATCGGCATCGGTACGGCCTGTTCCGCCTAATCGCCTTCGCAACCACCCAGGTGTTGCGAAGGCATGGGTGCGCTACACCAACGCGTCCACTCTCACGATTGCCAACAGTTACAACGTCACGTCGGTGACCGACAACGGAGTTGGTGACGCAACGGTTAACTTTACGACAGCAATGAGCAGCACGTCGTATGCAGCTGTTGCTATGGGCGGCGCAAGTGCTGGCCGCTCTTTCACGTCTACAGCTTTCAATACAGGAAGCGTTCGCGTCCAGGCGACCGTATCTACCTCGGGCGCAGCCGACGATATGAGCTTCAATTCGGTCGTCGTTTTTGGGGATCAATAATGACTTATAAACCTGGGCAAGCTACCCAAGCAGAGTTGGAAGCGGAGTCGGCATCGGTGCGTCCCGTATATCCGAATCGCGTTCGTAATCATCCGGGCGTCGCTAAGGCATGGGTGCGTTATTCTAACTCGTCCACTATAACGATCGCCGCCAGCTACAATGTGACGTCGATGACGGATAATGGGGTCGGTGACGCAACGGTTAACTTTACCACACCGATGAGCGGCAGCTCCTATGCCGCCGTTGCTATGGGCGGATCGACGGCTAACCGTTCGTTTACCTCTCAGTCCTTCAGCGGTAGTGCTGTCCGTATTCAGGCCACCGTCTCCAATACGGGTTCCCTTGACGACATGGGCTTTAACTCGGTCGTCGTTTTCGGAGACCAATAATGAGCAAAGTAATCGTCTGGGAAAATGATGACGGCACTGTCTCTGTCACCACGCCACTTGAGGAGATGATCGAGGGCGAGACCGAGGATCAATACCTCGATCGAATCGCAACTAAGCTCCAAGAGGATGCGCCGGAGCAGTTCGGTGATCTCGACTACGTGAAGGTTGATGCAGACGACGTCCCTACTTCGCGCAGGTTCCGGTCGTGCTGGCGTCTCGACGATGATGTCGTCACGACCGATGTCTCGCTTGCGAAGATACAGGCGAAAGCTGACGTCCGCGCTCAACGCGACCAGCGTCTCGATGCCTCCGACAAAGAGTGGCTGCGCCTGCAGGCCGTAGGAACCCAGCAAGAGAAGGACGATTACGCGGCCTTCCGGCAGGCGCTTCGCGATCTTCCCGAAACCGCCGACACCGAGATCGATGCCTGCGCCGACGAAGCTGCCCTCATCGCCTATACCCCAACCTGGCCGACGGAGCCGTAACGAGTCATGACGGACAAGCATCCACACGTTGGACGCCGCGGGCGCGTGTTCCCGGCGAACCAGAAGACAGAAGCCCCTAAGGCTCCGACACCGAAAGCGCCCGCCCCAAAGGCTCCTGAAGCCAAACCGACTGAACCCAAGGTTCACGTCGGACGCCGTGGTCGCGTGTTCGATCAAAGCGGTAAGCAGCTGTCCCCGAACCCGAAACCGCTTCCGAAACTTCCGCCGAAACCGGTGATGAAGCCGGTCGCGAAGCCCGCGGTAAAGAAGGTCGAAAAGCCGGCCGAGCCGAAACTGCCGAAACAGGAAGTCACGCCGGGCCGAAAGGGCCGGGTCTTCAACCTGGGTCAGGAAGTTTCGCAGCCCAAGAAGCCGAAGCCGGAAGCCCCGAAGCCGCAGAAATTGCAGAAGCCGAAGGTGGAGAAGCACAAGCCTCTGGAACAGAAAGCTCCCGAGCGCAAGTCGGCCAAAAAGTCTACGTTGTCGAACGAGCCAGTCGCTCGCGTCCCGAGTGGCCGCGGCCCCAACCAGCTCTACTGCTTCCGTTACTGGCGTCTGACCAGCAACTCGAAGCAGAAGGGCAACTGGTCGTACCACGAGATCGGACTCGCGTGCGAGTACCCGTTCGTGAACAACATCGCGCTGGCCGAGTACGGCGTCACCGCCGATACCAACTCGGACAACAGCGGAAACAATCCGGCCCACTACGCGATCGACGGCAATCTCGGGACCCACTGGTCCACAAACGTGCTGCGCGATCACAGCCAGGCCTGGTGGAGCTGCGATCTCCAGCATGCCCAGACGATCAGGTCGATCCGACTGGTGATCGGACCCTATTGGCCTGGCACCTCGGGTCTCGAGATCGAGGGGTCGAACGACGGCGAAACCTGGACCCACGTGAAGTCCATCACGGGCATGAACCCAGCCCAGTTCGACTCGATCCTGACCTTCCAGGTCCAGTAAGCGCCTCACGGGGCCGGTTTTGGTGCATTACAGGGGCCCACCTGTAATTTGTACAGTGAGGTGTCGGTGGACAACATCAGGCTCGTTTTAGAGCAAGTCATGAATGGCAAGAAGGTTGGCCAGACCGTCTGGGATGCAGCGATGGCTGAATTGACCGACGCCGAGGCGCGCCTGAAAGCCGTCCAGCAGGACAACCTGGTCGTGATTCAGAGCCCCGAGATCAAACCCAACGACGAGGTCGTGCACCAGCTCGGACAGCTCTTCCTGATCCTCGAGGACTTCATGCTCGAGATGCGGCGCAAGCAGGCGTTCCTCTACCTGCGCGGCGACGTCGCGAACGTTCTGGTCGACGCCAAGAAATTACTGACCCGCCTCAACTACGAACCAGTCCGGACGCGTCCGCGCGAACCCATGACCTACGTGGATCGCAACAAGAAGACGTGATATGACGGATCTCAACAAAGCTCTGATCATCAATGATGAAACCAAGGACCAGAGCCGCGTCATCACGGCCGGCGAAGAGGCCCTTGATGGCGACGGAAATTTGGTGCAGGTCCATGTCCGGAGCGCTTCGGCCCCGACTGGCTCGGACAATAGCTATCCGCTTGGCACCAACTGGCTCGAGACGACCAACCACGTCGTCTACACATTGACCAACATCGCGGCCGGCGTCGCGACCTGGTCACGCTACGCGCCGTTCAATCACACGCACCCCGAATCAGATATCACGAATCTGGTCACCGACCTGGCTGGCAAACAGCCGCTCGACGCGACTCTGACGGCTCTCGCGGCTGTTGCGACCGCGGCCGACAAGTTGATCTACGCCACCGGCAGCGACGCATTTTCGACAACTGATCTAACCTCGGTAGCGCGCACATTCTTGGCCGCATCCACTCAGGCTGCACAGCGCGCGGCTCTAGGATCGACGACGGTCGGCGACGCCCTCTTCATCGCATCGAGTGTGGCAGTTGCACGGGCTGTCCTGAACCTGACTCCGGGAACCGACGTTCAGGCCTACGACGCCACGCTGGCAGCTCTCTCCGGCCTCGCGACGGGCTCTAACAAAATCCCCTACTCGACCGGCACCGATACCTTCGGCCAGTTGACGTTCTCGACCGACGGAACGCTCGCCGGCAATTCGGATGCGACGATCCCGTCCGAGAAGGCTATCAAGACCTACGCTGATCAACTGATCGCGACCGCCAACGCGGTTGTCTACAAGGGCGTCATCGACTGCTCGGCGAGCCCAAATTATCCGGCTGCTGACGCCGGCTGGTTCTACCTCATCTCGGTCGCCGGAAAGATCGGCGGAGCGTCGGGCGTAAACGTCGAAGTCGGCGATATGGCGATCTGCACGACTGACGGCACGGCCTCGGGAACGCAGGCCGGTGTCGGCGCGAATTGGAACGTCATTCAGAAGAACCTCGACGGCGCGGTGATCGGTCCGGCGTCCGCGACTGACGGCCACTTCGCCCAGTTCGACGGCACTACCGGAAAACTCATTAAGGGTGGAATTGCGCTCGACACCGATGGAACACTATCGGCGAACTCCGCGTCCCGCGTTCCCAGCCAGTCAGCGGTCGTGACTGCATTGGCGACCAAACAGCCACTCGACGCTACCCTGACGGCACTGGCGGGGCTCAACTCCACCGCCGGTCTCGTTGTCGAGACTGCGGCTGACACGTTCACAAAGCGTTCCATCGTGGCCGGAACCGGCACGACGGTAACGGACGGTGACGGTGTGTCCGGAAATCCAGCGGTGAACGCGGATCCTACCGTAGTCCAGTTCCGTTCCGAAAAAGATGCCGCAAACGGCTACGCTGGTCTTACCGCAGGAAGTCTGCTCAAGACCGCAGAAATGCCGGCATTCAGCGGTGACGCGTCGTCGCCGAACGGATCGACCGTGCTCACGCTCGCGACCGTCAACTCGAATGTAGGAACATTCCCATACGCGGTGGTGACTGCCAACGCAAAAGGTCTCGTCACTGCACTGGCGAGCAACACTTCGCACATCGTCGATGACTGGTTGACCGGCGCAAATACCGGCCTCCTCGGCTGGACCGTTACTACCGGCGGCGGCTCGGTCACGTGGGATTCGGCGGCTCAGACCACTGCTCACCGTGGCGTCGCTCGCATGACCGCGAATAGCGGAAACGTGAACAACCGCGCTCAGCTTAATTTGTACCAGGGCGTGCTGCCGTTCTTGATGGGCCGGAGCATTGGATTCATTGCGGTCGTCAATATCGAAGCGCTGTCAGACGCGACGAACCCGTACCGCCTCAGAATAGGGTTCGGCGATTTGATCGTCGCCAACAGCACAACTGATCAGAACAACGGTTTCTATTTCGAATACGAACACTCGTCATCGGTGAACTGGCGTCTCAAGAGCGCAGCGTCTGCCGCGCGTACCACCACGACGTCATCGACTGCAGTCGCGACCGGATGGCAGGTTCTCGAGGCGCGTGCTAACGCGGCGAATGACACCATCACGTTCTACGTGAACGGAACCTCGATCGGAACCGTGGCAGGCACGCTGCCGACCGCGGCCGGCAACGAGTTCGCGCCGATGTTCTCGATCACGCGCATGACTGCGACCGGAAACGCGAACCGCAGTCTGCTGGTCGACTCCTACATCGCGAACTTTGCGAGCTGATATGCCGACGAACGTTTCCTATCTGACCTACGCTGATGCTCCAAACCCGGAGGACTTCCCGGAGACTTGGGTGGCCGAGTCGATTCAGGACGCTAACCCTGAGCCCTCGGCTCCTTGGGTCACAGTGACGTGGGCGGAGTTTCAGGATTTGATGGCCGACCAACAAGCCGAATACGCGGCGATGAAGGCCGAAGAAGTCGAACAGAAGCGTCGCCTGACCCTCGTCCACGACGCATGGCAAGCTGCGTGGGACACGGTTTTGGAATGGTACGACGTCGGCGGGATGCTCCGTTTCGTCAAATGGAGCATCGACAGCACCAGCAACCAGGCAGGTAAAGATGCGATTGATGCGGTGATCGCCTGGATCGACGCCGTGATGGGTCTCTACCTTATGGTCTACAAGCCGACGATTTTGGCCGGTGGCACGGTCGAGCTCGACTACAGCGGCGTCGTCGGTGATGCGCCTTATACGTTCACGGAAGTCATGGTGCTGGTCAACACGCCCTGGTTTACCACTCAACCGTCGGATCAGATCAAAGCCACCGGCCAAACTGCAACGTTCACGATCGTGTCGGCCGGACATCCGGCGCGCACCCATCAGTGGCAGAAGTCGACCGATGGAGGAACGACTTGGTCCGATATCAACGGCGCTACCAGCACGTCCTATCAGACCCCAACCTTGTCCGCATCCGACGATTACAAAGTCCGCTGCAAGTGCACCCTCAACGCAGCTTGTTTCGCATACTCGGCCGCGGCGAATCTCACCACGTTGCCGTGATCACGCTCGGGTTCTATCGTCCGCGCGGAATCATCGGACGCATCGTCAGCATCGTGACTGGATCGCCCTTCTGCCACGTCGTGGTCAACCATACGGTGAACGGAATTCCAATGGTCGCGCAGGCACACCAGCAGTACGGGACCTGCACCTGGCGCGCCGATCGAGTCGATCAGCCAGACTTCTGCTTCCCGGTCCCATGGATCACGGATGAATGGTTCTTCGGATGGCTGTCGCTGTACCTTGGTTCGGCCTATGACTGGCGCGATATTTTGGCCTTTGGGTTTCGGTTCCGACATCCACCAGGGCGCCATCAGCTGATCTGTAGCGAGCTGGTGGCCCGCATGCTGGTCGATGCCAGCCGCGAGCTCCCGGTGCCCTGTGATTGGGATCCGGTCATCGAAAAGCTCCGAACTCAAGTCCCGGGCGGGATTTCGCCAGGGGCGCTATTTGACTTGCTGCAACTCGCAGTAAAAGTCTAAGTTCTTATATCATTGGAACTTCCAACCATTACCCCGAGTTGATAAATTGGGGGTCTGGGCCGGGGTGGCCTACGGGTGGTTGGCCATGAATCTCGCGCTTATCAAAACGGCAATTTCTGACTTCCTGGTCCAAGCTGGCCAGGTGATCTGGTACAAACTCGGGGTCGCTGTTATTTGCGCCGCCCTGATGCCACACGCGCTGGCTCTCCAGGGCCTCGGGATCCTGCTCGCCCTCGACTTCGGTTGCGGGGTCTGGGTGGCTCGTAAGACCCGCACCTTATCGAGCGAAGGGATGCGCAAGGGGATCGGTAAGCTGCTCCTTTATGCCGCCTTCGTGTGCGGCATCGCGGTTGCGGAACACACCATCTCAGACACTCAGTTCTGCACCACCGGCGCGCTCGGACTTCTGGCCGCGACCGAGATCCTCTCGATTACCGAGAACCTGGTCATGTTGGGACTCCCGATCCCGTACGCAGCCAAGGTTTTGAGCACCGTATCCCGCAAGGCCCGCAGCTACGGGTTCCATTTCAGCTCGGACAACACCGAGGCGATGTCGTATGCACGCGACATGGTCCTGCTGCTCGACACCCACATCCCACAGCTGCGCAACCGCGAGCTCCGGACCATGATGGAGATCTACTGTTCGCAGTGGTACGGCTTCATGCGCAACTGCGAGGCCCAGATGTTCCTCGGGGCCGGTCAGCTGGCTTGGGAACGGCTCCAGGCGGCGCTCGACCGCGTCCTCCTGGATATCCGTGACGAATTCCTGGAATCCAAGATCCCATCCGCGGCCCAGAAGACCTTCCTGGACCGCTGGAACAATGACCTGCTGGGCAAGTTTTACCAGCAGTGCCGCGAGGCCTGCCTGGCCGACAAATTGACTGACGTTCAGCAGGTCGAGCGCATCCGCGAAGTCCTGGTCCTGATGCTCTTCAGGCTCTCGAACGAGATCCTGGCGCTCGATCGCGCCACTCCGGACCCCCTCAAGGTCAACCCAACCCTCGAGATTGAACCCACCGAACCCGACCCCCTCAAAGACCTGCTGAATCGTAACAAAAACAGCACTTCTGACGACGATCTGTAATAAGCGAGTTGCTGGGGTCCAGCCTGGATCTAAAGTTACGGTATGACTACCCCCTCCGTCAGCATCATCATCGCCCGGGAAACGACCATCGACGTCGTTTACGACCAGGCGATCACTAGTTCGACTAACCGGCCCGGCGAAGGGTTCACGTTCAAGGTCAACGGCGCCCAGAAGTTCGCCAACTCGGCTGACCTGACGGCGGCTGACACCATCACGTTCCAGATGGCTGGCGTGATCTCAAACGAAGACACTGTTCTGGTCAGCTACGACGACGATGTCTCGAACATTGAGAATCTGTCTGACGAGCTCGCGCCGTCGTTCACCGACGTGGGCGCAACCAACCAGTCCCAGCACGCCGCCCTGTTGGCCGCGGTTTGCGCGCTCTCGATCATCGAACCGAACGTCATCACCCTGGTGACCAGCATGCCGCTGTCCTCGACGGACTTCGAAGCTGGGCTATCGGTCAAGGCCAACGGGTTCTCGGTGCCGTTCGACACCGTCGAACTGGGCCAAGATCCGCGCCAGCTCCGCATCACCTTCCCGGGCGGATTCAGCTACGGCGACACCATCACGTTCACCTACAATCCCTCGATCGGCGACTGGCAGTCAGCCGGCTACGACATCGTGGCGTTCACAGACTACCCGGTCACCAACGGTTCGCGTCTCGGCACCCCGAACGACAACTACCCGCTCAGCTCGGTCGTCCGCGAGGAACTCGAAGCAATCAACGGCGCCATCGACGCCACGATCGGAATCGACCTCAATCACATCGACCAGAAGTTGGTCGAACGCTACGGCCCCGCGGTCGTCGACTTCGGCGGAACCTTCGGTCAGACCAACGACAATCCGGCCGGCGTGTTCCTGGCCCAGGACATGCGTCCCATCAAGTCTGGCATGAAAGTCACCAAGCGCTTCACATCTCAGGGCCACTCCGACTGGGCGCAGGTTGCGGCTGCCGAATGGCAAGACGCGGTCACGCAGCGGATCGGTACCGCGCTGGGAATCATGCGCACGACCGATCAACAAGTCGTCCTCGGCGACCGCACGGTCCGTCAGGTCTAACCCATGATTGATCCGGTCGAACTCAAGCCTGGATCCAAAGCGGCCCAGGTGAAAACCATCCGTCTACCCGCGACCGGTCGCAAACAGATCGTGTTCCGGCTCACTGACGAGAACGGCAAAGCCGTCACGCTCGTGGCCGAGCCCACCAACGAAGACGCCCCGACCGCGAAGTTCGACTACCAGCACGAGCTGAGTGAAGGCACCGCAAAGGTGCGGCTGCGCGCCAAGGAATCATTCTCGTCCAGCAAGGTTTTGTTCGATGTCGAGGGCACGATCCTCGAAGTCGCAAAACCGGAATGCAAAGGGATGATCGAGTTCATCCTTACGAACGACATGACCTGCCACCCGGGCGTGTACGTATGCGAAGTCGGCCGCTTCTCCAACCCCGACTACCTGGTCGACACCTGGCCCTGCTACCTCGCGCTTGAACCGACGGTGTTCAGCGAGATGCGTGGATCCGGCACGCTCACGATCGCTGAAGTCAGACTAGGCCTCGACGATCTGCTCCCGACGGAAGTCAGCTTGCTCGATGGCGTCGAATTCTCGGATGAACAGATCATGCACGCGATCCGTCAGGTCGTTGATCTGTGGAACGAAACTCCGCCGCCCGTCGCACGCCATACCGTCAAGAGCTTCCCGTATCGGTACCGCTGGATCCAGGGCACCATCGCGCAGCTGTACCGGATGCGTGCGCATTCGTATCGCCGCAACCAGCTCAACTACAGCGCCGGCGGAATGACGATCGACGACCAGAACAAGTCGCAGGAATACCAGGCAATCTCCGATTCCTTGATGGAAGAATTCCGTCAGTGGATGTTGGCTGAGAAGATCAAGATCAACATCGACAAAGCCTGGGGCATCGGACTCTGACGTGACCGATAAGCCGCGCCCCTTCAAACGACTGTCGGTGGAGAATCACTTCAACGTCATCACCCAGCAGCGCGTCCTGGTCAGCTGGGCCATGAACGAAGCGTTCGCCGAGCCCGGACCGTACCAGTTCACGCTGCAGCGCGGTCGCGCCGTTAACGACACTGCCTGGGAGAACATCAGCCAGACCGTCGATCAGCCGTGGCTGTACGACAACCATCCGGTGTTCGCCCAGCACGACCAATCAACCTTCTACCGGATCATCCTGGTCGACGGCAACGGCGTCTCGTACGAGTCCCAGGCGGTCTCGGCCTATATGGACTGGTCCCACTACGACTGGCGCTTGGCCCGTGAGATCATCCGGAAAGAAACCATGCTGCAGAAGAAACGCGCCGGAACGGCCGGCTGGCTGCTCAAGCGCCGCCAGTGGGGCGACCCGTGTCCGGACTGCACCGATCCGAATACCGGAATGACCACCAACGCGCACTGCGAGACTTGTTTCGGGACCGGTGTCGAAGGCGGGTACTACCCGGCCCTCGAGTACGCGGTCACGATGGATCCGTCGCAGCGCCTGCGCCGCCTCACGAACGAGCAAGGTCTCATCACGGCCGTCATGGAAACCGTCCGGGCCCTGGCCTGGCCGGCGCCGGAAGGCAACGACGTGTGGGTCCAGAAGGGCTCGAACAAGCGGTACCGCATCGTCGATGACATCACCGCGATCGCGCGCCACCGCGGCATCGATCTGGTCCTGAATCTGCACCTCGAAGAGGTGCCGCAGTCGAGCATCGTGTACCAGGTTCCGACCCCATGAGCCGCAAGCCGACGCTCCGGAAATCCAAGAACGGCGCCAAGCCGGTCGAACCGATGACCCCGCCGGCGCCGGCGGCGCCTGCCGCAGTCACCACTGCCGTAGCGACCCCGCCGGCACCGGTCTCTCCGCGTAGGGAACCAGTCTCGACGCAACCTCTCTGCACCGAATCGCTTAAAACCTACTCTATTGTTCCGAAGCCGTTGAGATTCTCGTGAGCAACGAAACCTGCGAACCGCACAATGATGGCGAAGGCCACCAGATCGACTTCGCGACCGCGTCCGGCGAAGGCTCGACCGCGGAGTTTGTACAGATGCACAACCTACAGGATCTGCAGCCGCTCTGCTGCTCCGGCCTGACGCCGCTGCTGATCACCGGCCTGATCATGCGCGTGCTGGCGAATCACTTCGCCAATCCGGCCCTGATCATGGATCCTGATCTCAAGCAATACGTGTGGTCATCGGACGCGACGCTGTCGAAGATTCGGATCACACCAAATACCCGGTTCGATCCGAAGAACGCCGGTCAGATGCCGGCCCTGATCATAAAACGCGGTGATTTGCAGTCGCAGCGCAAGTTGATGGGTGATCGGATGGGCGTCTCGAACCGTGAAACCGGAGCGGTCGACCACGTGCGTTTCGTAAGTGGCAACCATCGCGTCTTTTGCATCGCCGAGACCGACGGCGAAGCCGAGAACATCGCGCTCGAGGTGTTCCACACCCTCACGTTCCTGAGCCCGGCCCTGGTCGGACTGCCTTACCTGATGGACTTCCAGGTCGTCGGAATGGGTGAACTCGGGGTGCTCGACGGGCTAGGCAACCGGATTGGCGTGCCCATCGATATAACCTACGCCTATGAAGACGCCTGGACAATACAGCCCTTGGCACCCCGCCTGAAGAGCCTTAACATCGATATAACCTAAGCCAGAGAGAACGCAAATGGTTCAAGTCGTCCCGCAGTTTGAGATTAACCAGCAGTTCACGCTGGCTACCGATGCTACCGTCAACCAGCTCCGCGCCCTCTTGATCGGGCCGGACTACGCCGTCCGTAAGTACGAAGATGGCAAGGAAGCGGTCCTGCTGGGCGCTTACGCCGGGGCAGATCTCACCGTCGCGTGGCCTGGTCGCCAGGCTGGCGAAGTCGTGGATCAGCTGTTCACCACCGTTCGTCTCGATGACGCGGCTCTCCGGTATCTCGACGACGAAACCAGCGGCACCCAGAATCTGGAAGATGGGCTGAACCATATCCGCAACACTGCGATCAACTGGGTCGACAAGCCGGGCTTCCCGCGCACCAGCGCCATCCCGTGCGACGTCAAGGTCGGCGACATCGTTCGCTTGACCAAGCTCGGTGGCGGCGCCACCCAGCTGACCAGCGTCACCGGTTTCGTGGCTGACGAAGTCGCGGCCGACATCGACGATCCAGTCGCCGACGGAGACAATGAGCCGGATGGCGGTGGCTACACTCAGCCGCTGACCAGCTCGGCCGGTACCTACACGGGCACTGAAGACACCGTCTACATCGTGCGCTGCACGACCGGCGGAGATACCGACGGCACCGCCAAGGTGACTTTCAGCACTTCGACGAACGTCGACGCCGGCGGTCCGTACGCGGTCACCGACGCAGTCGCGGTTCCGCTGGGCTCGCTCGGCGTGACGATCACGTTCGGCGGCGATGAGCTCAAGGAAGGCGACGTGTGGACGATCAACGTCACCGCTGCTACCGAAGGCGCGGTCCACGAACTGATCCTGGCCAACAACGTCATCGAAGCCCTGTGGGCCACCAACCTCGAAACCGAGATCGCGATCCCGGATGACATCGTGGTGAACAAGAATCGCCTCGGCCACGCTCCCGAACTGAACTGGGAAGGCGACGCGACCGAGATCACTCTCAAGGCCGGCATTCTGGCCACCCATGCGCGTACGGGCTCACTCGAGCTCGACGTGATCCTGGGCACCGGCTACGTCAGCTACCGCGCGCTGCGCACCGCTGACGCGAACGTCGTGCACGATATCGATGACGTCACCGACGTTGCTGACAACTTCGCCGGTCTCGATGATCCGGATTGCGTCCTCAGCTACGGCTGCTACCGCGCTCTCTCGAACGCGGCCGGAACCACGGTCAAGGCGATCGCGGTCGCGTCCGACGACGTCGACGGCTACCTCGCCGCCCTGGGTAAGCTCAAGGAACGTGAAGACTTCTACCGCATCGTTCCTCTGACCCACGATGAAGCGTCGATCGACGCCTGCATCGGGGTGGCGAACCAGCGCTCCGGTGCCTTGGTTGGCCGCTGGACGACCTGCATGATGGCGCTCGCGCTGAACACGACCAAGCAGCTCCAGACCGGCATGGCCACGATCGACGGAACCTCCAACTTGGTGGTTCACGACGATGACGGCCTGTTCATCACCAACGGCGTTCGTCCGGGCGATAAGGTCCGCGCGCTGTACACGACCGACGGTTTCGGCAACGACTCGTACTCGACCTTCACGGTCGACGCGGTCCTGTCCGAGGAAGAAGTTCGCCTCCTGGCTGGTCCTGCCAGCCCGGTCAACACCGCCAGCACCTATGAAGTGTGGCGCGATCTGAATCCGACCGAACAGGTTGTCGACTGGGGCACCCGTACCCGCGCACGCAGCAATCGCCGCGTCACAAGCGTGTTCCCGCCCAACCCGGGCCGCGTCGGCACTCGCGTCGCCAGCTACTTCCTGGCTTGCAGCCTCGCCGCTCTGCGCGGCGCCTCGGCTCCGCACCAGGGCCTGTCCAACGCGGAAGTGCTGGACTGGGACGATCTCAAGGAAGCCAGCGAGACCTTCGGGGAACTGCTCGACGAAGTCGCCAACTACGGCGGCTACATCGTCACGCAGGCGCCGGACGGTCGCGTCTACATCCGCAAGCAGCTCACGACCGACCTGACCGACACCAAGCGCGCTGAAGACAGCGCGACGGTCAATCTGGACTCGATCAGCTACTTCTTCAAAGGCATCCTGGCTCCGTCAGTCGGCCGCACCAACGTGGTGCAGTCGAACCTCGACAAGATGGAAGCCGACATCATCGCCGGCATCAACGAGATGAAGTCGTCGCAGTTCAGCGTGACCCTCGGCGGACAGGTGACCGATGGCTCGCTCGTCTTCCTGCGTCCGCACGCGACCTTGCTCGACCGCGTTGTCGCGCGCATGCAGCTGAACCTGCCGATCCCGCTCAACAACGGTACACTGGACATCATCGTCTAATAGAGGACACCATGGCTGACGTATTTGGAACCGATTCAAAATTGGCTGGTGTCTTCAAGGGCACGACGTTCCGCCTGACGCTGGGCGGAGGCAGTGGAAGTCTCGAAGGCGCGCTGGTCCAGCAGGTCCAGATCCAGTATGAGCGTCAGCTGACGCGCATCTGGGAACTGGGCTCGCGTAACCAGTACTACGTCGAAGGGCGTACTCAGGGACAAGGTTCGCTGCAGCAGATCGTCGGCCCGAAAGGGATCGTCACCGGTCTCCTGTCCGAGCTGAGCGACATCTGTAAAGCGACGAGCCGCGCGCTCACGCTCACCGCTGGCAATCGCGCCGGTTCGTGCGGCGTCGAAGCGGAAGCGACCATGCAGCTGGCTGGTCCGGTCGCGACCTCGGTCTCGATGGGCGCCAACTCGGCGGAATTCGTGGTGAATTCGGGACTCGTCCTGATGTTCACCGGCATGTCGCTGTAAACCAGTCGACGCGAGTGAAGCAGGAGACGGGACCGTTCATCGGTCCCGTTTTCGTTTACGGACGGTTCTCGAAGTAGATTTTGGCTTTATCAAAGTTCACGAATTCTCGTACGGCGTTAAACAACTCCTCGGAGAAGGTCTCGTCAAACGCGTGACGCTTTCCTTTCGGTTTGTCGAGCTGATCCAACTTTTCGTCCAAGGTGCCGTCCATCGCCTCGAGCTTTTTCTTAAACGACTGCAAGTTTTTTAGTTTATAGTTGAGCGATTTTTCCCCATCGATCGGGCTAAGGTCAGCGGACTTAATCCAGTTATAAAAGCCAGTCACGGCACGACGATTGTTTGCTAGATCAGATGCGGCGAAATCGCTATAGATCTTTTGGACCGTTTCCTTGTCGCCCACGTCCTCCGAATGGATCTCGAAATACAGATCGACCAATTTCGGATTCGAAGAGAAAGCCATGAAGTTCTTTAGGTAATTGTTTCGTATTAACTCATCGAGCTGTGCGATCCCCTTGGTCTCGTCTTCCTCAGGGTCCAGCTTTGACAACATCTTGTTGCGTAAGGAACCGCCGCTCGCCGCTATGAAATCTTTCACGGCTTCATGATCACGCTCCATGTAGGAAGCCAGAACGACGAGCTTGTTGCGGTTATCGTCGGTTTCCATGTTACGACCAATGTCGTTGGTTTTGAGTCGCGTGAGCCATTGGGAGGAGGACTCGAAGGCTCGCACGCTGATTTCGAACGACTCCCGAGTATATGCGTCTAGGTAGGCACGCAGGTCCGCTTCACTGGCTGCCAGGCGCGAAACGAGTAAGAAAAACAGGCCGATGACTAAGGTACGTACCATGTAGCTATGTACCCCAGAAGTTGTCTAATCGCAAGAAAACCGTATCCTACGGAGGGCCCGACGGTTACGGCCAGCTACACGATCGGTTCATCGGTTCAATAGGTTTGCTTTTACCGGCAGTAATGTTACTTTAGAGGCTATGCCGGGTATCTATCAGCCCTTCCAGATCACCATAGGGCAAATTGTCGGCGTCTACCAGGGTACCAACCACTACGAGGTCATCACCGATTTCGGCCGTTTCCGAGGCACCTACAGCGGCACATCGCGCGGCCCGGGCGGAATAGTGGAGTCCGGTACCATCGTGGCTGGAACCTACGTGTGGGTTGCCTTCAACCCGGGCGAATGGCTCTGCCATATCATCGCCACGACCCTCCCGATCTTCCCCATGGATTCGGCAGTCGATCCTCAGCAGCCGTCCGTGTACCCGCAGGTCTCCGGTTTCAAAAGCCACGAGCGCGCGATCGGCCGGATGTACGACCAGACGATCCATCAGCTGACCACCCGTCCAAACGACGCGATGCACGACCTCGTGAACGGCGAGTGGGCGATGACCAGCCCGCACGGAGGCGGAGGCGTTGGAGTCGAGCTGTTCCGCAGCTGGATCCGCGGCGGTCCGTATTGCGGTCTCTGGTGCTGGCACGATTCCCAAGTAACGCGCCTGGCCGGCCTCGATTTCGAGTTCCTAACCTTGGCCGAGACCGCCTACGACCGTCGGCTTGGAAACGCGATCGTGGATTCTGCCGGCCGCGTGTTCTACCCGTATGAGGCCGTGCAGGACATGCAGCCTCGCACGCTCGAGCTGGGCGGGGCCGTGCACGGTGGTCGTCATCGCTTCGTCGCTCCAAGCGCCGAGCGAGGCGTCGCGCGCCCGGCCCTGTTCCATGAGTTTGTCGGGACCGACGGATCCTACTCGGTTACCAGCGCGGCCGGAGTGTACCTACAGCGCTACGCTGGCATCGTGGTTCCGGAAGAATCGCAGGCCGAAGTACCAAGCGATCCGGCTCTTCTGGAAGAGCAACCGCTCGACGAACCGGACGTTCGTGAAGGCGTCGTGACCGATCCACGCAAAGCCCTGACGGGCGATGCGGATGGTCTGACGTGGGCCCAACGTGCACTGGACGTCGTCCACTCGGTGACGTCGTTCAAGGGCCGCGGCGGAGTCGAGCGCCTGCCCGAACAGTGGCCGGATAACGGAAGCCCGGAAGAAGTCCCTGCGGACCTGACCCACACGGTCTACACCGCGGACATGTGGCGCCGCATGCCGCGCGCCGCCGGATTCGACATCACGGTCGACGAACACGAGAAGACCAAGCGGTTCTACGTGGGCCGCTCGCTCGTGGCCCTGATGCCCGACGGATCAGTTCTGGTCGAGGACGCATTCCATAGCCAAGTGCTGATGAGCGGCGGATCGGTCATGATCAGCGCCCCGAACGACATCGTGCTCGCGGCCGGAAGAAACCTGGTCGCGATCGCGGGCCGCGATGCTGGACTGCGCGCTAACCGGCATATCGACGTGGCCGCAAATACCGGTCGCGTCAGTGTAAAAGCGGAAGATCAGCTCGCACTTCTGGGCGCCAATGGCGGGCAGGGCGGCGTCCTTATCGAATCGCGTTCAACCGCCGACACATCCAAGTCCGGGACCGGTACAGATCAGCAGATCGGTGGCATTGTGCTCAAGAGCAAGACCGGCCTGTACGGCGAAGGCACGCAAGTGGGCGTGACCGCCACGAGCGGTGACTTGGTCCTGCAGGCCCTCACCGGCGACACCGTGGTGAAGTCAGTCTCGATGACGTTCAAGCTCGATAACCAGATGCTGGTCGCGGTCGGAGAGGTCAGCCACTACTCGTTCTTGGCTGATTCCGCCACAATGCCAGGGCAGCTCTCGGTCGACGGTCCTGCCTACGTGAGCGAAGGTTTCTTTGTCGACGGCGACATCGCAGTCGATGGAAACGTCAGCGCAACGGGCGGAGTCGGGGCCGTCGGAGGCGTTGGCCAGATCAAGAGCTTCAACACCTCACCTTACTCCAAGCAGGCCGACACGCTCCAGACCCTGGCGGGCAAACTCGTGACCGCCGCGATCACCAAGCTGACCAAACTCCTGGGTCTCAGGACCCCGCTCAATCAAGAACTGTCGCCGAAGCTCGGCTTCTCTTTCATGACCTCGCAGCAGTTGAATCTCGACCACGAACGCTCGTTCGAATTACCAGAGTCGCGCTGGCAGACCATCGCGCGTCGCGGCAATCGCGGAGCATCCGAAACGTGGGTCGAGAAGACCATCCTGTCGCCCGCCGGCGACAGCCGGCCGACATCGGCGCTTCCGGGTTACGAGGCGTGGAGTACCCAATCCACGTTCCGGCTGCACAACGTCGATCTGTTCGTCGACCTTGCGACCGGTGAGGTCAAGCCAGCCACCGACGAGACGGAACCGGAGCTCGAGAATGAAACCAACGTGACCGTAGACCGCAACTACCGCATCGGGAAGAAACCATGAATCAGCCTCAAGGCCTCAAAGTAACTGAACTGACCCAAGATGAACTCGACGCACTCGCCGGCACCGGCCGGATCGTCGGCGACCGCGTGGTTCCTGCCGCAGATGAGAAGCCGGCTGAGCAAGCCGCAAAGGTCTCGGTTCCAGTTCCGCCTCCAGGTGTGATCGAGCGCATCAAGACTGCCAAGAAGCTCGAAACCAGCTTCACCCACGAAACCGAAGGTCCGCGTCCCGAGGACAACGCAAAGAAAGTAGGCGGGACCGACGGCGGGGCATCCGCGGCTGGACTCAGTGGTATCAATCCGGATTGGGCGACCAAGGAAGCCGAGCAGCCGGTCGAGGCCGACGACAAGAAGAAGTTCCTGGCCCTCTTGCTCGGTGCGCCGTTCTTCAGCAAGTCCTACAAACTATTCGACGGCAACATCGAAGTCACCTTCCGGACTCGCAGCGCGGCCGAGGAAGAAGAGTGCGGTCAACAGACCTACCGCGACGAACGTCGCGACGGTCTGGTCGGACCTGCCGCGAGTGAGATCGTGGCTGCCGATCGGTTGCGTCGCTTGCGCGACTACCAGTTCACCGCCGCACTGATGACACTTCAGTCTCCAGGCGGCGTGCCGCGCATATTCAAACCGTTCGAGGCCAAAACCAAAGAGGACGACCAGTACCGCGGCGCCATCCGGGTCGCGTATGATCAGCTCCTCAAGGACCTGCCGCATCCGCTCGTGGTGGCGCTCCGGACCGAGTGGGTCCGATTCGAAATCCTGGTCGCCAAAATGACCCTGAACGCCAACAACCCGGATTTTTGGAAAGCCGTATCCGGCACCTGATGGTGCGTGCCTCGGATATCGGCGCGATCGACTTCAAGGCTTGTGATCAGTCCCAACGGTGGTGGGTCGGTGCTCGACTCCGGATGCGGGACGTTGAGCGCCAGATCTACCTACGAGTGATGGAACTGGTTGCCCAGCGGGCAATTGGAGTCCAGGCCATGACCGATCTGGGCCAGGATGCCGAGTTCCGTCAGAACTACGCGATCGACGCCATCGAACGGTTCCAAGCTGAAGCCATGCCTTGGTTTGGTGATCCAAAGAAGCAAAATGTACAGATGCGCGACAGCCTCGACCCGATCGTCCAATGGTACCTCGAGTTCGCTGATCCGAAGGACCTTGAGCAGTGGCTGACGAACTAGACTTCCAATCGATGATGATGGCGATGATGCCGGTCATCCTCCAGGCACTGACCCAGGGTCAGGCCGGGATGGGCGGACCGAGCACGTACGTGCCACGCATGTCGATGCCGAGCATGTACGGCCAGGGTGGAGGCGGTCTGTTCGGCACTCTCGCCGGCGGGGGACAAACCGGCCAGACCGCTGCGATGGTCGCAGCCATGTTGGGGCAGTCGTTCAACATCGACCTGACCCCCTACCAGATGTCGCCATTCGCAAACACGTACCTGCAGCGTGAGCAGCTCGCTCTGCAGCGCGCGGTGGGCTCGTTTAGCCTCGGTGCGCAAGGGACCGACATGGTTCGAGCGCTCGGAATGGATCCTACCCAAGGCTTTGGGAAAATGCTGAGCGGCATGAGCCCGATGATGATGCAGATGATGCCCGAGCTCAGGAACCTCCAGCTCGCGATGTCTCCTACTGCCGTCTTCGACGCCGGTCGGACACTGGCCACGACGGCTCAGATGATGGATCCGATGGGTCGGTTCAATCAGCACCGCATGGATGCGCTCGGCGCGGCGTTCGACGAATTCACGGTCGGAGAGAAGGACGGCCGGCGATACCGCCGCGCCACCAACATGGCCGGGTTCACTCGCGACGATTTCGCAACTTTTGTAGAGCTCGGGGCCGACTTGGGCCTGATCGATACCGATTTCACGCAGGAAGATCGTAACCGAATGCGTGCGGCAGGAAAATCGCAGGCCGACATAGACGCCATGGAACGTATGCGCGTTGGCAAGAATCAGGCCGAGATCGGGCGGGCAATCCGTAACTCGATTGCTCCCGGGGCGAGTGCTGGCGAGATCGCGATGATTCAACAGCAGATGGGACTGACCGCAAACTCGGGAACCGAGTCCCACGCGATCACCAAGCTCCTGAATGAGTTGGAAGGCCTCGGTCGTGCCGCCGGTATGACGGCCCAAGAGATGATGAACGCAGGCCGCGCTCTCCAGATGCACAGCGGCGGAAGCTTGCTGTTCAACATGGAAGCCGCAGCGCAAGGAAAACTGGTCGAGCGCACCATGCGCACCGGCGCTGCTGCTGAGCATCGCGGACTCATGGGAGGTATTGCTGAATTACGCGGCCAGGAGGCAGCGGAAGCGACTGCCGAATACGGAAAAGCCGGATACATGCGCACCATGGCTGGAATCATGATCGCCGGCGACGCGGCCGATAAAGAACACCTGATGGATGTGCTGCAGCGCGGCGATTCGGACGAGATCGCGGAATACCTCACCGGAATTCAGAAGGCGACGTCCGGAAAAGCTCGCGCAATGCAGGCTGCCGGCGTGAACGCGACGGACGCTCAATTCAGCATCGTGAGCGGCGAACTTGCCAAGCAGGGTCGCATGCGAGGCTTCGACCTCAGCCGTACCTTCCCGGGCCTGGCGATGCGCGAGATCGAAGAGATGCTCGGCGAGGATGACCCGAAGCTTCGCGCGTTCAAAGCGCTCAACCGAGAAGAGCAAAACAAGATGCTGCTCGGCTACCAGTCGATGGACTTCGATGCCGCCCTGAACGGTTTGTCGGTTGGCGGCGATGTGAAGGAAGTGCTGCGATCCGGCATGTCGGAGGATCCGTATTTCCAACAGTACTTGTCTCGCGCGGCGCAGGCTCGCGGTGTCGGACAGTCGGATGAAGCGGTCAAGGAAGAGGGTCGTCGACTCAGCACTTCGGATATGATCGGCGACGCGCTGCACGAGGCTCATGGTGCTGGTCTGATCAAAAATCTCCAGACGCTACTCAAGACCGGAAACTTCGCTGCCGCGGCGGCGAGCGCCGGACTCGCCGCTCCAGAAGAACTCCAGCAAGCGCTCGAGGCGATGGACAAGGCAGACAGGGAGGCGTATTCGAAGGCCGAGACGGACGCCGAAGATGCCCAGAAGATTTTGGACTCGAAGGACGCGACTCCGGAGCAGCGCAAGGCTGCGATCGAGAAGCTCGGAAAAGCGAACAAGACCCTGATGGCCGGTGACACCCAGATCTCGAACTTCTTGGAGCAGAAGTATGACCCAGCTGCCAAGGGCGCCGCGGAAGTCGCGAAGGATCAGGCCGCTGAAGCTGGAAAGGTTGGATCTGCGAGCAGCACCGAGAAGGAACCGATGGCCGTGCAGGTCATGATCAAGATCATGGACGAGAACGGACAGGAAATTCCTTCGTCGAAGGCGACCGCGACTGCCAGTATTACGCCTGACGCACGCTTCAGACAGGTCCACGGCGTCGGGCCAGGTGGTACCAAATGAGCGTTATCTTCGACGGAACTCCAGGACGTCTGGTTGCGATTAAATCGCACAATCCGCAGGCCATGGCGCTATCGATCGACCTCAACGGAGCACAGCTGCACGGCGTGGTGACCAAGCTCGAGGTCGATCAATCCGTCGCCGCTCAGTTTCAGGCCTCGCTGGATCGGGCCATCTACGTGGTGCCATTCGGCGACAATATCGGAACCATGCTGGTCAGCATGATCCTGAACAGTTCATGCGGTGACTCCGGCGGTGATTCGGAACGCGGCACTGACCAACTGATTCAGTACTACGCCGAGAAACGCCTGAGCCCGACTAACCCACTGCCGGGTCAGCTGACCATCGGGAAGAAGACGTTCCTGGGATACGTGACCGGATTCAAACTGTCGGCCGCTAGCGAATCCGGCTACCTGTTTGCGGGCACCCTCCAGTTCGCAGCTTGGTTGGCCCAATGATCAATCACTTCCTCGCCACCCTGGATAACAACCCGATCGCGCCGGGCGGCTTCGTGTGGCCCGAATTCACCGAACGCGTCGTCTCGCCCGAAGAGGCGAGTATCCGCGCCACCGTGATCGGAACCGGCCTGTCACGCGAAGAACACTTTCTGCGCTGTCTGCAACTGACCGCACTCGTGGCCGAGTCTCCGCTGACGCACCACATCACCGCCAAAGACCATCGCGTCACCTACTCGCCGAAAGCGATCCAGGACCGCCTCGCGCTCTCCGGAATAGTGGTTCAGTACACCGGGTCGAATTCCAATCCATCGTCGCTCAACTTGGTGATCAACTCCGACACCCCGGACACCGCTGAGTGGACCGTGACTCTCACGTCCACCACTACGGCGACGACGACCGACGATCTCGGAAACTCCAGGCCCTCCTCGTTTTCGATGAACGACGGAATTTCGAGCCTCATCAATCTCCCACTCGATCGCGGAGCGGTGCGCGTCTACGGAAACGCGCCGCAGACCGGAGATTCGTGGACGGTGTCGTACAAGCGCCACGGTGCCAATTGGGTTGCGGACGCACTCGACAAACTAGATCGAGTGAATCCGGCTGCGGTTTTGACGCCAGAGCTCATGCACTGGTATCTCCACACTCCGCTCAAGCTGGACCGGCTGGCCGCGGTTGTGGTGGGGCTTGCTGACCGATGAGCGACGCTGACATCATCAAGACGACGGCGATACCGTTCACGGCGCGGGTCGACATCGGTGGACAGTCGTATCCGCTCGCGAAGTTCGACGTAACGTTCCTATCCAATACGTTGTCGGTCGCGACTGCAGACTTCTCGGTCGGGTTGCGCGCTGACGGCAAGACTGGCGTCACTCAATTCGAATTTCCTCGCGGTACCCCGGCCACTGTCTGGATGGACGTAGAGGAAACGGTGAAGGACCCAGCTGAAAACACCACGTTGGTTCCCGCCGGGTCGCACAAGATTTTCGATGGCGTAGTCAACGATACGGGCCCATCGAATCTCTCGAAGGGTGCCTTCAACCTTCAGATCGCTCTGGTCAGCAACGCTGCCAAGCTCAACACAGGAACACTCCAGTTGAGCAAGTTGGTACCCAACTCGTTCCTGGACACTACGGTTCCGATCGGTCAGACGGACCGCGATCCGCAGATCGCCAACAACAATCCAAACTTCATCGGGGCCGAGCTCAGCAAAGATTTCTGGGTGGAACTGCGGCGCGTTCTGAACGCCATCGCAACCTCAGGCGCCGGACGGTCGACGGATCCGCTCGCGCTCAACCAACTCGCGGCTGTCCTGCGATCCACCAACACAACTGCCGCCGAAATTCTTGGGACCATCAGAGGGCGCCTCACCCCAAAGGGGAGCTGGGCTAGTGTTACCTTCAGCAGTAATCTGGCGCGCTACCTAACAGCCCTGTTCTCCGGCGACTTCAGGATGCACTCGTTCTTCACGCGCATCGTCAGCCTTGGGCAGGAGTTCAAATTCAGGACCGTTGAGAGTCCACTCGGGATCGCCGTGGTTCCGTATAGCCCGTTCTTTCCGAGCAGCCACGCAGTCTCGATCATGCCCAGCAGCATCATCGCGGTCGAGTGGCAGGATCAGCAACCGGAGAGCTGCGGAGGCGTCGTGATGACCCAGTCCGGCCCAAGCAGCATCGAGACCCGCGGTTCAAAGAACCTGGTGATCGGAAGCCACATCCGACCTGGACTCGACCAAAAGCCGCTCGGGATTGTGATGCCGGTCCAGTCGCCCGCTTGGATGGGCCAGCTCATCAACCGCACCGGTCAGGTCATCGGGACCGCGAGCGCCCAGAAGGACATCACCGACGGATACTGCAAAGAACTGGCGCTCGAGCAGGCCTACGTGGGCCGCACCCTCCAGGTGGTGTGCCCATTGCGACTGGATATCGGGTGCCTGACGCCAGTTAAAATACAATACCCTACGATTGCCGGGTTTGGTGGTAATACTGCGGTTTACGGATCGGTCCAAATGGTTAAGCTAACGGCAGATGCCGTGTCAAAAACCGCCGGGACAGTGTTAGAAGTCGGGTATGTTCGATCGACCGCACAACAAAACCTCGAGTTCGAGTCCTACACTCACCCCATTTGGACCGAGCAATACCGGGGCGCTTCCCTCACCCAGCCGCCCGCCTAAGCCGGCACTGGGGCACGCGTTCGATCTGTTGGGCGAGACTGGACCAGAGGCGAAGTCCGAAATCAAGCCGATTGACGCGTACCGGACAAAGCCGGGCCGCGACACCATGCAGGCTGTCATCAAAGAGCTGCAGCCCTCGATCGACGCGGCCGTCAAACACTACGCTGGTACCGACAACCCGATCATCCGTCAGCGCGCCAAGCTGCTCGCAGTCAAGGCCGTGAAGTCGTTCGACCCGACTCTCGGGGCGAACCTCAAGACGCACGTCTCCCAACACCTCCAGGAACTTCGCCACACGACCTCGCAGATTCAGGAGCCGCTCGCGCTGCCGAGACAGCTGCGGCAGGACCGCGGCGCTGTTCTGCGCGCCATCGACGACATCCAGAACAACCTGGGTCGCGAAGCCTCAGACGAAGAGATCGCCGACTCGACTGGCCTTCCCGTCAAGCGTGTCGTCAAAGTACGGGCAAAGATGCGTCAGGGCGTTCCGCTCAGCGTAATCGAGAACCAAGACGAGAACGACGAGGACGATTCCTCTTACGACCACGTCCAGAACGCCAGCACACCCGAGCAGGATTGGCTCGACGCGGTCTACCACGATCTCGGCGACATCGATCGTCTGATCCTGCAGTACCGTACCGGCTACCGAAACGCACCCGAGCTGTCGAACCAAGAGATTGCCAAACGCCTCAAGCTGTCGCCGTCGGCCGTGAGCCAACGTGCTGCCAGGATCCAGGCGAGATTGGACCAGTTCTATGAGTAAGCGTCAGATCTACGATGAGACCAAGGAATTTATCAAGGCTCGCAAACAGTCGCGCGTCCAACTGAGTAATGCTTTGGAGTCGGCCGATTTTGCTGAAGTCGAGCCACAACCGTTTGATTTGGACCCTGGAAAATACGGGATGCCGGTCACGGAGGAACTCGAGAAAACCTTGCTGGCTGCTCATACCAGCCAGACAGGTGAGTACTCGAGCGACGACCAGATCGGGCTGCTGCTTCAGATCGATGCTCTTGAGGCATTCCGACGTTCGAACCTGGCGCGCAAGCAAGGCCGCCGTGAAATGCTGGTACACCTCCGATATACCCTCGAACAAGAGGACAAATACGACGGTCTGTTCAAACAGCAGATCGTCGGCACCGACAAGATCGGAAGCGTCCAGTGACGCTCGATATACAGATCATCCGCGGCAACAATCAGCCGACGCCATCCCGATTGGCGTATGCTGACCCTGCACGTGCGCTCGACGGTACCGCGAAAGCGGCCCAGAAGTTCACCAATCTGTTCCTGCGCGAGTTCGACGCGACCCGCGACCGCGGTACCAACTTCCCGATCGCGATGAAGACCGGCAAGCTCAACACCGACGCCGCCATCCAGCTCGAGTTCACGTCGTCTACCTTCAGGCTCATCCGGCAACTAGGCGATCAATCGACGCTCCCGAAATCGGAGCAGATCGTCAGCGCCGACCTGGTGACCCATGCGCTCTTCGAAGATTCCTTATCTCTGACAGTTCGGCTGACCACTCAGGACGGCGAGACTGACTTCATCATCCCGATCGAGAGGTTGTAATGACTGACCTTGTCACATCCGTTTCGCTGACTGAGCTCGACTCCAATCGCGAATTGGTGAAATCAATCCTGGTCGAATCCAAACCGAACCTCGACGTTTCGCCTGGTTCCGCCCTCGACGGTCTCCTGGTTGAACCCGAAGCATTGCTGGCGGCTGGCCACCAGGCCCGCCTGGTGTCGCTGTCGAACTCGATGAGCCTGCAGGCCATCTCGGACAACATTGTGACCGTGACCGACGAGGAAGTCGACCGACTGGTCTCGAACTACTTCATCGTGCGCCGTGACGCAACCGCCGCGAGCGGCCCGGTCCGGATCATCGTATCGGCCGCGATCCCGTACCAGATCCCGGCTGGTTTCGCGTTCACCTACAACAACCAAGCCTTCGCGACTACCGTGGACTACCGGATCTACGCTCCGGACTCGGTCGGGGTTCAAGAGAGCGCCAACGTACGCCGCCTGATCCTCCGTTCGGACAACCGCTACGAGTTCACCATCTCGGTGACCGCCCAGAAGACCGGCTCTGACGGCCGGCTGCTGGCCGACACGGTCCTGACCATCACCGATCCGCTGACCGGTATGGAAGAAGCGATCGTCGCGGCCGATTTCGAAGGCGGCGACACCCGCGAAACCAACGAGGAGTTGCTGGCCCGCGCCGCGGCCGGCATCACCGCGAAAGTCCTGGCCGGACCCGAGCACATACAGGCCAGCCTGGCAGACGCGTTCCCAGGAACGACCGCTGCCGTGATCGGCGTCGGAAGTCCGCTGATGGTTCGCGATGCTGGAAACCTGTTCGGCATCAGCCAAGGCGGCAAGCAAGACATCTACGTTCGCACGACTGAGTTCCCCCGCACCAAGACGCTCCGGATGACCGGCACCGTCGTGGAGGCGTCGGCGCAGCGCGTGCTGCTCTCAATTCCCCGTGCTGACAGCTCGGGCGTGTACCGGGTCACTGCGATTCGGGCCGCGGGCCTGTCGGCACTGGGCGGCAATCAGCCGGAATCCGTCACGATCGGGGTCTCGACCGAGCCGCTGTACCAACCGACGTTCGTGACCGCGCAAGACGCGGCCTACTCGGCGTACGCGACATTGAACGTTCTGTTCATCGACACCACCGGCGAAGCGCCGTATACGCTCAATGAACAGCGCGAGTACGACGTCGATCTGGTCTACATGCCCTCGATCGATGCGGTCAACGCGTACGTGACCGATTCGACGCGCCGGCCTGCCGGACAAGATCTGTTGGTCCGCGCCGGCGTGCCGTGCCAAATCAGCGTGCAGGCAACGATCAGGATCCCGTCCAGCGTTGTCCCTCCTACGATCGCGGATCTTCGGAGCGCGATCGTTGCGGCCGTGAACGAAACTCCGTTCGGCACCTCGTCCCTGAGCTCATTCGTGATCCACCGCGCCATCGCGGACCTAGTGCCGCGTGGCGACGTCGTGAATACCGTGCTGCGTGGAACCATCTTGGCTCCAGACCAGACCGACCACGCGATCGAGACGGGCCCCGAACTGACGCTCGTCGAATCGCCCGAGAACGGCATAGGGGCAGCCAACACCTACTTCTGCTGCGACCCCGCCAGCGTGGAGTTGACCATTGTTTCCCGCTGATCCGATCCTGACCGGTACGCTCAGCAATCCCGATCAGCTGTACAACCAGCTCGGGACGTTCTGGCGCGACTACCTGGAAGACGCCGAACTGCTGCGCAAGCACACCTGGGCCGACCTGCAGGTCAACGCCGACGTGTACCTGCGAGCGATCGAGACCGCGTCGGCCGGATCGATCCAGACCATCAAACCGTTCGTGGCTCGCCAGTGGCGCCTGATCCGTCTCCTAGAGTCCGAATTGACCCTAGAGACGAATATGGTCCGGTATGGGTCCGGACGAACCTATGGCGATGGTTTGGTGTACGGCCAGATCGAATCACAGCCCTACGCGTGGCAGCTTGCGGCCGACATCCGAGGCATCGGAATCTTGGTCGACCAGATTCTGGATCCGGACCACGTCTTTGATGCCTCGACTTTCCAGTTCGATCCCAAGACCCAGGTGATCCGGTTCACCCAGAACCCGTTCGAGCTCCTGCCGCGGCTCCCGATCTACGACTCGACCGGCGCCGTAGTGGACCACCAAGTCCTGCTGTGGGCCCGCAACGTCCAGCAGGACGAGAACCTCCCGTTCCTCCGGTACGGAGCTGTCCTGGGGATCCACGGCCAGTCCAGCGAAGCCTACTGCAAGACCCTCCTGTCGGCTTGGTCGATGTTGGTCCAGGGACCGTCGATCGCTGACCTCCAGCGCGGTATCCTGGGCTCGGTCGGGCTCCAGGACGCGGTCGGCGACGAAACCGTCGAGCTGATCGAGGTCGACGACGAAGGCCTGGCGATCGTGACCGACAAGCGGGTCTACCGGGCCCATGCCGATGCCACCCCCTTGGTGACCGTTGGAGACGCTCTGGAGCCAGGTCAGCTCCTGGTCGACACCGTGCAGGTCTTCGAGTGCTCGAGTGGCTCAGCGCGGCCGTATTCGTCCCTGCCGGGCCTTTCCGTGGGGTCCAATAGCCTGGTCTTCCCGAATGTGGATGAAACATTCCAGTTCGATACCGAGACCCAGGACGTCCGGTTCACGGTGTACGGCGACCAGGCGGCGGTCGAGGCCTTCTGGGCCCAGACCCACCAGCGCGGCCTCGACGCCGGCAAGCTCCTGGCTGAATGGGTCGGCGTGGACGACATTTCCGACGAAGTCGCGGTCAATCCGCTCAAGTTCATGGTCGAGAATATCGTGGGCCAGAACCTGATCGTGGTAGTGGTCAAACCGGAACACTTCCTGGGCTTCGAACCCGGGTTCCTGACCAGAATCCAGACCCTGCTGCCGGCTGGCACCCTCCTGGTGGTACAATCCGCGTTACAACCCGTGGATGATCTGTTAAATCTTACAGAGACGTCCGACGCCTCGGCCACGGTCTACGATGCCATCCAGGCCCCGACGGAGACCATGGATACGACGGGACCAGGGCTGACCTATACTGACTTTGATCCCGTGATCATGGTGAACTGATGCGCGACACATTCGAGATTCCAGAACGGTTGACCGGTCGCGTACTGGTCCGCAACGACGCCGGCGCCGAAGCAGATGGCCACAACGATGTGGTCTACACCGGCGGTGACGTGATCGCGCAGCTCTTGGCCGGCAAATCCAACTACCGAATCTCGCACGTCTACTTCGAATACGAGAATACCGCCGGCACCCCGAGCGCCGGCGCGGTCGCCCGCACCGACCGTGCGGCCGACATCCACGGTTACACTGCGCCGCGCGACATCATCCGGGCCGCCCTTATCGCCGAGCCTCTGATCGAAGCCGCTGACGGCGACCACGATGGCAACCAGGTCACGTTCCACGCGCTCACGACCTCGTCGACCGGCTTGCTCAACAGCCTGCCGTTCAGCGCCGGTTCGGACTCCAAAATCTTCGCAGTCTGCCTGGTGGCAGCCCCGGCCGGTTCGAACCATCTCCAGGACGTCCTGTACGCCCGCTTCGTGCTCAGCACGGCGGTCCCGGTGACCGGCGGCGGGCAAGCCAGCTGCACCTGGATCACGAAGGCGAACTGACATGACGACGCCTTTCAAAGACACCGTTCATCTGCTCACGGATGGCGATCCGGTCAGCGCGTCGGAAACCAACAAACCGACTCAGGACCTGACGCAGCGTACCCAGCACCTCAAGGAGGTCTTGGATGCGCTCGAGGCCGGCCAGCTGCTGCGCATGACCAATGCGGTCCTGCAATCCGGCATGGTCGTCGGTACTCCGCTGTATCTCGACACAGACAACGTCTTCAAACCCGCGCTCGCCGCGATCGCCGATGACACCGTTGGCGGTCTGACCGCCGGATCCGGTTACGTGTTCGGAATCCTGCTGGCGCTCGACACCGCCACCTCCGGAACGGTCGCGCTCAGTGGCCGCATCTCCAGCATCACCGAGGTCCAGTGGGCCGCCGTCATGGAAGACGCGGTCTTCGCGCCGGGGCACTACTTCCTGTCCAGCGAGGACGAGGGCAAGATCTCGCTCGAACCGGGACCGCTCGCGATCTACGTCGGGCAAGCGCTACCGGACGGCACGTTCCTGGCCAAGCCGGCGCCGCCCGTGTACGGCTCCCACACGCACTTCCAGTTCGACCTGGTTGGCGATCCAGCCGGAACTGTCGTGGATCCGTCAGTCGGAAATCCGCATCTGGTCAATACGCCCAACACCGCCGTCCGCGGCTGGCTGCCCGCCGCTGCTCCGTATTTCCCGACCATCCAGATTCCGGCAGGCGCCAAGTTCGGATACAACATCCAACATCCGGACGAAGCCGAACTCCGCGCCTCGTTCCCACCGATTCCGCTCGAGGGCGTGAGCTTCGATCAGGGCGGCGCCATCCTGGATTCTGGTACCATCGTAGTGAATCAGTTCGGCATCTGGTGGATGACCGATGATTACGGCACCGCGCCGTGGCCGGTCGATTATAGCGTCAGCCTGACCGCGGAAGTCGTACAGTTCTGGTTCTCGCGCCTGCTCTTCGCGACTTCGAACGCAGTTGTGACGCGCCTCGAGAAGCACCCACAGTCCGTCCTGGATATCCAGTACGTGAACGCCTCGGGACAGCCGGCCTCCTCGGGTCGCCTGCTCGCGAAAGTAACCGACGTCCTCCCAAACCTGAATGACACCGACGAAGGTGCGCTTGGACTCAAGAGCGTCAGCGCCGGTAAGCATCGCCGCGGACCGGTAGTGAGCCGCATCATCCCGGGCGCCGGCGTGACCATCAATGCCGCGAACGGAACCGCGACCGAAGGCTACTACGGTCCGATGACGCTGAGCGTCACCAACTCGGACGCCCTCCAGGGCAACGCCGACCTGGTCGATCTCGCGAATGCTCGTCAGGACTCGATCAACGGTATCCAAGTCATCACGCTGGCAGCCGGCCGCACCTCGAACCCGATCTTCAACCTCGAAGTCTCGCGCCTCGCGCCTCCGACCGCGACCCTTCGGCTCAAGCCGTGGCTGTACAGCAGCCTAACCGGCACGGTGCCGGCCGGCGTCACGATCGATTACCGCATCGTCGCTCCGAGCTCGACCAACGCCGCGCTGCCAACCAGTTGGACCAGCCTCGCGACGCTCGCGGGCCGCGCGGTCGTGGCCGGACAAGCGGCAGAATTCGATGTCACCCCTGATATCGCGAACGTCCCCGCCGGCGCGATCGTCCAGGTGCGAATCAACCGCCTCTCAACCGACGGATTCACGGGCAATCTCGGGTTCCTGCGACTCGGGTTCACGCTGGTGTAACAGCCATGGAGTCCCATGACGCAAGTCATCAACCAAAACTGGTACGACCAAAACTCTGATCGAGCCTACCCGCTCGTCGACTTCGCTACTCGTCTCGACACCACCGCTACCTTCGAGCTCCCGAACGATGTGATCGTCGACGCGCGCCTGGTGGCTCCGCCGAATCTGGATTCGACCAAGTTTTACATTCGCCAGATCGCGGCCTTCGGGGCCGGCATGGTTCTGACCGTTGCGGTCGACGGGGTCGCCGATGTGGCGTCCGTAACGGTGCCGCTCGCGGGCTTCGAGGAGTTCACGGCCTACACGGTCAGCGGTTTACCCGGGTACACCGACGTCGGCGGTTCGTTCGTATTCGGAACCGCAGCTTCGGTCATCGCCGCGGCGTCTGGCAATTACACGTTCACCTTGGCCGCGACCCGCTTGGTCCCCACCATCATCTTCCCAGCCGCTCCGAGCGTGACATCCATCACAGTCGTGGACGCGTTCGGAGCCCAGACACGCCTCACTGGCGCCGTCACTCTGCAGGCCGGCGACAACGTCGCGATCGATGTCGACGGCCAGACCATCGAGGTCGAACTCGAAACCGGCGTCTTGATCGAAGATCCGTGCCCGTGCACCGACACCGGCGGGAGGGCCCGCACGGCAGTGAAATCGATCAATGGCGTCACGCCGGATGAGTCGGGCAACCTCGAGATAATTCCGGTCGGATGCGTCGACATAGAAGCCGGAACCAATCAGCTTGCCCTCAAAGATACCTGCGCCCAGCCGTGCTGCGGGACCGCTGAAATCCAGATCCTGGAAGCAGCAGCGCGCGATATCCAATCGATCCTGGCTACTCAGGCCAACAAGTCCGCTGACCTGGAATCCGCGCTGCGATCACTCCAGAACTTCCTGGTGGGCTAATGGAATGGCTTGCCGGAAACCTCAACCTCGCGTATCCGCTGGGTGATCAGGTCACTGACCCGATCACGCACGTGATCGCGGACGGTTTCGTGGCCGCGCCGGCGCTTGGGATCTTCACCCTCACAATCTTCGATCCGCAAGCACTCACGAACGCGCACGTGCAGGTCAAACAGGGTGCAACCGTCATCCTCGAGACCACGACCGCGACCGTGACGACCATGGGCGACTACAAGGTCATGGAGGGCGTCGACACCGCGCGCGGTTCGCGTTACCGGTTCATCGTCTCGTCTGCAGCGATCCAAACCTACGCCCTACTGACGACGCCGGTCGAATTCGCCCCGAATGCGTGCGTGACCGTCAACCCGGTGGTGACCAGTCTGAACGGGCTCGACGGCGACGTCGAACTCACCTTCGACAAATTCGTCTCGATTCAGAACGACACCAACACGGTCGTGTCAGCCCAGGATCCGGTCGACCGGGTCGATTGCTCTGAAACCGACTGCGACAACGTCTTCTCCCTCTCTGGAATCCAGCCGGACGGATTCGGCTCGTTTGTGCTCGCGAACGACGGCTGTCACCGCGCTGTTCCGCACCCGACCGAGCCGCACAAGCTGCTGCTCTACAACCTGTGCGAACCGTGCCTGGACTGCGACGACATCGACGAGCTCAATGCGAAGTTTGCCGAACAAGCCGACTACTCGTATCACCTGGCCGCGATCCACCACGATCAGTTCAACCGCTACCAGACTGCCTTGGTGGCCGCGAACCGAGTCGAAGAAACTCTCGAGAACATCTCGGGGACCTTCGCTCACACGTGTGGAATCGTTCAGATCGCCGGCCGATCGTTCAATCGTCCCTACTTCAGCCAGCTGGTGGTTGCTGTGACCAACACTTCAACCTACGAGCTGTCGGTCGACCTGACTGCGATCGTCAAGCCGACGGCTCTACAGACTCTGCTGGCTGGCGTGAGCGGATCGATGCTGGTGCAGCGGTTTGGACCGGAAGGTGCGAGCACCAGTACCCATGACGGGCTGCCTGGCACCATCACGGTTACGGTGAGCCCCGGTGAAACCGTATCGGTTTCAGCAGAAGTCCATCTCGCGACTATTGACGACTCAGTAGCGGCGAGTGGCCGCTGGCATGTCGACGCGACCATCAATTACATGGGCGGCTGTGCCACCCTGCCGGCCGACAACACCTGGTCGAAGAAGTTCAAAGTCATATTCGAGCCGGCTGATCCGGCCACGGAGGCGTGATGACGTATTACGACTCCAATGAGCTTCGCGCCTTCCCGCTGGTCGGCAACGATGACGGCGCGATAGCGCAGGATCTGATCGTCGACACCATCATCCAGGCGCCGGCCAGCTACGGCGACCAGCTGACTCTGATCAGCATGTCGGTCACCGACCTGGTCGTATCGTGCGTGTTAGCGATAGACGGCCAGCCGGCTGCGTATCTGACCACTCTGCAGAGCGCCCTGACCACCCACGCCCCAATCGCCGTGACCCCGATCCTGTTCGGCGTTACTGGATTCATGGCATTCGGTGAAGGTGTGCGTCGCCAGCGTCTGCGCGTTGACGGATCCTACGAATTCCTCCCGGAAGCACTGCTGTCCTACCAGGATTCGCTCGCGACCGCGACAATGCGCGTCGGACCGCACAGCCTGATTGGACTCGTCCGACTGGAAGCTGGAACTGGTCTCGAGATCGTGCCAGAGACCCTGCGGATCAAGCGCGAGGATGATGAAATCGTGACCGTGACGGCCGGTGTAGTGCGAGCGATCGACGCCGCGATCGCGGTCGACCCTATCCCGGGCTGCCTGCGGCCGGCCGAGGGTGATCCGAAGGTTCGCCCCATCACGTCCATCAATGGCGTGGTGCCGGACTGCGATGGAAATCTCGATCTCGAAATCGTGAACGTGCGGGAAATCCCGACCGATCCGGGAATCGTGGAGATCTCAACCGACGAGGGTGACGTCTGGACCGACGAGGGTGAACCATGCGGGTCCTAAACGAACAATGGGAAGATTCCCTACGCGGAGAACGGTACCCGTTTCAGGGCACCGGCGCGATCGAGACCGATACGGGCCACATCCTGGATAACGACGCGATCCTGGATCTGAACTTGATGGTTGGCAGCGACACCACCGATGTCTTCCTGTCCAGCATCGTTCTCTCCGGCAGCGGCACCGCGGAGCTCCGGTTCACCGACGTCGACACAAACCTGGTTGGCGTCCTGACCGTGTCGAGCTCCATGCAAGACATCGAACCGGTCAGCCGCAACGGTCTGGTGGTCGGGTATGCGCGCGTCACGCCCGCGGTGATCCAGATGGTCTTGGTCTGGCGCGAGACCGAACACCTCCTCACTGACGTTCAGGTCATTCCGCATTTGCTGGTCGTCTCGGATCCGAATTGGCAGCCCGGTGTGCAGCTCCCAGATGGCACGATCCTGACCGGTGACGTCTACTTGGTCGCCGAGACAGATCTGTGGTTTGAGCGAACCGTGAACGGCGCCAGACTGCATTGCTCAGGAAACCCATTTGCCGGCCGCACCGCGCCGGCGCGCGGACTCCAGACTCTAAGTGGCCGCGTTCCTGACGCGAACGGCAACGTCAACCTGATTGGACTCTCGACAAGCAACTTCGTCGGTTCCACTTTCATTGCCGCGGGCTTGCCGTTCCGGATCAACCTGACTCCGGGCGAAGCGCAGCTGACGATCGAGCTCACTGGGGAGAACACGTGAACCAGTGGCTAACCGAAAATCATTACCGGAAATTCCCGTTCCGACTCGACGCGACGCCGCCGTTCAATGACGATATCCTCGTCGACATGCTGTGTGTGCTCTCGAGCGAGTTTCAGCTGTTCCTCGATAATGGCGGGATCGAATTGAACGAGGTGGAATCAGATGGATCGACCGTCGAACTCACGTTCGCGATCGTGTCGTCGGCTAAGACGGGCTACAAGCTGGTCGGATCGTTCAGTACATCCGATGAAGAGGACACCCGTATCATCTTGAGCCTTCAGGACAGCAGCTCGGTTCCGCACCCGGAACTCGGATACGGGATCGCGTTTATCGGAAATCCCGCATCGCTCGACAGCTGGGTCGCGAGCCTGACCGGACTCTCGGATCAACTCGATCCGTCGGTAGTCCGCGTCTCTGATACTGGACACGTCACCACGCTCCGGGTTGCGAACAAGGTTCATGCCGGTCCGTCATCGTGTGACGAGACTGAAGGCGCTGCATCGTCATTCATGCTGCAGAATCGCACTGCGGCCGTGGTGGCTGGCTGCGTCGAGGTCACGACCGAACCAGTGGAAACACAGGAAAAGGTCACCCCGACGGTTCAGGGTACATCCACAGTAGATGTCGCGGTCGAACCGCCCGAGACTGAGTACACCCACTACGTCAATTCATCCGTGGTGACCATCACAACCCACGCGGTGACGATCGACGATGAGATCCCGTCTCTGCCAACCACGCATGATGCCGAAGTCGATGGCTCAGGGGCCCTCGCGAGCGCACCACTCCTGGAGGCTGGCCACAATACGGTCCTGAACGGGGATCTGTCCCAGAACCTGATCCGGCTTGGCTATCGGCTCGGCGCCGGACTCGGGGTCGATTGTGCAGAGGTGAAAGGGTTCCCGGATCTGGGGACCCTGGCCAAGGATTGTGTGAAATCGATCAATGGTGCGCACACCCAAGATGGTAATTTCACACTCGTGGCTGGCGATGGCGTGACGCTGGTCCCGGACCCGGCTGGACACCGGATCTTGGTTTTGATCAACGCGCAGGATTTGAAACGTGCCCAACCTTGACTTCGGCCCAGTCGAGCTGCCTGACCTGGACGATACTGACAAGTATCCGACGGTAGCGCATTCCGCTTCGTGCGTGGACGCGCAGCCGTTCGAGACCAAGTCGTGTCACGCGACACCGCTGTTTAAGGTGCGGCCGTATGCGTTCGTGACCGAACCGCTCGGAAAGCTCAAGCAGCCGCGCCCCCTGCATCCGCAGTTGCCGCCATTCCCGCCCAGCCTCGGAACCCACTGCCCGACCATCCAGCAGGACATCGAGATCGAAACCGGCGATGCAGGATCGGTCGAACACTCGGTTACGCACCGAAACGGTGACGCGTGTCGTCCAACCCTGATCCAGAAACTGAAGTTCCCGTGCACGATTATCAGTGCGAGCGTGAATTCGGCGACCGGGTACCCGTCGGGTATCACGGTAGACCCGCCGACCAGCAATCGCGACAACAACCAGTGCGGAGCCGGGCTCACCATCAACGCAACACTCCCGACCGACGGCGGCACCGGATTCACGGTCGGAACCGACACGGTAGGAGGCACCACCAGCCCGATGGCGAGTGCGTGCTGCGCGACCGCGTACGCACCTGGTGCTGAAGTCCCGGTTGTCGATAACGCCGGAATTCTCGGAGACGTCGGTGAACAGCTGGATGCTAGCCAAAACGAGATCGTGAACGCCGATCGAGAACCGATGATTCAGGGCGATACCGTCACACTGGAGCGCGCTGCAGTCCAGGCAGGCGGACGCGTTCGCTGGAAGGCCTACCTCGCATGAGCGACAACGATTTTGACCTACTGATTATGCTCGACTCGCCGCTGCTCGACGGGATGGCGCCAGAGTTGACGCCGTACCGGAAACGCGTCATCGAAGCTGGCACCGTCAAAGAAGGGTGCAGCGCCTGCGAGGAGCGGAAACGCATCGAACGGCTGACTCATCTCCAGATCGAGATTGCCAATTTCGTCGAGGCCAACCCGGCCCTAAAATCACTCGTCCCACAATTGATCGCTAGCGCCAAACAGGTGTTCCATGACCGCAGTTCCAGCATTTGAACTTTCGATCGCCTCCCAGCAGACCACCGACTTCGTCGATGGCCGCACGCAGGGTTACAGGATCAAAATGGTGTGCAGTCCGGTCCGCGGTTTCGCCGATGGTGCCGTGTTCCTGTTCCAGCGCCAAGGCGAAGCCGACATGTTCAGCGCGATCTGCCGTCCGTCCGACCTGGTCGATTTCCAGATCGATCTGCCGGACGAGAAGACCGGCTGGTTCCGCTCAGCCGAAATCGATCTGGTATTTGGCAGCAAGATCGAGGCCCTCGAGATCCAGGACGAGATCCTGGCCGAGCTCAAGGTCCTTGCCGACGAGATGGCGAAGATCAATTCCGACTTGAGCGTGATCAGCACGATCGCGATCACTTCGGACCTGACCACCGATGTCTAGTAAGGTCCTGACCAAGGAACTGTTGGTCAGCACCGCGCTCTTGGGGAAATTCAATTCGCTCAAGCCGGCCGCGGCATACGTGAAACGCGTGCGTGCCCAGAAGCCGTGCGGGGAATGCGGAAAACAAACCGAAACCTCGGAACTTTCCGATGACCTGTTCAGCGCGATCGTGCGATCGCACCTGTTCAGCCAGGAAGCAGCCGATCTAGCGGGCTTTCTTCAGGCAGATCCTCTGCTTGTGCCAGGGCTGGCGGAGCCGGTTCGACCCCGATCTCGTGCAGGTGGCTGACGAGCACCTGGAAGTGCTTCTGGACGAACTGGTCGATCTGGGCGGACTGTTCTTCAGCCGAATGATAGGCCTCGGCGAATTCTTGCGGGTGATCCCCGAGATTCTTCGGAACCCACTCGGGCATGATCGCAAACTCTAGGGTCTCGGGGGCGCGCTTCAGGCCAGCGTCCGCCAGCACCACGCCAACGTAGCGCGCTATATCCGGGCTGAACGGCCACTCTGAGGTCTGACCGTACGGATCCGGATCGTTCATAGTCAGTTCGAACACGGTCCAAGCGACTTCTTCCGGGGCCGGCATATCCTGATCGTGATCGACGCCGACGCGGCAGAACGCGTTCACGGTTTGGTCGAATGCGTGGACCGATGTGTATACTGTGTCGCTGGTCATAGCAGCCACCATCGCCATCAGCTGATCATTCACCACATCAGGCATGTGGACCCCGAAATCCTCGGTGATCTGCGCCTGGAGAGTGAGCGGATCCCAGTTCAAACACTCCGCGCCGTAGACCTGGAACAGGATGCCCAACAGGACGGTGGCGTAGGTTTCACGCTCGCCGGACAGGAACTGTCCAGCGACGCGCCGAAGCTGGTCGCTGGCGTGTTGCACGGATTATTTGTTCGAACCGCGATGGAAGTTCGGATCGCGAGCGGTCGCGCGCCGGCCTTCTGGGGTGTCGACCCACAGCTTGCCGGGCGGAACCTTGATGTTGCCGTTGGGAAGCGTTGCGCCGGGGACCACCTGCTTGACCGGTTGGAAGTTCTTCACCGGACTCGCAGCGAATGCCGCGGCGTCGGCGTCCATATCGGTGCTGTTGTCGAGCGTGTTGTTCATCGTCGGCGCCGGCGCCGTCTTGGGGGCGCTGATGCGGTTGATGTAGTCATCGATCGACTCATCCGGCGAGGCATTGTTGCCGACCGGGGTCGCCGCGGGCTGGGCGGCGGGCTGAACCGCCGGGGCCGAGGTTGGCGCCGGAGTGACCGGTGCCGGGGTCGCGGCGGCCGGAGTACCGAAGCTGGGATTCACAGGCGCGGGAGCAGGATTCGGCGTCGGGGCCGGAGCGGGAGCAGGATTCGGCGTCGGGGCCGGAGTGACCGCCTTGGTCTCGTCGCCAGCCGTCTTCCAGTGCTGCGCAGCCGGGAGGAGCTCGATCAGGAGATCGGCTTCCGGTTTTGGCAGAGTCGGGAGAACCTCGGCGAGCTTCGACAGGCTCATGCCCGCGAGCTTCTCGTCGACCGCGTCGAGCGCGTCGACCGACAAATCGGCGACGTCGACTTCATGGCCGTTCACGAGGCGCACGATGCGGTTCTGGCAACCAGCGTACTTCTGGAGACTGGTTTCGGTCATGGCCAGCATCTCTTCCGGGAGCGGAAGGCGGCCGGATTCGTAATGCTGGGCGAGTTTGATGTCGCGATCGTATTCATCCATCGCGCCCAGGACTTCCGCGACCAGCTCGGTGTTGTACCGGAGCTCTTCGGACTCGGCGATCTTATTCAGGACGACCGCGATCTTGTTGAGGGCCTCGTGGTCGCGCGCCGGCGTCAGGTCGATCCGGGCCCCGAGGGCCTGGTCTATCGCTTCAGTGGTCGCGACAGCGTAGCCGGCGGCCTTGTGGAGGTATTCTGAGACGTAGGCCGGCAGCGGTGTCGCGAACTGGTCAGCGCGGGCCAGCAGGTTCACGGCGGCCTGCTTGCGCCACTCGAGCGGGTAGCGGGTGCGGTTCTCGTAGAACGCAATTGCGGCTTCGACGGTCGTGGTCGGGTCGACGGCGGCGTATTTACGGATCGTTTCGGAGCCGTGCTTCTGACACAGGGCAAAGTCGCTGTCGGGGAGCTCGGACAGGCTCATCTCGGTCCGGTCGGCGATCAGGGCCTGCTCAGCGGCGTCCAGGTCAGCCTCGATTTTCCAGAAGGCCGCGTACTTGCGGATCTCCTGAATTTGCTGGGAGTCAGCATTCTGATCAATAGCGTTGACAAACGATAGGAACGTAGCTTCTTTGGTCTGGACGGGATACAACTTCTTGATGGGATCGGCATACACCGGAGTTGCGGGGTCGACTTGCTCGCCGGCCACCTTAACATATGCAGGACGGCCAGTTACAGCCAGCAGGCGACTCATCTTGTGATAATTGATCGCGTTCATGAAGATTGACCTCAGCCTTGCTCTGGCAAAATGCGGAATCCGTGACCGGAATGTACTACCATTCTCGTGTCAATGCCCTTTGTGTCAAACCGTTGATGCGTTAGAAGTTCGGGGATCCGATACCCTGATTTGCCAGCAGTGCGGGTTCATCGGGGACGTGGTTGAGCTGTACGCGCGCAAATCCGGCCAGGAGCTGCCGGCGGCGGTCGCCGAACTCCAGATCGATGCGCGGCTTGAGATGACCCAGGCTGGCCAGTCCACGTACCAGATGGAGCGGGACTATAACCAGCGTTGCCTGAAGGTCTGGCGGGAAGGCCAGAAGCGCCTTGAGGGAGGGATGTCGCTGCCCGCGAAGGCGATCCTGACCGAACTTCGGTGCATGAGCCTTGCGATCCACGGAAACCTCCTGGCACGGAACCACTCGATCCTTGGTGCGGCAGACCTGGAGGAGTTGTTCCTCGACAAGGAGGAGCGGAAACGGCTCCGGGCCGATCTGGGCAACTACCACGCGTTCGCGATACCGGTCTGGGAGCAGTCCCGTCTGGTCGGTCTCTACCTGGTGAACCCCAAGAAGATCCCGCAGGGGTACATGTTCGTGAAACTGCAGCGCTACACTGCGGCGCTCGCGTACGGACATGCACTCCGGATCGGGCAGGATCAAGTCGTGATGGTCAACGACCCGCGAGTCGCCTTGCGGTTCATGGTTCGTCAAACAGTCGACAATCAGAACAGCATGACGGTGTTCGCGATCCCGGTTGGTCACGAAGAGCCGATACACCAGCTGGCGAATCAGCGCGTTATGTTCCTGCCGGTATCATCGAATAACCAGCCGATCCATCACTGGCTCAAACGGGCGCTCCGGTATGACGGCGCCCACACCGTGCAGGAGTGGGATTTGAAGTTTTCGCTCCTGACCGACTACCGCGAGAAGGACACGTCGAAATCGCTGATCCGGCATCTGACCAATCTTGCGGTTCCGGCCTATCAGGCGATCGGAACCTACCTGCTACGTGCTGGCGCCGAAGGTTCGCGACGTGCGGCAGACCTGAGTCTGACCGTCACCGAGCAGAATCAGGTCAAATCGCATTTCACCGGCCAGGACGCGGCCGAACTGACGCGCTACTTCGGTAATTCGTCAACCAGCCGCTCGATCGAATTTGATGGCGACCGCATCGACGAGTCGAAATCCGGCTGGACCCAGGATGGCAAGCTGGTCAGCAACGCGGTGATCCGGATCGACGAGATTCACAACGACACCAAGTCGGGTCACTCGATCATGCGCGGCATCGTGTCGTTCGACGACAAGGTCGTGCCGTTCCAAGAAGACAAAGCCAAGATCCGCGGAGCCGCAACGGTGAAGTGGCTCGAGCAATTGCTCACCAGGCACGGTGGGTGGTTCCGGTACGGACCCAAGTGGGGAGCTCGGTTGCTCGATATCGGGCGCGAATTCTCCAAGGACTCGATCAAGACCTACTCGTCAGATCATCCGTTCGGATGGGAAGGCGATGTGCTGCGGTTCCAGCGCTTCATGGTCGACTCGGATTCGGTCTCGCACGCGGTGTCGCGCGTCGCAGGCCCCGATATCCCATACCCGGAGAACCTGAGTCCCGCCGAGTGGGAAGCATTCCTGGATCCAGGGTTCTGCATGATGGTTTTGGCCCTGCTGGGCAACCTGGTCAGGACCCATGCGGGCCAGCAACCGTTCTGCATCGCGGTCCAGTCGGCAAATCACGTGGTGGAACGCACCGCCGAAGCCTTCGCGATGTCGGCCTCAGTCGATCCCTCGGTCGAGCGCGTCCAAAATGAAGCCATGTGGCCCCTCCCGGTTATGGGCCGATGGTCGGATGAGAAGTTGGTCGAACTGATGCGCCATCCGGGGCCGAAGCACGTCATGCTGTCGCTGGATCGGCGCTCGTTCGAGCTCTTGGCGGTGAACCCCGAGTGGCTCAGGCTCCCGGTCGAATCCGTCTGCGACTTCCAGGCACTCCGGTGGGTATTTCGGGCGCTCCCGATCCTGATCGCGACCGCTGACCTGATAAAACCAGACTGCTTCTTCACCAGCATCGCCGAAATCGTCGGACCAGTGGTCAGCCTCAGCCGGCCACAGCACCTGCTGCTCAGCTGCGCTGCCCAATTGGATTCAAACTGGATCCTGTCTGAGCACACGATCGGAACCAAGACGCTCGGGTTACTCCGCAGACTCGCCGACGAGAACATCTTGCCGATCCGGCAGACCCAAGACGGAATCAGGATCGAACACGCTGACGTCAGGGCCGCATTTGCGAGCCCGGTATTGGCGCCGGCGGACATTGGGCGCCTGACCAAGCAGCTAGCTCAGGCAGGAATGCTAGTCGGATCCGACGTAGGTCACTGGATCGTGAGCCAGAACATGTGGGACCTGGTCGGAGCCTGGTCCCGCAGTCAGGCCTAAAGGTTCGTCAGCTTATTGAACGGCGGTAGCAAGGGCGGACCAGTTTCCACCGTCACGTGCTTGATTACCAGCTCGCGCTTTTCATCAGATAGGTACGAACTAGGCATTTTACGGACGAGGTCCGCGACTGTGCAGCAGCTGACCACCGGCACGCCGGTCTCGCGTTCGATATCGGTCGAAGCCAACCGGTTCGATTTTGTGCGATCGCGGCGATCGATGAGGCAGCAGACCCCCATAATCTTGGCGCCGGTTTTCTTCACCATCTCGATAGTGTCCCGGATCGCCGTACCGTCGGACAGGATGTCATCGACGATCACCACGGCCGACTCTTCGTCGAGCGGGGCGCCGCAGAACGGGATCGGCTCGTCCGGTTTGGCCGCGGCGAGGTTCGGAAACGACCACGCGCAGTCGTAGTTATACATGTGGGCGTAGTAGAACGAGGCTACAGTCGCCATCGCGATTCCGCGGCCCGGAACCCCGACCAGAGTCTTCAGATCTGGACCGAAGTTGTGGTTGATGGCAAGCGCGTAGGCGCGGCCGATCGTGAAGGTATCGCGACCGCGGCACATGGCCCCGACGTCGATCTGGTACGGACTCGACTTATTGGCTCGCAGCAGGAACTTGCCGAACTTGAGGGCATCTCGCTCCATGACCAGGTCGGCCATGATCGTGATCATCTCATCACGCAGCTCTTCCGCGGTTACCTGTATTCTGTCGGGCTGCTCCGCCATGTGGCTTCCCCTGGAGACAACACTATTGTCTCGATGGGCTGTAGCCCTGGCAACTTCATTGTCTCTTAGAGCAGTCCAGTCAGGACATTACACTTGACTAGGCCAGTGTATTTACGAGACCGGCCTGGTGGGCCGAAACGCGATGGGCCCATCCCAAAAACATCTCCACTGGAAGATCGTCCTTGGCGGTGTTGCAGTCTTCGCAACATGGCACGCAGTTGGTACGGGAGTACCCCTGATCGCTATCGATGCGGTCGACCCCGTTTCGCGCTAGAACATGCTTGCGTATCTTGGTCTTGCAACTTCCTACGGCGCCGCAGTAGTGACATGGCGATAGGATGAGGGCTTTGAACTCGTCTTTTGTTAGATCGAACGATAGACCCCTACGTAAGGCGCCTTGCTTGTATGCGTGCCACAGGCTGGCAGGGACTGCCTCCTCCGGCGTCTTTCTCCTGGCACTTCTTTTCCAACATCCACAGCTCACCTTATTACCGTTTTTAAGAGCGGATGGTTTAGCTGTAATTGTCTTTCCACAGTCGCACAGGCACTCACACGAAGGATGCCCGTCATTACACTGCGAAAGCACCAGTAGCTTGGTAAATTTCTGACCTACTATAGAGTCGCGGTCGCTCGGCCCGAGCGCGCCGTCCGGACGCAGGCAACCGCAGCTTTTTGGGCAATTGGGGCCGAATAACGTGGATGCCCAAGTTTCATATTCATTGCCACAATCACATCTAACTCGACACCGCTTAGGGTACCCGCCGCCCGGCGAGCGCACGTTGTGCTCCGAGATAACCGTCAAACGACCAAAGCGCTGCCCGACTGTTTCGACCACAGGCATATCAGGACGCCTTAGGTAGAGGGTGTATGGCTACTATTCGCTCCACCCATTCCAAGAACACCTGCGGTGGACGAGTATTTTTGGCAATATTGCAGTACTTGCAGCATGAAACACAATTTCCATCCAGGTACCCGCGGCCGTTGTTAGTTCTGTCCACGCCGTTGATGAGGATTCCCTGCGCTGGGTTCGAAGCCTCCGATAGACCGCGGGCCCCGCAGTAATGGCAAGATCCGAACAGTAACTTTTCGAATTGGACTCGCGTTAGCGTAAAATCGAGATTACGCCGACAGGCACTATCGATGTACCACAGCATTCGGTTGGTCACTATGTCGTATCCGACTGACCCGACTTTGAACTCACAGCCCTGATCGTTCTCCACATCCGCGCGTGCTGGAATCGGAGCAGTCGCGCATCCGCAGTTAGTACGCTTACGCCTTCCAAGCTCGTGGGAAGACAACTCGACAATTTTACCGCAGCTGCATCGAAGGGTGCATATTACCATGCCGTCGCGGGCGCCAGGTTCTGACGGCGGATTCCACCGCTGGGAGATAACCTGTAGCTCACCATATCTTTGACCCACGCGCGAGACTCTGTTCCGATCCCTTCTTCTCTCTATCATTTCTTCTTTGGTATATTTCGGCTTACTTGGCATACATGGACATGGCCTTTGCTGGCCGGCCAATTGTACGTCTATATACTTTGAATCAAATATATTGTTATGGTACC